CCGCTTCTCCTCTATTTGCAGTTATTTATGGGGTTTCTTTTGCGAGCCTTCCGCACGATATAGATACCTGCCAGCAGGCCAAGAGCGTAAGCCCCAGACACTTGCTCCCAGAACATCCATTGAGTAAGAGACAGTATCACAAGATACGGGATAATGCAAACACAAAGTAGCAAAATACTCTTCATACGTTCAGGCTCCCTGGGATTCAGGCTTCTCTTTATAGAAAATGTGGTTATCAATCCTTACAGTGCGAATCATAACTTTCGTCCAGTATGGTTTAACCTTCTTTGAGTGATAATACGTAGAACCCTTAGTGATGTCAAGGGCATCATACACAATTTTGTTCGTGGTATGCACCTTGATTAGAAACGAGGCAAACTCTTTTGCCTTTTCCCAACGCTCCTTTTCATACACTTTGAAGGAAGAACTACCAGATGTCCAGGAGAATTGCCCGGACTGGTACACGATCTTCTTTACGGTGTGAGGGAACTTATCGTTGTCCTTTCGGTTAAGGGTGACAAAGGCGATAGACATCATCCCAGAATCGCTCTCACCACGGGCTTCACGATACATATTACATGCCAAGATATTTACCGCTGAATCATCTTTTTTGCAGAGATGAATCACCTTGGGCTTCTTTGCGTTGTCTTTAGCCAGTACAGGCGTGGTGGCTAGAGAAAACACACAGGCGGTTGCCAGGATCAGATTTTTTACTTTCAAATTACGCTCCAAATTAAAAAGCCCCAGGGCAGGGGCTATCAATTAACGGCGGGAGATATCGCCTGAGACAGTTTTTACATTGCCTTCTATTGTTTTTGCACGTACATCTCCGGACACTGTGGTAACGTCACCAAGTGCGCCGTTTTCAACGTGAACATCACCAGAGGTGGTTTTGATGTTACCAGCCACTGTGCCGTATACGTTGACATCACCAGAGACTGTGCTGATCCCCTTAGTGTCACCGTTAATAACGACAGTGATGTTCTTTTCCTGTGTGGTGTGAACAAGTTCACCATTGATGAAGACGTTATCTCCATTCGAGGTGATGTTCAGGTCACCATTGAAATTAATACTACCATTGACAATGGTCTGTCCATTGATAGTAATAACATTCGATTTTACCATACTTTCTCCTCTTAATAAATCCTTAAGCTTACCCACGCATCGGAACAATTGGCTCTAAATCCTCTTCTGGGTACAAACGCCAACCCAACATATCAAAAGAATAACACCAACCATCTTGCCATTGCACATCGGTGATTCTCATAACTCTACCCGTGTGCTTATCGCGAACAAAATGATTAACTTCGAACTTCGGCTCTGTCTGTTGCATGAATAATCCTCGCTTTTTGAACTGAGAAGACAAACGTACCATGTTCCTCTACGTATTGTCTACCCATTTCTTCATCTTCGAAGATAAGAGTATCAACTTCAGACTTCACTGGCCTGTCCTTAACAGGCCGTGAGGTGCATACGATCAGCGCCATTACAGTGGACTCTCGTTCAGTTTCTGCATGTACCAGCCACGAGATTTGTTACTGATGAACTTCGCAACATCCTTCATGGTCAGGGAGTTAGCTTCCAGAACATCGCCTTCTTCCTTGTTGATGTCACGACTAACCCATGCGATGAACTCACCGATCTTGGTTTGGTCGAGACCAACCTCACCAAGAGCCTGCTCAAGGCGATTCTCAGTCACAGCGTAGTCAACAAACTCACGCATGTTCTGAAGACGTACTGGGTCAACTTCAGCCAGAGTTTTCACCTTAGACACAGAGTGCTTCTCGCCTTTCACCTTGAACCACAGACCGGAGTCTTTAGCCAGTTCAGGTTGCAGAGGAGACCACACAATGCCTTCACCAACACCTTCAACGCCGAAGTGTTTCCCAACCGGGCAGGAGGCTTCAACCTGCATCGTCAGTGTGGTCAGATCGTTCTGTACCAGTTCAGGTTCGTTGAATGGGATCTGCACAGACCAGAAACCAAAGTCAAGAACACTGAAGATCCGCTGTTGTGGCAGGCCAATGCCGTACTGGAAGTTTGGTGGCATCCAGTTCAGGGAATTTCCCTCTTCATTGCGACCAACCGCAACACGGAAGATCGTGAAGAACGGCTCAACTTCGCTTACAGCAACGCCTTTCTGGATACCGCGACCAGCCCACTCACCAGCGATCTCAACTGGGAAAGAGAATGGTGTGTCATTGCATTCACACAGGTACTTGACCTGCTCCAGAAGCTCTTTGGTATCTTTACGGGTCATGAACGCAGCAAAGCCGTTGTTGTCATCCCCAACCTGAACGATACGCTCTTTGGACTGGAAAACAACCTCATCTTCAGAGTGGAAGACAATGCTGCCGTTGGTCCCGTGGATCTTAACTGTACCGATGTACGGGATCAGGTACTGATCTGGCGCAACAACCTTGCGCTTGATGTTTCCATTCTCATCAATACCATCAAAGGTCAGGCGATCATGAATCGCCTTAATAACCTGACGGAACTGGTTGGTGCTTGGGTACTTAATAGGTTTAGTCAATTTTAGACTCCTCATTCTTTGCTGCCTGACCAATCATTGCGAGAGCAATGAGCTTGGCAATGTCATCACGCCAAATATCGCTGGCGATAAAATGCTGAAGCTGTACGCTTTCCAGCAGATAGGCGCTATTCATAGTGATAGCATAAATATCACCTTCATGGACAATCAGATCCTGCACAACAGAAGTACGGACCGGCCCACCATCAAAGCCACGGTTTTTGTGGTCACGGCCCAAGATACCATAGATGCAACGAACCTCTTTATGCGTACCGAAACCGAAGAACGGTTCCACATCACGCAGGATACCAGCGAAACGCTTACCCCCAATTTCTGTAGGCTGTGCAGGGGTAGTTTGGCCCAAAGATTTACTCATAGTCATTTATTTCTCCTCTACAAGATTTCTAACAAAATTTTCATGAATTTCAACGATGACATAACGCGTTTGATCGTCAAACTTCGGTTTTATGCGGTCGCCTTTGTCGTCATAGTATGACTTAGAGCATAAGTTCCAGGCATTCTTTGCTGCCCCGGTACTTATCCAAGCAGCCTTTGGCCCATGACTCCACAAAATACCGTCCTCAGTATCGAAGATTAAGAAAACTGTGTCAAGTCGTTTTTTATACCTCATGAGCAATAATCCCCTCTGGTGTAATCGCTACGCGAACAATCTTAAAGCGAGTCTGTTCTCCGAACTTGCAGCGGAGAGGATTTTTCGCGCTGGAAGAGAACGCTGTCTTTGCAATCCCAGAGGATGAATATGCTACACGATTCATACCTGAGAACCAGAAAGAGTTGTTATCCGTATCCAAAATAGCGAATAATTCTTTCTGCTGGTCTGCGCTTTTATGTTTATAATACATTAGTCCTCCAGTTTCCAACCGCGATTCTTCAGCCACTCATCGATCTGGATACCAGTGCCGTCACCACTTGGCTTCTCTGCACCAAGGAGTAGGATAGCAAAGCTCTGACCACGAGGGGCGTTATAGGTGAACACCGTATTACCGACATGAAGGTCGATCTTTTTAGTATGTGCAACCATACCATCTTTTAATTCGATCATGATCTCCAGTCTCCGTTTATTAAGCGAAGGATTACCAAAATCGGGAAGTATGCGAACCAAAAGAACCCTGCAAAGATAGCCGATACCAAGATAAAGGCATCAACCCTTCCAAACTGACGCTGCCAGCGCCTGATGAATACAGTTGTTGCCAGAACCCACATAGCCAAATAGATTATCACGAACATCACTTTTTCTCCGGAAGGATGTAGATTGTGACATCGCAATCCCAAAACACGGACTTGATCATCGCTTCGATGACGTTCCAGTCGCCGCCTGCAAGACCAGCACCGATTTTAGGGAAGCCGATTTTGTAGTCAGCCACAGAACCGTCTGTAAAGCTCTGTAAGGCCTTCTTCATCAAATCCAACGAATCATACAGGGCATTGTAATCGAGGTCCCTGAGGCCCTGTTTACGGCGATTATAGCCATATTGCGAATACAGATTAAAACCAGCAGCTTCGCCGTCCTTCAGGAAGGCCATTGTGTAGGTTCCAAGCTTATGCTTATCACCCTTCTCGGTCTTCAGATCCGCAGCGTACATTTTCGGAAACGCTTCTTTGATCAGTGGTGCGATACCGCTACCCATTGTGCAAAAACAGTTGCAGCCATGCGCAAAAACATTAACCTCACCATTCTTGACCGCTTCGATCAGGTCACCAACTTTGTATTTGAAGCTCATTTCTTCACCTCCATACCGAGTTTAGCAGCAATCGCAGCATCAACAACCGCAGCGAATTTCTGGTTAAGGCGTGTAGCGATGTGTTTTTCCACATCCTGAAGCGCATTGTCGATATGGCGATCAAGGGTATCCTTCATCGTATTGGTAGAACGAGAAAGGGTATCGTTAATGATCTTTTGCATTTCTGAATCCGCAAGCTGTTGCACCTTTTTCTTAACCAATTCACGGATCTGTGAGGTGGTGCTATCCTTAAGACGGTGATCATGCCAGCCAGTTTTCTCAAGGTGTGCATCAAGAGCATTCTTGACCAGGGTATTCAGGTCCATCATGCCGCACTCATGCGCCACATGGGTACGGATCAAGGTTTCCAGGCGAACAGAGATATCGCGATCAAGAATCCGCTTGGCGATATTGTTCACCACAGATTGTTGTAGGTTTACACGCAGTTCTGTCCCCTCTGGGAAAAGCTTTTCTACTGCCGCTGTGTCCAGTTTTAATTCAATCGTCATATACAACTCCTCTCAATGAAAGCAGCCATGCTCTCACGAGCTTCTGCTTTGGTTTTAGCACAGACAACGAACACCCGATGCCTTTTGTAGGTGTATCCTCCCACAACAAGGTTGGCGGTGTCAAGCCACCAACGCTCATTTAGTTCGGATTTCTGGAATTTAAACTTAGCCATTAGCGATTGTACCACGCAACATGGGTGGCCCACTCCGGCTTAGGCTTCCAGCAACTGATATTGGATTCGGATATATCATTTTTGCACCAGTACCCATCACCATCATCGGGAATAAATGCACCGACCCTTACACAGTTTGACCAATCTTCCGCTGACATAACATCTGCATAATCCGGAACAGGTCTAAATTCTACCATAACTCCCCCTTCATCAGGACAATGTGGTTCCGTTGAGCAAAGTCACGGACAAAATGGACATACTCTTTATCGTGCTCTGAGATTTTAGCCAGAATTGCACCAGCAGATTCACCCGCTGTCCATGACGACTGGCAGAAGCCACTATCTTCACGGATATGGCAGTTCTTTGCATCAGGACCATACTGGTCCTTCACGTAGTCGATATCGAGAGAACCAAGACGCACCAGGCGATCATCACCTTCTTTATCAACAATGTAGATATAACCGAAACCGGGTCTGCGGCTCATACTTTCTCTCCTAAAGCCAAAGTGGGAATTTACAATACGCAACAACAGGTTCCATATCGAAATAGAAATGCCCGTTGATGATGTAGTGAATGCAACCGTTACCCTTACTGGCTTCGCAAAAGCCGGGTTTCCCATCTTTCATGACAACACACCAGTAACCAACAGGGATGTCATTAACACCATTGGGGGTCTCGATCCACTTTGTTGTCATGCTTTGCTCTCCACATAGTAAGGTAAACGCTTGATCAGGTCTTCAGGAGCGCCGTTCTCTGTCCAAGTAAGGCCTTGGTCACCAGATACATAGCCTTTACCGTTAACAAACTTGCGCCAAACATTACAGAATTGGTTTTTGTAGATCATTCGATCACACTCCAGCCTTCATCCTGCCACGCCTCACCACGATACCAGCCTGCCATAGGGCAACCGTCCTCTGCGTAGATACGCCCATCAACCATTTCAAACCACTCATCGCTGGTGAAATATTGGTTGCGTACACGCTTACCTTCACGCATTGCCTGCTTTGCTTGTTCCCAGGTTAAGTTATACACGGTATTTCCCCTTCTTGTTTTTGAATGCACTGGAGATCTTCTGACCTGACAGGAATTTCGGATTTGTCAGACGAGATTCAAAGGATTGACGGACCTTATGTGCCAGTTTAGAGCAGTAGTCCACGTCAGACAGCGCTTCCTGGTTCGCTTTAACGCGGATACGCTTCACGCTTGGAACGATGGTCAGGCCACCAAAACCATCAACATAATAGAACTCAACCTCATAACCATCGGTGGTCAGTTCGTTGAAGATCGGGAAGTTCTGTTGCAGAGCCTCTTTGTGTCCAAGAGACATCAGACGTTGTTGGTCATTCAGAGTTTCAGTAATTTGCATTTGAGTTTATCCTCGTTCTGTTTGGTATGCACAAAGATTAACAGCCTCCGAAGAGGCTGTCAAATGTTTTTAGCAGGTTTTTTAGAAGAACCACGATTGTAGCAGATACCACCCCATTCCATGTTCTCAATAATGTAGCCATTAAAACAGGCCTCATCACCACATTCGTATTGTGTCTTGCTCAGGAAGGTCAAGTAATTCCTGTCTTCTGTTACCATATGAACGCTGTACATCTCTCTGAACCTTTCACAGCGTAATATGGTTCCAGAAAGACTCACCTTGTCCCTTGATGGTTTGTAATAATCAGCACGATCCTGAATTGAAAGATACGCACCAAGACACGCTGCCTTCAGAGAGCAAGAAATTTTGAGGTTATCAAAATCACCCCCGTTGATATACCACAACAGCAGGGGTGGGGGACAGTCCTCGAAAGCAACACCCGCCCATTCACCAAAGGGGAATATTCCCCTTTCGATAAAACTAAGGTGTCTGCGTTGTGTGTCTGTCTCCACCTCAACATAGCTTCTCTTCTGCTTCAGGTCTATACTTCTGTCGTAGCCCTCTTCTCCTAGCAAAGGTAAAGACCTTTTAAAATAATCCTCAGCAGCAAAATCTGCCTGTTGGCTTCCAGAGCCAAGAGAGATGATAGGGGCATACGCCCACTCATCACCACTGTTCAGGCAGAGTTTAAGCTCATAAAACCCAAGCTCATGCTGTTGACGATACAGAATCCAGCGATCTCCAGACACAACGCCCCCTTAGTTCACGATTGCATCTACACCGTCAGAGAAGTTCTTACGGTATTCTGTGATGATCTCCATAACCACCGGGTATTTCTGGAGTAGTTTAGCAGGTAAACGCTCACGGTTACCCGACATCAGGATCGCCTTCCCGAAGGAGTTCTCCTGGATGAAGGACATAAACACCGAACTTACGAAGTCACGGTTGGATGCCGTGTCATCCTGCCCGAAGTTATCATACATATACTTCAGGAAGTTAGCAGCAAACGCGATAACCTCATCATCAGTGTACTCCTTGTTCTGGATAGCCTTACGAAGCCAGATAGAACCTTGAGAACCCAGTGTCCACAGGATGTCGGATGAGTCAGCCCCGGTATGTTTAGTAAGTTTACCGCTCATCACATCCTCGATAGAGACCATTTTGGAGATACGGGTATGGTATTCCCACAGTTCGTTAGCCAGAGGCTTACCGATACTACCCTGCAACGATGCCAGTGCCAGACGAGCAGAGAGCAGGCCTGCGTCATAATCGTACAGAATATCACTTGCGGTGACCCAAGTACGCGGAGTGGCGTATGAAGGGGAGTTAATCTCCAGCATCTCTTCATAGTTTTCGATCTTACTTGGGTTTGCGCTCACAAAACCAACAACGGATGGGTGAACATCGTTGTGCATAGCGAAGTCCTGTAACCAAACAGTTGTGTCGTAATCCAGTTCAACGAGGATCATACGGTTAGCCAGTGGAGCTTCCAGCATACTTACCGCAGTACCATCACCAGGGCGGTTACCTGCACCTGCAAACACCGCGCCTACCGGGAACTTATATGTACCGATCTTATGATCAAGCATGATCTGATAGGCAACTTTCTGGAGATATGGCTCCGCATGGAGCAACTCATCCAGGAACACAATGCCCTGCCAGTTCGGATCATCAGGCCAGAAGCTTGGGATAGCGTACACAGTACGTGTAATACCATTGTTGTCGGTAACGGGGATCTGCACCCCAACAACGTCAGACGGTTCTTTATCCGCAAGACGGAAGTCGATCAGGTTGTCGTCACGCTCACCAAACATCATATTGGCTACCTGCTTCATTGCCTGGCTCTTGCCAAGACCAGCACCACCAAACATCATCAAAGCGCGTCCACGACGCTGACAGAACTTCATCAGATCAGGAACATCCCGAAGTGTGATACGGTTCTCATCAAAAATGTTACGACTCGACATTAGTTTGTCTCCTTTGTTCAAGATAACTTTCAATTACCCCCTCAATATCAATGGGGTCTATATCATTGTATAGGGTATGGATTCTCTCTGCAAGGTCTTTCGGCAATAACTTATCTGTTTGATGCACCCTACCAGCACCAAAAACCACATACCATGCACGACGACTAAGGCGGTGTCGATGACGAGGAACGTCCCTGTTAAAATCTAAAGGCTTCACTTTTCCACCCATACCAAGTTACGATCACACCAGTCGTAGAAAAGGTCCATTGCGTCATTGAACTCTTTCATCGGTGTGTTGTTTGAAAGATCGCAGATCTCATCATCACTGACATTCTCATTCGCAATCAGACGCGCCAGCATATCACGATGTTCTTTCAAAGAAGGAACCGACACAAACCAGTCGTAGATTTCTGTGAGATTAGGGTCCCAGTCATGACCGTCAATCATGTGTTGAGGCCACTTACGCTTTATGCGACGAGCAACCTCTTTTGCCAACTCATGAACAGTTTTATCAGTCCATTCTTCAGGACCGCATTCACCATTTCGTTGACCCCATACATCACGTATGTCAAACCGTGTTTTCCAGTTAGCCATTGGTTATTTTCCTCAATTCAAATTCATCACCGTACCCGATCATATGCCCTTTGGCTGTGATCACCTTTTCTCCGAAGACACTACCCGTGCATTTACCAACGAAAACTTCTGGCATATCTTCTTCTGAAAGAAGAATATCCACAGTAAACTTCCCTTGGTAGTGTTTTGCATTGTAATGCGGCCCTTTATCATCAGTTTTGTGCCAGCATTTACCGTTCCAGCGATATTTGTTGTGCTTGTACCAGGTGTATGACACCCAGTTGTCCTGTGCTATATGATCAACCTTAACAGTGATAAGCCGTCCAGAACTACGAAGCAGGTCATCATATTGCTTTTCGTAGTTCTTTGCACGGATCTTCATATCGTTGTAATAGTTCTGATAACGATCAGCCCTGTTGACCATAACCTTGAGGATGTTCTCAAGTGGTGTACCTTTTTCAAGGTGCTCTTCGTAAAGCTGTTTGCTTGATTTGATATTCATTTAAGCTCCTTAATGGATTCGAGATCAAGGTAGTCTTCACCACCCACAACTTTACCGTCAGTTTTACGGTACTTCACTACCTTTCCGGTCTCCGAATGCTGGTAAGACATCCAGTAACGAGATGTTTCGCGAAGTTTCTCAGTCCACGCCCAACCGAGTCGCGGCTTCTGGACTGTTCCTTTGTGGGTGTAACCTTGATTTCTGGACATTCTTTGCTCCTGTATAGAGTCACTTTGTAAAGATTCTGATCGTAAATCAAAAAAGGTCTTGACACTGGACCACTCAGTTTGTATCTACGATTAACCTGTATGTAACCACGGCTCTCAAGCTTGAGAACGAGCTTACTCACTTTCCACGAGGGAATTCCCAGCAGGAACCCCATCTGTTTCTGAGTATACTTGTTTGTGCGGAGCAGTGTCAAGAGGTTCATAGTTGCGACAACATATTGATTGCTTCATGGTGTTCTTTCATCTTTGTCAGACGAAGGTACATGTCGTGATACTTACGAACACGCAACAAATCTTTATCCGTCAGCCCTTTCAGACGACGAACATCAGAGTTATGGCGCAGGTCTGCAAGCTTCACACGTACCGCATCGTAGTTTTGGGCTAGGCGGTTAAAATACTCTTCCGGTGTCTGATTAGGGGTTTTCGTCAGAAGAACCACAGCATCCTTCACACGATTCGAGAAGCCCAGCATTACCAGATCCGAAGCGGTAACATCGGTGTCTTCAACCACATCATGAAGCGCGGCGATAGCCATAAGCTGAAAATCATCGGTCTTCAGGTAGTGCATCACCTTCAGCGGGTGAAGAATATACGGGTTACCACCCTTATCTTTCTGATTCAGGTGGCCTTCTGCTGCAATTTTAATCGCTAAAGCGAGTTCTTGTGCCGGGGTTAAAACTGGAATCGAGGAATTGTTTGTTCGTACCATCGTGATTGCTCCATCATGTTAAAAGGTTTGATCTTGAGTGTATCAAAGTAATCTATCTTGTCAAGCCAAAATTCATCTTTATAACCAGCCATTTCCATCATTAGCAGTTCATCTTCCGTTGGAGATTCACCTGCCATCATGTTTCTCAGACGTTCGTCCCACTTAAAAGTGAAGAGCGTTTCATATTTATTGCAAATCAACATCGCCTCACGAGCATTCTGCACCCTTACACCTTGGTCACGCAAATGGAAAACACTGTGTCCAATGTGATTGCAGTGTACATCAAAATTATCACGATCTCTGAAATCACAATATACAAGCAGGTCGCCAATGGTTAAAGAAATACCCAGCAGGTCGATATCAGAGCGCGGCTGCATAAAGCTCGATGTACTGGCACTATACCTTCTGAAATCTGCCTTTATCACCAGGTCAGGCTCACAGCGGCCCATTTGCCGGATCAGTGGCTTCAAGATAGAGAGAAAGTTCCTTGTGCGTGAAGACAAACGCCAGTTATGACTATCAATAAGCGCTGCACCATCACCATGACCACGAATAGAAGCGATAACACTACCCCGTGATACATCCTCACCCGGCGCGCGCTCAAAAGGGCTTGAGGAAGGGTTTCTTTCTCTTATTTCTACTTCTAATCTTGCCATTTGGCGTCTGTCCATACCACCACGGCGGTCTTCATATGTCCCCCATAACCATGAATATGGGCCATCTCTGACATCAACCCTATCAACAAGTTCTCTGAGCAGTTCTACGAAAGGATTATCCTCCACCATCTTGGGTTGCAAACGGGAGATAAACTCATCCTTACTGGCTCGTGGGTTTTCCCACATACCTATCATTGCCATTTGTCGATACTCCCTTTCTCTCTGTAGCTGTTCCAGCATGTCACGGGTTGTTTGGTCATCTTTCAACAGGCTCCAGTCTATATCCGCAGTCACTTTTGGGACAGACACGGGTCGCACATCAACGTTAAACTTACTCATTTTTATTCCTCTGCTTACTGAATGTATAGAAAGCATACACTGTAAAAATTTTGAAATCAAGTGTTGACAGTGGGGACACAATCCAGGATAATTCTCCCAACAAGAACGGGAATAACCCAAGGAGTAGAAAATGTTTGATGTGAAAAAGAAATTTACCGCCAGTGAGATCAAAAGTCTAGAGGAACGTTACCGTAAAAAGGTTGAACGCACAAAGAAACGTGGCCTGGAATTCAGTCTGACCCTTGATGACTGGTTCATGATGGGTGAAAAGCTTCTTGGTATGGGTAAATGTGACTATACCAATATGGACTTCAGTATGCGCTCTGTGCATGGTGAAAAAGACCCGCTGTACCCAACCGTTGAGCGTATCAACGATAAGAAGGGTTATGTACGTGGTAACGTCTGTGTTGTTCTTCAACGTGCTAACGAACTGAAAGATTGTTTGGTTGACAAGAAGACGGCAATCACTATAATTGAGCCACTTGACCGTGAAATCGTACAAGCAATGATGCTCAACATGTCAAAAGAGCACATGGAAAAACTGAAAACCAAATATATTCCAAAAGAGGAGAAAGAAATGCCAGTAGATACTTCAGAAGTTGTAGAAAAACCTGTTGTTGCAGAAGATTTTCCACGTCACCCGGAACCTAAAGAGCGCACCGCGTCTTCCGCAATGGAACTTGCTGAACAGCACTTCCATAAACAGCCTCCGGTTGCAGAAGAAACTACAGCACCAGCGGAAGAGAAGCAAAAACTGCCTGATGATGTTGCTGTAGCGCTGGCCTACGCCAACTACTGCAAGACATTCTCCGACGCTGGTATGAACGTTTCTGTGACCTATGCACAGTTCAAAGCGAAGTATATTCGCAATACCTGCTCTCTGACCGGAGAGAAGCTGTCTGGTGAACCAAAGGCGATCCTGATTATGGACCTTAAAGTTGGTTTTGCTAAAGACAACTTCATCATTGTGTCGAAGAAAATGGAAAAGGCGCTGACCCAACTGATCATTCAGACAGAGATGGGCCTGCCTAAGATTGCTGCGATGCTCAACAAGGTGGTGTAATGTACGAAGAAATGCTGGGCCGACCCGCGTCGGCTCCTGAAAAGAAAATGTTGGATGCAGGCTTTATTCCGGATATCAAGTTCGGTCAAAAGGTATCAACAACCTCTATGGGGCGACTCGTAATTGGAAAAGTTGATGGGATTGTCTTGTTTGCTATCCCACATTTCCCCGGTGCTCCTGGTGCTCAGTTGGCCTGGTGTTTCAGAATAGAAGGGCTTGATCACTTTTTACCACAAAAGTTCTTGCATCCTGTAGAAGAGTGAATTATAATCAGGCCATCATATAGATGGCCTTTTTTATTTGGAGATAACTGTGTACAAAGATGAATCTGAGATGATCTCTAAGCTTCAAGATGAAGCGCTAAAACTAATTCAGTCAGCACGTATTGCATTGCTGCAACATCGCCCATTTTACGGAACTTTGCTGAGTTCTTTACCGATCATCGCTGACTGGCGTTGGTTGCCAACGGCTGCAACAGACCATCGTAATCTGTATTACAACCCTGAGTTCATTATGGGTATGCCAGCAGAGCGCAAAAAGAAAGTGTTTGATCGTATTGACAATCATCCAACAATGACACAACAACAGAAGGATGATTACAAGACGTATGTAGACGTATTCTATCGCAAGAAAACACCAAAAGAAGTGGTGGTTATTCTCATGCATGAAATACGCCATATCACCAACGACCATATGGCCCGTGGTAAAAGCTTCAACTCCAAGATGTACAATATCGCAGCGGATCAGTACATCAACACAGATTTGGTGGCTGGAGACTTGGGGCCAAGGAATAAAACCCTGAAGTTCTTCCCTCTGGGGGCGCAAACTAAGTTCAATAAAGACAAAGAATTTGGATTCCTTGCCTACTGCTATTGTGATTTTGCATTCCAAAACAAGACAGCAGAAGAAATTTACGAGATGATCTACAATGGGAAAGCGGTTACTGGCAACCCTATGGGTACACATATCGGGGATTATGACCCTGAGCGTGACATCCTTGGGTATGTAGACCCGCACCCAAGCCTCGGCCCAATCGCCAAAGATGAGAATCTTGCGTGGTCTGCTGGGCTGATTGATGCTGCAATGAGTGCTGCCGGGGGTGAAGGGCCGAAAGAAGCGCGGGAATTGATTGCAAGAATGCGGAAACCACACATTGACTACATGAAAATCATTAAACAACGTATGGTTTCTCGTGTGAGGTCGCACCTTTCGTACCGTAAACCCGCTCGTAGGTCTGGCTCGGTGACCCAGGTACTGCGTAATTATGGGGCAATCACCCACAAACAGAGCATTATTCTTCCGGGAAGGAAGCAATCTGAGACAATCGACATCGTTGTATGCTTCGATGTGTCGGGTTCTATCAGCAGACAGACCATGACCAGGATATTCAATGAGATTATTGGCCTGTGCACCCTGTATAAGTGCTTCCGGGTAACACTTTTCTGCTGGTCTACGATGGTTGGGGAAGTGAAAGTGTACACACAGGATAACATCAAGGAGATGCTGGACTATAATGTGACTTCCACAGGTGGTACACGCGCTGGTGTTGCCTTTGAATACATCGAAAAGAATATCCCTGATGCAAAAGATGTGATAATCTTCACTGATGGGTACATTGAAGACCTTACCTCACGCAAAAAAGACTGGGGTAAGAAGTGGGATACGTTGTGGGTGCTGTGTGGACGTAACAAATCCAAGTACGACCCACCATTTGGGAGGGCTGTTGACTTAGATGAACACGCAAAATAGGCTGAAGGTAGAGCGCCTCACTGTGGATGTTGATTTTATGTACAGTGGGGCTATGGTCAGGATCGGTTTTCACCAGGGGGATGACTACTCTGAGTATCTTACCTCTTCAAATCGTCGTGCCTTGACCTTAAAACGGTTCAAAAATGGAGCCTGGGAGACACTAGTTCAACCAGACTTCACTGTTAATCCTCTTGAAATTAGTGAGGAAGAGGATTTTATGGTGAGTATTCTTCCGGGGATGAACCATTTTGAACGTTCACTATACAAATTGACTGGTGTTGTCACTAAAATGTGGCATAACGATGCTGATGAGAACTATGCACGTAGCTACGTCATCGAATATCTGAAAGACTATCTGGAGACAGCATGAGAATAGATAAGTCTTTCAGTGTTTTATGCTCGTATGGAATCCTGTCAAATCCGGAGGTCTCGTCAACAGACCTCCGGGTCTACCTGTATATTAAGTTCAGGTGGCAGTTCTTCCAGAGCAAGGGAGCAGAGTTTGTAGAGTCAGTTAACACCATTGCGGAAGCAACTAGTGTTAGCCCACGAAGTGTACAGAGGTCTCTTAAAACTTTAGAGGCACTAGGTTACCTCGAAGTGGTAGAAAGACCCGGCAAAACCAGTCTGTACATTCCTCTTGATGAACTGATTAAGAAGTAACCAACCCCTGCCAAAAACGTAGGTGGAGGGGTGACAAAAACGACCTACGATATAATAAAGAACTAAATAATAAAGATATAAACAAATAAAAATAAGATCTTTATAAAAAACACTTGATCTAAAGATTTGTTAGTGTATAGTTAGTTCCAAGAGGAAGTGATGTGAGTCACTTCAGATGTGTGTGGAAGTTCAATGTGCTCGGAGGCATGGGCGACAGGAGCTTCTAAATGCGACGAATCAACTGGGGGCGGCGCGGAGCCGACAACAACATGAGTAATCCATACTATTTTATGGTTGGTATTTTTCTTTCATTGTTTGTTTTTGCTGTGGTCTTTTCTGGCGTTAGCCGTGATGAAGGGGCATTCAAGTGGGCTGTTGAGTTTTGCAACGGCAAAGATAAGATCAAGGATTTCTCTACCAAACCTATCCCCACTGTCATGTGTGTTGATAATCGAAAGGCTGAGATTCCGTAAGGGGAAATTAAGTGAGAAAAGTTCTTGCATTGCTGGCTGTTACGATGATATTATCTGGTTGTGGTCCATATCCTTCAGAGGAAAAAACTGGAATTTATGAACTACCAGATGGTCTTCGGGATTGTCATATTTACCGGGTGTCTTCATCTGAGCGTGGACAGAGAACTCTGTACGTAGTTCGCTGCCCTAACTCAACCACCCACACAAATTACGGTGGAAGTAAAAATGATCCTTCCACAACTGTTTCTTACGTAGAGGAGAATAACTGATGTCATGGCCTTTTCTGATTTACTTAATTGATGTACTCACCACTGACGGTACTTACAGCGGTTGGGGTTTCCTGATGTTTATCGCTGGCGCAGCATATGTGATCATGTATGCTATCCAGAAATGTTATGAAGAGACTGACGGTAAAAAAGAGAGCTACGGCTTCTATCTCGGTCAGAACCTTGTCCTGACTAAGGACTGGATCAATTTAAAGACTGGGGATGTGCTGGTAATCACAACCGTCGATAACGATGGAACTTTGAAAGTTCGGTATCCAAATGGCGAGACTTCCGGTTGGCTGCGATTTGAAGTTCTTGGCGAAGTTACTGCACCGCCACGCCGTGAACAAGAACAACAACCTGTTCCTAAGCGTGATATGACCAAAGGACCACGTAAGATCGCTGTGTTTGGCATGATTGTTTGCTTCATCGGTATTCTGTATGCCAACTTCATGCCTCAGAAAGAGACTGCGTACAAGATGCTGGCAGCATATGTAGGTCAGAACGTGGTTGAGTCACCTCGTACTCAGCAACTGGCTGATAGCACGATCAAGTACCTTGATGCTCAAATCAAGAAGTACACTGAAGAGCTTGATGCTTCTGCCAAAGCTGCCGAAGCAGAAAAGGCAAAGGAGAAGGAGTCTAAATGACAGGAATCGCTGAACGCGTACTCCAGTCCTCGGTTCGGGCGCAAGCCCGGACTGTTGATTCAGTGTTTAAGAATCTCGTAGAGGAAGTTGGTGAACTGTCAAGAGCGCTTAATCGCCCTTGGCGTTGCGATGAACCTGCAATCGGTGAGATTGCTGATGTTATCAACTGTGTAATCGATCTGGCCTTCCTGCTTGAACTTCAGGACTGCATTAATCCTCGTGAGGATGACATGCCAGCAATCGTAGAAACAGTCCAACGTCGCCTTGAGCACTACGTTGATAAGAAGTGTGGCAAGTGGGATCGTTGTGAGAATGCAGATCCGGGGGCGCTGTGAAGCCATTTGAAAGTAAGCGGATAGCGCTTGACTTCGATGATACCTTCACCCTCGACCCTCAACGGTGGGCTGAGTTTGTCCACCTGTTTTGTTCTCGTGGGTCTGGTTGGTCGGTGAAGTTCGTTACCTTCCGACATGAAACGGATCGCAATGAAGACATCGAATACTGGGCTGAGAAACTTGGCATTGACATCATCTACTGTGGTGGTGTACAGAAGGCTACAGTTTGTGCAAAAGCGGGTTGGGTTCCGGATGTCTGGGTAGACGACTTCCCAGCATTGATCCCGATGAAACAACAACTCCAGGGGATGATCCTTGGTATAGAAAAGAACGGAGGGTGAATGACAGATAAAGAAACCAAACTATATGAGATGCTGAAAGAGTTGTGCGATGCATCTCCAAGAGGTTCAGCTAGAGGATTCATATTTGCGAAAGCAAAACGACTACTGAAGGAGATCGAGGATGAAAGAGAAACTGATATTTAAATTTTGGGAGAAGCTTTATGACCTGAGCTATTTTCTATTCGGTAATCTCCCGATCACATACGATGTGAAGCACAAAATGAACATGGCTTGGATGAAATATCAGATGAGTCAGAAGCACGGTCAGTAAAATGACACCACAATGCCCCGTAAAGCTCACCAATCGAGTTCTACGGGGTTTTTAGCATGTAAGGTAGGCGAACGTACAGCCTTTGATTAGAAACGCTCAGAAGAGCTTACAGGAGCTTTTAGATGACTACAGTATTTCACACAACAGAGATCGTCCCACACCACAAAAAGAAGTTTGATGTCCCAGACATCGAGACAGACCTGAAAAAGATCTATGAAAGCACAGAGCATGAGCTATCATATCTTGAGTTTTCAAGTGATCCAGATGATGAAACTGACTTTGATAAGCAGAAGGGCAAGGTCGCGTCGGAGCTTGAAGAACTTAAGTCCTATGCAAAGAGTTCTGAGATTGCTGATTACCAAGCCTACGTTGAGGCGCTTGAACGTCAAATAGAGGCCTTGACGTGGAGCTTGATTAATGTTGCTCGCCGTGCTGATAACATGGCAAAAGATATTTTATCCCTCGACAACAAAATGGACAGAGCCGAGATCTCGGATGAGTTTAACTATATCGTTGGAGATGCCACTAACGAGCTTAGATGCGATTTTGTATTGCGTAGATGCCTCCAGGAGCGTGGATGGAATGAGTGGCAAAGGGATTACCTGAACAGTATCATCCCAACCAGCACGGTCATAGAGCTTTTGGTCCATGCAAGCACACCAAGTGATATGGTTATCGGTGTGGATAGTTGGATTGCAGTGCAAGATGATCGTGTAACCATCATGAATGGTAAAGACCGTATCCACCTGACAAAGGCATATGGTGAACTGGCTATCCATACCACCATAGACGGGGTTTCTTCAACGTTTAACACCTCAGATATAAAGCATCTTTTCATGGATATCTTGCATCCAACAGACGAAGAAATTCAGATGTATGAGATGGCGCACCACAAGAGCTATGATATTTGTATGTGGAGAGATATTTTCGGTAAGGAACCGAAATGAAAACCGTGTGATATTTGACCTGATATTTGCCTGGATATTTTGAACCAGAAATCAAAATGAAAATCGAAATGGTTTTCGAAACGGCCTCTGCTGAAGTGTCCAGGTAAATCCAATATTTTGTGAATAAAGATCTCGAAAACAACCTGCCACATATCTCAAAAACATGCACGTAACTGTATGAATTTACTGCAAAAACAACTGTCACATCTGGACAAATATCTCAAAAAACTGCAAAACTTATCTCCAATATTTCGGGAGTAAAACTTCAGGTACTCGATCACTTTTTCGTTTTCAAGATCGTATTTTTTCTATACTGCTCAAAAAATTTTTCTCGGTAGAGATTGGGTTCTCGATCGATTTTTCAAAATCGAGATCGTATTTTTTCTCGCTCTCGAAAAAATTTTTGCGCCCGGTTCTCGATCGACTTTTCAGTTTCAAAAACGTATTTTTTCTATAGACGCGAAAAAATTTTTTGGGATCAATAATTTTCTCACACAAGCACACTCGATGTCAAGATAAATTTTTATGCGGAATGAGAAGCATTCTCATTTAGCTTGTTGAATGATAATCATTATCATTTGCAGAATGACAGGCACCCCCGGTGTTTTGTACTCCGGTTTCAATGTTCCCGCTATGTGATAATAATAGCAGAACCAACCCCAGGATCAACCATCTTTACAAATCTTTACAAATGTCATTCAGACGAACTACCGGCGATCCACCTTCCGACCTGGCACCCGCGCCCGGTACGTTAGCCCCGCCTTTTCGCCGTGGAGTGGCGTTTTCTCTTCTGTCTGATAAATATAACCCAGGGCCGCACGGATTGCAAGCCCCAGGCAAAAAGATTTTTTAGTCTTCCCTGCTATCCCATAACACCGCGCCGGACTCACTCACCGCCTTTGTGCCATAGTAAAACCCGGACACGCTCGCACGTTCTGCAAACGGCAAAGGCACGATCCTAACCTGGGGCGCTCCGCGCTCACTCTCCCAGGTGTACAGGGTTACCATTGTTTCGCTTGCAACTACTTTCCCGTTTTCCATTTCGTTTACCTCTCTTGTGTGTGTCTTTATATAGTACACGATCCCCGCCGGGATGCAACCACACCGGGCAAAAAGATTTTTAAAATATTTTCATCCAGGGGTATTGACGGCAATTAGTAAAGCGCTTACTATTCATCTCATCAGGGCGACACACCGCCGCCCACACACAAAAGGTAAAGCAAATGGACACTATCGAAACTTTCAACTACTCTTCAAACGGCATTGATTTTACTGTTAACGTTGTTAACTTTAATGAGTTTACCGGGTTCGCGGATCAATGGGAAATGACCGACGATCACGAAGGTGGGGTAACGGTTAAAAATCCGCAAGCCTGCCGAAACTCTTACAAGTACGCGATCCCGCTTCAATACAGCTTGAAAGAAAGGATCGCACACCTGATAAGCCAGGGTGATGAGAATCCATCGGCTAACGCTTACAAGGCCGCACAAGAGGCATTAGAGCGCGATTTAAACGCTAGTGATTATGGTTTCGTGGTAACTGCTACCGCAAACGGGATCACACTCCTGGACGGCGAAACGATGGGATGTAGTTTCGATTATTCCTATGATGACGATGAAACATTGATCGACGCTGCAAAAGATGTTTACAAGGAAAACGGGATCGACTCCGAAGCCCTGGAAGCTGCAAAGAAAGCAGGCGCGGATCTGCTGTCTAATATCGACGGCCTGAAAAATATTTTAAAAGTAGCTTGATCCCCAGGTTCGGATCGGCTATCTTACTAACAAGCCGGGGACGCGCCCCGGCACTAACGAAAGGTAAAACAGAATGAAAATTTCCGCTAACAAGCAATTGATCGGCACTGTAAAAAATTATATCCGTCACCCGTATGAGTTCGGCGGGTATCCGAAAATTTTGATCATGCGTGATGGCGGTTGCCTTTGTTCAAAGTGTACCCGTGAAAACTTCCCCCGCCTGCTGGAAGAATTAAGGGACGAATGCGATCCGGCCTGGATGCCTGCTGGCGTGGATGTCTACTGGGAAGGCGCGGATCTGCCTTGTGATAACTGTAACACCCCGATCCCTAGTGCTTACGGTGATCCTGATGACGACACCGAAGAATAAAAATAATTGTTGACGCTGGTTAATGTCTGGGGTTATACTTCCCGGACATTGACAAGCGAAACAAACAACCACACTAAACGAGGTTACACCATGAATAACTATTTCAATTCTCGCGCCCTTGCCCGTACTGCTGCAAAATCTAACGGTGGCAAAGTGATCGACAACGGCACCGCCGCCCCTGCTGGTAAACGCTGGCAAGTGATCCCCGGCGTTATGGTTGAAGCAATCCAGGACACCGCCGATCAACGTGCTGAAATGGAACGCGCCCCGGTTGTTACGCTGGAAGTAAAAGCAGGCTATCGCAACCGCAAAGCGCCCCGTGTATCCTATGTACACGACGCAAACGGCAAGCCGATCCCGGTAATGCATAAGCGATCCCAGGTTGCCGCCCGGCTTGCTGCTCATATGGCAAGAAAATAAATTTGACAAGCGCCGGGAATCCGGCGCATAATACCAAAACCGAAACAAAACGAGGTAAACGAAATGGCAAAGGCTCCGCGTGTTAATAAATGGCTTTATGAAATCATCGTACAGGAAAGAACCTGCAACGGCTGGGAGGATTCCTGCGCCGAGGCAAATTGGTCTGATGCGAGAGCAACAAAGAAAGATTATCGCCGCAACGGGTACGAAGCCCGGATCATTGAACGCCGTACACCTAACCCGGATTATGTTGCAAAATAAATTTGCAATCCTAAGCTAGATCGATTATATTACAAATCAAGGCGGGAATAGTTCCCGCCACACAAAAAAGGTAATACAAAATGACTACTACAAACAAAACCACTACCGCCCCAGCAAAATTTTTCCTTGCCCGTATCTATTGCATGTATGATGGGAAAGAATTCCCGACCGTGGATCTTATTGTTGATCACTCCCTGGAAGATGCAACCAACGAAGCGGAAAACCGTTGCGCCGCCGCCCATTATTCTTTCGATGATATCGACGAAGTGAACGAAAGCGGTTATTGGTCTGATTGTGGCGCTCATGTTGTACGTGTTAAATCTGTAACCGAGATTAGCGCCGCCACTTACGAAGAATTAAAAAATCTTCTGTAAGTATTGACACCCCGGCAAGAAAAGCCGATAATTCTACTCAAGCCGGGACGGTTCCCGGCACTGACTAAAGGTAAAGAAAATGGCAAAGTTTAAAACCTCAATCAATCTGTATGACGCTGTTAACCGCCTGAAAGAAGTTTCACGCCAGACAACCGGGGATTTTTTCGTGGTCATTGATTCCTTTGATTTTGGGCGAGATGTCAACGGTAACACGATCAACAAATACCGCGCCACGCTTCACCGTGGGGATCTTCTGTCCGTGCAAAATGGTTATACCGGGTTCGGCGTCACCGTCCTGGAATCGCCACGCCGCCGGGAACAATCACACAATGAAGGGCAAAGCGCCGCGCTTTACTGGCTTGAAAAAATCGGTTATGATCTGGCTTATCAGTCTATGACCTATGCGCCGCACACCAAAAAACAAGCTTATCGCCACGTTTACCGAGTAACTAACAATTATTTAAAGGCGGTGTGAAATGGTTGTAAGCATGGATAACGGGCAAGTTTTAACGATCTTCAATTCGGCAAGCCGCACTATTGAGGACGTTAAACAAGAGGCTAGCCAACGGATCAACAATCTAAAGATCCCCGGCAAGCTGTTAGATGATAATCTAAAAGTGATCGCCTCTTTTGATTCTTTCGGCAAAGAAATTATTAAATAGTTGTTGACTCTTAATAGGTGGGGCTTTAAGATAGCTCCACCAAGTAAGAGAAATAACCCGGCAATAATGCCAAACCAAACAAAAGGTAAAATATCATGAATAACAAAATCACTTTCAACGATCAAGACGTAGCCGTTTCTAACTTCCTGAAAGAAAAGGGCATTACTTTTAATGCTCAATATGGCGGCGTTAACAATGATCCTAAGTGGGAAGCGGATCTGTTTTTTGTGAGTTTCGAAAAGGGCGCTAACGTTTACCGCACTGAATTTAAAACGGGAACCGGGCACCGTGTAGGCCGTAACGGTGGCGTAACTCCGACTGATGCGCGAGAGCTTGCGAAAGTTGGCGCGAAAGTTGCACAAGTGGATCAGAAAAACTGGACACGCGACGATTACAAACGCAACAATAATAAAGCAATGTCTTTCGGTTACCGTGTATATGTTGCGACACCTTGCGCCGCAAACGTGCTTTACTGCCTGCTAGCTGATGCTGATTGTGGATCAGAAACTCATGCTGATTTTTGCGCTAACATGGGTTATGATGAGGATAGCCGCAAAGGTTTAGAGATTTATCTTGCTTGCCAGAAAACAGGCGAGGAACTCCGCAAGATCTTTACAGGTGAGGAACTGGAAGCCCTGCGCGAAATGTTAGAGGATTATTAACAGTGTTTAAAATCCTGTTTTTGGTAGCTGCTGCTGCTATTTACTGGAAGATCCCCGCCAGGCTATGGCGGGGAGTGCTCTGGATTTACTACGAATACAGGATCGGGAAAGTGTATCATTATATTGAATATAGGTTCCACGGTAAGCACTACCACACCCGGCGATCTGGGGCATTAAATGATCTTGAGGGTAACGGGCTATTGTGTGAAGTGAAAAAGCGTGGCGGGTTTATCACGTATCACAAAGAAGGCACAAAAGAGCAGATAACCGAGATCATAGAATGGCGAGCTAATGAGCTAGCAGAACAGCAAGGCCGGATCATTGAACATGTATACAACAAACGAAAATAAAACGAGGGTTTAGAATGCGAAATATTGAGAAGATGACAAGCAAGCGTGATCGCCTGGCTTATGGTGAAGTAAACGAGCGCCGCCAACGTAACGACAAATTACACAAGCCGGAACGCGTTGCCAAAACCTGGACGCCAGACCGTTATGATCCAAATCTCAATAAACGGTTGGCGGATCGCAAACGTGCTTTACAGTGGCAAGCCGTACAAACTGACTAACAAGAGGCCGGGACGATCCCCGGCCTTTTTTCTATGCAAAAAAGTGAATTTGGGGACTTCTCCGCGAGGTGATGCACTTGCCAGGGTTCGACGTTGAAGCGCTTAGAGAGGCTTACAGGAGCTTTAAAGCGGTATCACGAAACCGCGCCACGCTCAAAAGGGCTTAAATTTAGTAACAACGTGAAACTATTTGCATATCATTGAATACTTATGCAAAACAGTGAATATTGTAAAGATTTAATAATTTTCTTGCGTCCTGGCGTGAATCTGTTAATATTTAACACGTAGGGCGACATAGTGAAGCCCACACAACCAAAAGGTAAATATCATGTGTAAAGTAATGAATGCTCTGACTAAAAATGCTCTTGAAAACAAATACTTGGGCAAAATGGTTTATCATAATTATGGTCAAATTGGGTTCGGTGTGGTCACCGGGATCGATGACCGTGATCCAACAAAATTACGTTTACGCGTGAAGTTTACCCGCAACAATACCCCGGCACATATCCAGAAATATGACAACCGCGCGGATCGTGTGCGTTGCCTCCTCCCTCAATCGGTCACCGTGTCCCGTGTACGGTATGAGGACTATAACCGCACAAACCAGATCAAAAAATAACTTGCAATCTGCGCCGCTTATGGTATCTTTATTCATAGGCGGCAATAATGCCACCACTTAAAGAGAGGTAATGAAAATGTTAGATTATACAAACCTTTGGTGTGTGGCGGCGCTGGTATCTTTCATCGTAGCGGCTTGCTCTGTTGTCGCTATCCATATCATTCTGGAGTCCGAAAAATGAAACGCGAAATCAAAATCTCTTATTGGTGGAAAAAGTCAGATAATAACGGTGAAGTATTAGACCGCCACGCGGATTTTTTAGAAGAATCAGCACAAGAAAGAATTTTCGAAATGTTGAATGAGGGCTATACATCCGGCGAACTTTTTGATAATATCCACTCTTGTGATGAGGACACCGAAAACGGCGTTGATTATCACGGGGCCTGGGAATCGACTTTTGAAGAGGTGGCGTAATGTTCGGGTTTATCGTTATGGCCTGCCATATCTCGCTAACTTCAATGAAGTTAGAATGTAGCTGGGATGTTAAAAAAACATTCCCCACCGAGCAGGCTTGCAACGTGTACGAAAACGAATACACGTTAGGCAAAGGCGAGCAGATCGGGATCTGTGATGAGCTAGATCCCGGAGTTAAAGAAGGCGATAAACGCCCTATCCTCACCCTCAAAAAGTAGGTAAAGATCATGTTTGAAGTATTCGCCGGAATGTGTTTTTATAGCGCCCTTGCGCTTAAACAGTGTGATGATTTTATTGTTGAATCATACGACGATCCGCTAACCTGCTACATTGTAGCGCGTGGCTATTCCGAGGATCGCCGCTGGATTAATCCGGCTTGCATACCATCGCCGGAAGTCGAACCAATGCCGGAAGGTGAAGCCGTGGAAGGTGATCCGGCGGTTGCCGTGACATCCTTTTTTGTGGATAATTTGAGCGCTCAAAGTTTGGTTGAAATGTACGCCACACAAGAGGCCAAAAAATAAATTTGACAACGGGGAACGGTTGATCAATAATTATCAGACAAGGCCGGGAGCGGTTCCCGGTCACCTGGTGAGGTGAATCATGAAAGGTTACAAAGTAGAATACACTACCGAAAACCCGGTTTACACTGAGGCGCGGATCATGTGTCGTCTGGTGTGGTCTTTCGTGATCTTCCTGCTGTTATTATCTTTATTCTAAAACGAGGTTTTAAAAATGGAACTGGCAAATAAATTTTTCTTCCTGGCTGGCGTTACTGACAAAGCAAAATGTGATTTTCGTCGTTTCGATGATAAAACGTTATTGCGTTTTTGTCATATCAATGACGCTGTGAACGGGGATCGCCTGGATATCATGATCCGCACGGAAAACAGCATTGATCACGGCACACAAAAACCCTGCAAAGCTCATTACATCTCTTATCAGCTTGAAAGCGTGAAAGGCTATGTAAAGCAAGCGGATAGCCTGCCGATCCGTGATGCTCTGGATGTTTTCGCGGTAGTTGTTGAGATTGTAAATGATGTTTTCCCGGTTGACTCTGAAAACCAGATCGGCTAAAGTATTCTAACAGGCCGGGGATTGTCCCCGGTCATAATGAAAGGTAAATATTATGGCACGATACACTAAAACCGTGGATATCTGGGACGCTCAAACCAACGTTGCAAAATTGCAGCCGGGGCAATGGGTAGAAGCCGGAAAAGGTGGGGATCGCGGGATCTTCTGTGGTGTAAAACGTTCGGGATCTGTGGTTGTTGCCTGGAAGAATAACGCAAGCAATCACAAGCGCGGCGGGTATCGTGGCTATATTTCCGATCTCTTCTCTTATGCTAAAGTGTGGGCTTAATCATGAAAAAGAAAAACGTTTATTGGTCTTCCTCCTGTGGTCGGTTGTGTCTGATTTTCCGTGACCGTGACCAGGTAGAAGAGATCGCCCACTCTGGGGATTGTGAAGCCTCCACCGTTGAAGCCCTGCCCTATTTCCGGGACGGTTTACAGTTTAGCGCCTACACCGATCAAATGATCCGGGATTATCTGGCTGAAACCGGGATCGAGCGTGAAGGGGTAGACGGGATCGATAATATGGATCGCCATACCCTGGAAATGTACCTGCTGTGGATCGCTGCTGGTGATATGCTGGACATTTTCAACATTGGCGATGATTACGGGGAAGATGAATAAAAACGCTTGCAAGCAAGGCGCGGATCGGTTAATATCTTTTTGAGGCCGGGGAATACCTCCCCGGCAAGCCGAAAAGGTAAACAAAATGGAAAAGCACAATTTTAAACACGTTATCTCTGTTAATGTCGCTGTTTTAGGTGGAGTTCGCAACGATAACGCGTTTTACTCAAAATATATCGGTGATTCCTGCTATAACTATTGGGGCAAAGGGTTACCAGAAGTTAAAAGAATGTTAAGTTTCGGTAACGTAGGTCGTAAACTGTTAGCCGAAGACATAGCGCGGGATCTGAATGTAAACTATACTCTTGCAAAAGAGATTTTAGCCGATATCGAAAAATCAATCTAATCAGCAAGCCGGGGAACGTCCCCGGCATACTTTGAAAGGTAAACGAAATGTTAAAGAATCAAACCGGGCAAACTGAATTTTTACGCAACCTTATCGCAGGTGAAAAGGCTGTATGGTTCTGTGAAGGTGCAAACGTAGATCCTGAAATGCGGAAAATGACCGCCACGGTGTGCAAAGCGAAACTAGGCTTTAAAATTCGTCAATCAAAAGCCCTGATCGTTACTCCTGATTCTATCCCGCAAGCAATCATTATTATTGAGCGTATATCATGAAACAAGTAATTTTCGACAACAAGAAAAACACGGTAACCGCTCAAAAGGTCGGGGAATACATCGAACTTACGGATCTATATAGTGACGCGCCGATCCGCCTGTCCCCGGCTGAATACAAAAATGCTGATTTGGTTAAACATGTTGTCGCGATGGAGTTTGAATTTTTCGAATACTTGGCCTCTTTTGAGGATGATTTTAATAGTGATGGTCTTTACGGCGCATGATCATTTACGTTAACCTTTTGAATGGGAATCGCTACCGCTGGCGCGGTTCCCGTGTCCTGGCTCTGATGTCTGGTGAATGGGTTCAAAGTCAACACTTACGCCCCGCAGATCTCTCACATTTTCCGTTTATAGGTATCAAAGAATGAAATATGAAATCACCCCAGAAGACACCAAAACACGCGCCCTTGATAGTGCTCGCTATACCTTAACAAAGCGTGAAGGCCTGCAACTTTTTTCAATCTGTTTTATTGACCCTGATGATCCTGATTTTCAATCTGATGCGGTTGAGTTCTGGGCTAGTAGCTGGGAAACCGCTTATGATGAATTAATGGACAATGTAAACACTTTTGAATCTTTCGGCCTGTCAAGTTTTAGCCAGACAGATCGCCCCCTGGAGCATGACGCGATCCGCGCCTGGCTTGATCACTATAACGCCCTTGATCAACTTGTCTTTATTGATGGGGAGAGTAAAGAGGAAATGATTAAAAAAGCCATTGACTTTAATGATCATTGTTCGTATGTACTCCGCAAAATGTGCGAGCTAGTGGACGCCCTGAGAAGTGCGGAGAAGTTCGACGGCGGATCGGTCTATCGTGAATCAATGCACCGTTACAGATAAGAGGCAGACAATGACACTTCAAAAAATGATTGCGGTTAGCTGGGCTACCTTAAACAGACTTTGCCCTGAGGATAACTTAGGTTACCGCACACGCCCGGAACAATTCCGGCGCGGCCTGGCTGCACTTGAAAAGGCGATAGAAAAACACGCTATCGCAACCGTTAAAGATCGTGAAGGTGAATTGTGTTTTGTGGTGGCAATAGATGAGGCGCTTTATCTGGATGATCGAGAATGGTTATCAGTTACATATATAAAGCCGTCCCACGGGTTCACACCTCATGATCATTATTCTGGCTACTGGCTACCCGCCGGGATAAATATCCGCTAAAATCTTTACAATTCCGGGGCTTGTTTTCTGTCCCGGTTTTTGTTATTCTTTTGTGGAAGCGGCAACGATGGACACCGGAGGAAAGCCACCGGAGGTGCCTGTTATTCCGGTAATGAGAATCACTATCATTTAGATAGTTAGCCGGGGGCTAATCGCTGGGCGATGAGAATGATTATCACTACACCCTCAAATCCTATGCAAAATAGTGAATATGGGGAGATCTCCGTTAAAACGGGCTAGGGTACAGCCTGGACGCAAAACCGCTTAAAACGCGTTACAGGACGTTTAAAGGCTATATAAAAATAGCTTGACACGGAAAAACGCCTAAAAAGTAATTTCACCATGAAATGAATTGCATAGCGATGCATAAAGATGCAAACAGTGAATAGTGTAAAGTTATGTAAAGAGCTATTGACGTGCTGATCCCCCTATAGTAATATTTATCTCGTAGGGCAAACAAACGAAATCAAACAAAACAGACTAAGAGGTAAATCAAATGTCGATCATTAACCTGGCTTCAACCGTAGAAACTAAAGATTTTGGCGGTAAAACTAAAGATCTCATGTGGAATCTTTCAGTTTTCAAAGGTGATCTGATCGACGTTATGACTACTGAAGGCCGTAGCGATGATTATAAATGCGAGATTCATTTACACAACTGGTTTACTGGTAAAACTTACGCCTTGAATCATGCTTTCATCGGTAAAATCGAATATTGCGAAATGATCGACGATGAAACAGGCCAGGATTTTAGCGAGAATGTTTATGTTCGTTCTGAGACATTAGCCGACCGCCTGATCGAGAAAATGAAAGAAAAAGGCAAAATTGATTTAACTCATTGGATCGACATCACCAACGATCCCGCTTATCAGTAATAATCATCGGGGGCGCTAGTCGCCCCGTTACACTTTGAGAGGTAAACAAAATGGATCTTAAGAAAATCAACCTTTTAGACCTGAAAAAAGGCGATATGTTGTTTCGTGGTTCGCTGTGTGAAGTCCTGGAAATATCCGCGCCGTTTATGCGTGGCTATGGCTATGATAACCACTATTACAAGGCCGAAACGGTAGCGATCAAATGTCAAGCCGTTTATGATTATGATGTTAACTATTCGAAAGAAAGCGGCAAGCCGTTAACACCTCGCCTTTACACCTTTGATTATCCAACTGAATCCCAAGTTATGATCGTGACATCAGGCGAAACGGTCACCGTAACAAGTGCAACCGGAATTTTTGACGATAAAACCGGGAATTTCCTGTTACCAGGTCAAACCATCACAATTGTGGAGTAATTGCAAATGACTACTATTCTCATTCAGCAGACCGTAAAAGATTCTGACAACCTCGTTAAACTGGAGATCGTACAGCTTACAGGTGAAACATTTTTTCATGTTAACGGATTGAAAGATCGCCGCCCGATTGATCTACGTGTCCCGGTGGATGAAAGCCGCTGGCCTGCCAGACAAGCGCAAGACCTTTACGATCATTATGCTGCAATGTTTATCTGATCAAAGTCACACCAAGTAAGGCCGGGATAATCCCCGGCTTTTTGCATATCATACCAACACCCCAAACAAAACACTAAATCTTTACCCGTCTTTATGCAAAAAAGTGAATTTAAAGAGATCTCTTTGAAGCCATACAACGGCAAGCCTAACAGATAAACCCTCTCAAAACGCGTTATATTGCGTTTAATCGTGTATCATTACCCGCCTTTGACTCACTCACACCCCAAAAATGATAACGCAGGTTATCAAGTGAATAAACACCGTGTTTTTATGCAAATTGAGTGAATACGAAGCAAAAGCCCTGAAATGATAACTTTTCTCATCTAACCCTTTGTGTGAACTGTCTTTTTTGAGCATAGTAATCATCTTTTGTCAAATAAAAATATCGTTCGCGTTATCGGGGTGAGTGGCGCGAGCGGAGCGAGCGACACAATAACACGAGGGTAACTCAAACGATAATAAATATCGTTTTCGTTCGCGTTATCGTGGCTCGTTAGCGCCTAAGCGTTAACAGACAAGATGACTAGAACAATGAATAATTCATAATGCAACTATTGCATAGTTGAAGTATTTTATAACCTCGCCACGATAACACCGATCACGCTATCGCATGATCGCCCTCGTGTTATTGTGTCGCCAGGTTATGAAGATCAAAAGCGGTTTAATCATGTTTAATGATTGACAAATCATGATTAATCATGTTGTAAACCGGGCTAGATGCCCGATGAAAAGCGGTTTTCTTGAGCATGAAAAGGTGTAAACTGTCAAGCTTTTTATTGATAGGAAAAGTCTATTAAAGCCAGGCGTAGCAAGGCTTAACGTTAATGATTATCATTGCGGTTGGATGCTCAAGATAGGCTTAAATGCTAAACACATTTTTCCCTCTGTGTCAAGCTTTTTATGGCAGATTTACAAAATATTTTCCATTTGAGAATGGTTTTCATTTCGAAACTGAAATCGAAATCGTATTCAGAATGATTATCATTTGTATTCTCATCGACAAAACACCCCACAAAATGAATAATAACAGCGTGAAACTGTCGTGGTGGTAACATGTAGCAGGCTATTGGTTGCCTTGTGGTATGGTTCACTGATGCAATGATAACATATGTGACTATATGGCCTGTCTCCCGGTGATCTGTGGTTCGCATAACGTGTATTATGTTAAATAGGCTCATTCACACAAATATAAGCAAGTCAAGAGCAAATCGTGCTGTAACAGGTGTAAACTGTCACATTGCTAATAGTTGCACTTGTAATCATTAGTTGCGCCACGTAATCATCATGCAATCATCGTGCCAAAAACTCGATAGGGTCTCGTGGTCAGACCTCTCAGATATTTTGTAAAGATCCTTGACAACCCGGAGGGGCTGTGATTGTCCGTCTAACACATCAGACATAGAGATTGCGCCCAGAAACACCTGTCTTCGAGGCCCTGCCTCTTCAGGATATTTTCGTGCCAGAAAACACAAAGAGAGGGGCCTGTTTACGTTTCCCTCCGGGCGGGGGAGGGGTGGGTATATCGCAAGGCGATTAGTCCCCGGCTAATTTGCTGGGTCACTTCAGACATGTTTATAGCATCGACATGTTGTGGGGTATATGTTTATGAAATGGTGTTTTATCGACATGACAGAATGTTAACAGGGTGTACAACCTTTCACGCAGGTCTGGTGATTGTATCCTCCCGCTTCAGGAGATGTGGCGTATAATGACTATAACAGGGCTGACAGTTTACGTCAACCCTTTTGTGTGGTCACCACCGATAAAATCTGTTGTGCTCCCACTTAACATCTGAGATAATGAGCCAGGTGTTTCGCTCATCGTAAGCATCGAGTTCTTTAAGCTCTTTTTTCACAGCACTCCATTGTTCGTAGAAGTGAAACTTATGATAGCCGCTGTTTACGAGGATAACCCCAAGAAGTGATTTTGTATAGTCCCATAACCACTTCACTCTTCGGTCTCTCGCTTCAGACTTCTTGTGTGGGTAATTCTTTATATGCGCCCGTTTCGCAGGCGCTTTTACAACCTTGTGGAAAGCCATGTGTTCTCCTTAGAGTTTGCGGTGGGTTGTGTTGTAACGCTCATAGTCCGGTGCGTTTTCCAGCTTCCACTTCTCGATGCCTTTCTCGCAGTCTCTTTCGCTATCAAAGAACGGATTTCCGTATATGCCATTCTGGGTTTTGAAAACAACCTGCCAGCAGGTCCAGAAGAACAGGAACGGAACCTTCACCCATACACGCCACTCACCTGTGGCTTTGTCGAAACGTATTTTGAACTCGTGCTCTTTCATTTCTTCAGGATCTCCTCAATCAGCCCAAGTCTTTTGAACTTCTTCTCCAGATCTTCAATGGAATTCTTTGTCAGTCTGCGATACTCCATCAGGGAAACGAACTCTTCAGAGCACATTCCGTACCCCCTGTCGTGAAGTGCAAGCAGGGCATCCTCAACCCTTGTTAATTCCTGGTGGGCCTCTTTCAGAAGGGTGTTGACCACTTCTTTGCTGAATATAAACATGTTGTGTTCTCCTTATAAAATCATGGTGACAACCATAGCCTGTTGTGTGGTGATCAGCATAGCGGTATCAACAGTGCCTGAGCCGGAGGAAGGCGTGTCGTCATCGTCATCGCTGAAGATGGCGCAGATAGCAAGCACTATCAGGACAACACAGAGGATCAGCAGTCCCCACAAGATAATCAGTTCCATCATTCGTCCTTCTTAGCCACTGGACCAACAGATACCCACAGAAGCAGGCCAATGCTTCCGAACAGCATGAAGCACACCCACGCACTTAGCACTAAAAATTCAAGTCCAGTCATAAAATTTCTCCTCGTGTAATTGATAGATGGAGTATAATCGACGGGACACTTCAGGTCAAGGGAAATTGATGTGCCACTTTAGATAAAAGAAAAGGAGCCTCTTCAGGCTCCCTTGTTGTGTGTTACTTTACTTTCTTTGCCTGCCTCTTGAGCTTCCGTTCCTCCCGCTCCTTGTGTCTGCGCTCTTGCTCTGCCCTTTCTAGCCTGTATCTCTCAAGCGCAGCCTCTATCGTTTTGGCAGGTACTGCACCACACCCGGCGTGAGCATTGAGGTCTGATACACGGAGCATATTAGTACCTTCTTTGACATCGCATAGCTCTTCCCATTTACTCTTTTCATAACCAGGTCCTGAACACCAGACCTTTAATCCACCCCCTTCAAAAGGGGTGTCGGTGATGATATATTCCTTATAGTCTTCACTGGGGATCTCTTCCACTTTCAGGACCTCTACATCACCCCAAAAATTACCAATCCCAAAATAGGATTGGCGATCCGCTATGGAGCTTCCCGCCCTGAATATGACACTTTCTTTATTTTCAGCAAGTATGTATATGTCGTACAACTTATTGTCTGTTGTTGGATATATCAAATACCCAGTCTCATCAACATCGCACTCTTTGATATGGTCCAGCATGAAAACTAGTCTATACAACTTGAGTTCTGTTCTTTTCTTAGTCACCTTTAAGCTCCATTATTGTGTGGGTTAGATATTTCTGACCGCGATTAGTGTTGGGACATACGTACATGTTGGTGAGTACGGGGTGTCCTTCCTGCGTAGCTGTGTCTTGCACAGAGAAGCGTGGGATTGTGTGTCAACAGGCTCCCGGTCATAGAACGGATACCCGCTGCACATGTACGGGCGATCCTCGTACATTGAGCACTTGTTGTCTTTCAGCTTTGTGCAGGTAAAGTAGCTGGTGAAGTGTTTTGTTCCTTTACCAACTTCCTCACGACCTGTAACAACAAGAGGATTCCGTTTGTAGGCCTCATCCCTGGAGATTGGTTTCATCATCTCCCCGTGGATAGCGGATATTCTTCCGGTCCTGATCTTTTCGTGGAAGTCTTCGTGTGTGATGTTGTCTATAGCGATAACTTCACAACAGGCACTGCAATTGTGGCAATGTTTTATCATGGTATCACCCCGAAAACGGATTGAAGAGTACACACATGGCGAAGTTGAAGAGTGTCAACAGTTGTACTGGCAACATCCACCAACGCCAGCCTTCCGGGAAGAACTGAACCATGCTCCGCATTCCAACGAATTCGAAGTTCAGTCGCACGGCGATCACAAACCACAATACCCAGAGCACAACCATTAATGCTGACATTTCGTATCCTCCATTTTTACAAACTTGATCCGCTCCTTGAATTTATCCATGAGTTCTTTGTTGCTGGAACTTTCCCAGAACTCTTCCATGATATCGTCCAGACGTTCCTTATGTTTATCGTCCATCACAAATAACAGGTCATCATCTTCTGACCGCATACGGCTCATCGAGTAACGGAAATTCTCGTAGGTCAGGTCTGCACCAGGCTCAATGATGACACCACTGAACCGGATTCCGCAGATCATCATCCGCAGTTCTCGCTTATCACTGACGAAGTAGTAAGCCTTCAGGTACTTTTGTCTGCGATATAGCTCTGCCTGTGAAACACTGCCCTCTTTGTAAACAACCATCAACCGCTCATGGCGTTCATGGAGGAAATACTCATTCAGCATATCATAATCAATCATGGCATCTCCTATAAGAAATCCCAGGCATCATTCCAGCCTTCATCATATTCGCTATTTACAACACCCAAGGGTCCACGGTAACCGTCTGGTAGTTGTGGGCCTCTGTGATGTCTCATGCAATCATCCCAGCCACTAGCGTAGTGTGCAGATCGTTCTCCACTATAGGAGATCGGCCCCTCATATGCTTTCTGGATTTCTTTCAGGGCAGCGATCAGTTTAGGCAAATCTGAAACGTCGCACATCAGGACAAAATCTTCGTCGTCTGGCCGATTTGCATTCGGTTGGCTGATGCTGATCGTTCTGTGTGCTGGGTAGTAAACCCCAGTCCCTGTGATGGTAATATCACCAACTGTCCCCTCAATGGCCTTGATAGGGTCATCGGTTATTCGCATTTCACTCATACGGTGTACTCCACATCGATCTGCGTTAACTGGACCTCCGTTTCAAATCGGATGGTCACAATTCTTGCATTACGAAGGCAAACCGCAGGCACGTAGCCTTTATAGTTCACCAGCAAGCCGTTCTCACAAACCATATATGGATACCCGTCAAAAAGGAATCCGTCGCCAGCCTCCAGTTCACCAATGATCGCTCTGGCTTTGTTCTTCTGTGTTACATTAACTTTCACGTTTTTGTCTCCTCTCACAAATATCAAACACGTAAACATTTTCTTCGTTCTCGACCTTAGCCGCAACAATGCCTTCGTACATTGTTCTTCCGCAGACCAGAACATCGTCAAAATAATTCCCGGTGGCTATGTGGACTGTATCTTCCCAGTGATCGATACGGACGATATCGTAAGACTCCCCAACACGGAAGAAGTCAGAGTCAGCACGAATGCAAAGAGCCTTCCCTTTAGGATAGGTTCTTTGAAGAAGGTCTCTGGTCAACGCGCTGATATCGGCATAGGTGATGCTACGATTCATCAGGGAATCGCCGTTTCAGTTCACGCTCTGCACACTCAACCCACTTACGGACCTGACTACGACCTTTCAGGGCCTCCGGCTCAGGGTGGTCAATGAGGAATTGTCTTCCATGCTCAACATGCTGTCGCAGGGATTTGTCATCCATATCTTTTACATAATCTTCATGTGTCATCTTTTATCCTCAGTTGGTAAGGAAAATAAACATGCCCCAGACAACGCTTCCAATGGCAAAGACCATAACGAAGTACAGGAAGCACAGCAGGTACTCGCTCATCGGCTTCATGACAGCAGCGCCGCAAGGATGAGCAACCAAAAACCAATGAATGCTACCACACACATAAGCACCCCGGCAACGCCGAACAGGTACTGAATGTCTGTCATCTTTTTCGTTTTTGGTACGTTCCAGCGATGAGCTTTCATTATAACCCTGTCTCGTGTGCCAACGCAGCCAGAAATGCCCCTGTCAGGAGCCAGTTAAACATCGCAAGGCCGAGATTGAACGTAGACTTTCCCTGGAAACCGATGTAGGTATTTAGTACCGCCGCGATAAGGTTCAGGGTAAAAGCGATAGTGGTTAATGACAGCATGTTTTATTTCTCCTTTATGGATTTGTTTTGTATGCAGTGATTTTAAGCCAGCATTAACTGGCTGTCAAGCGAATTACCACAAAATAACACGACCCTGTTCGAGGGTTCGTTTCATTCCGTAGATATCAGCATCAATACACATAATGATCACGTCACGATCAAAAGCAGACATGCCTTCCTCCCTCATAGACTGCGCTTCAGCGGCTAGCGCATCCTCATCTACACGGTACGCTTCGAGTTCACGGATCTCTTTCTCGATCCACTCGCGCTCTTCCTGGGTGATCGGCGTTCCACGACGCTCGTCAATAAAAATGTTCATTTCCTCTCCTTCTCTAAGGTCTTTGCCCCGGCTTTGAAGCCCATATCATACGTGATCTCCATAATTTTCACCACGTACTCGTTAATGTATTTTCCGGCCCCTGTTTTGGAAAGCGTGTCCTCAACGAGGGCTACCGCTTTCTCAAAAGTTACACCTCTTTTCACGAAAATCTCCTATTGGATTTTTGCGGCGCTGCCTGACGGCAGCAAATATCAGCCTAAGCGAACGACACGTCCCTTGTAGGCATCTTTTTTCTTCTCTGTCTCTAAGGCCCTTGTAGCATATTCCTCGTACATATGCCGACTCACATCAGCCCAGAAGGGCCAGAAGATATTCCGGGTCTGTAGCACAAACATTTCAGTGCCGCCCTCTGAAATTGCTGTAACAACTCGGTATCTTCGCTTCATCGATCCCTCCTTTTAGATTCGTGTGCCAAAACAACCCAGGCCCAGAAGGGCAGTCCTCGTAAACCAACACCTACCATCACAAGAAGGAAGATGATTGTTAAAATAGTGTCCATAGTTTCTCCTGTTAGTTATCTACCAAGAGCGTACCAGCTATTTTTCTGGATGTCAACAACAAAAAAGGCCCCTAAGGGCCTTAATCAAGAATAAAGGGTGCTGTTGGAACAGAGAAGTTACCGCTATACCTGGCAACCTTACTGATCCTGATTTGGTCCATGTATGCAAACGCTGTAGCCTCACCATACCCAATTCGCGCATAGACAGATGGGAGACTCCAACCCCCAGAAGCAAAACCAGCCCCAGTCACAGCGGTTGACCCGTTGATATAAAGCTTTGTTATACCGTCCTTGTTAACAATTGCTATATGCGCCCATGTTGATAAAGGCCAGAAGTTTGAGTTAAAACTTAGATACCTCAGTTGATCCTGTAAGTAGACAACGCTCTGATATACCTTCAAGCAACTTTGTGTTCCGGTTCCAAAATACAACCACCACGAGGATGCAACACTGGAGTTCTTACACCAGAATTCGATAGTGTAGTCATCTGTTGACCCAAAAACAAGGTCTGTTTTGTTTGCCGCCATTATTTCAAAATAACTTGCCGCAGACAGGCAATCAAACTGCTTGTTGTTGAACTTTGCTGTGGTTGTGGTACTAACTGTCGCCACTTTAGAGAACACCCTGTCACTTTTTGCCTGATCGACACCGCCTTTATCTGCCTGTAGCAGAAGAAGAGTCTTATTACCCACAACTGGGGCACTCTTACCCGCTGTTAACATCGCTTCTAACATTATTTCCTCCTATTTGTAAACCTTTATTTTATCACAAAATCAGGAGAATTTCTTGCGAAAGTACAGACGTGCCGCTTTACGGGCCTGACCCTCTCGCTTGAAAAGCTTGTCCTTGAATCGCCATTGCCCTGTGTCGGTGTCTTTCCACACCTCGTGGTTAATGAACTCCAGAATATTTTCACCGCCCATAGCGTTCTCCTTTCCCCACTCTTCTTCTGGGAGATACCAGTTATCAATAGAATCCCCGTGGATCTCTTTCAGTAGCTCACGATAATCACGACTTTGCATACGGCTCCCGTGGCTCTACAGCCATTTCGTGAAGCTCTTTAATCTTGTCTGCAACCCGACAACGGTCTTCCCAGTAATTAAAAACCGCCTCAAACAGCAGCGTTTTCTCAATGTAATGCAACAGGTCACCTGCCTGTTGCACACGTAGTTCTTGTTCTGTCATTTCCAGACCCCGAACTTATCACGAATAAAATCCCCAACAACAATCCCGATCATCCCGAAAAATGCCAAAAATCCAAGGATTAATAGGGAGCCTGGGCCGAAAGTTGAGATCAGGAAGCCGAGAGTTACCAGAACGAAAATCACTACCGGAAAGCCGATGAGGAAGTTCTTCATATTGCTTGAAATTTTCATACAGAACCCTCCCAGATGACAAGGCCCTCTGACGGTCTGAGCATGTTTTCCATGTCCGGCGTGAATGGACGTACCACACGCCTATTTTTAAGTGGGTGTAAGTAGGTCATGAACAAATGACCATCCTTAGAGAGGTAGGCCAGTCCACGAACACTTCCTGGGTCCTGATTCCAACCCTTATCGTGAAAATAAATACCATTAGAGCGGGACTGCTCAAGGACCTTTTTGATTTCACTCAATTTCATTTCTTTTCTCCACATATCGCCATGTCTTAGCGTAGTATTCCATAACCTGCTGAACATTGTCAACAGAAACCTTAGTTTTCAAACAGTACCAGGCCCCCTCGCGGGAGGCCGAGTCTTTTGACATTCTGCCGTAGATCGAGTATGTCATGCTTCCCCTTTAGCCACTTTTAGCATATGGATTGTTTTTTCCAGGTCCTTACGCGGCTTACTGTACAGTTTTCGACCGTGTTTTGCAAGGAATTTCTCAAGGTAGCTAAGAGCCTTGAATTCAACCATTTCGTTGATCTCCTCAGGCACAGAAAACTCGTGTTTCAGCATCTGGTAGGCTGCTTTCTTGACTGTCACCGGAGTTTTGCCGTGGCTGATCGCCATTTCAGTAACTAATCGTTTACGACTATCAGACCAATTGGCATTGATAGGGAATGCCTTCCAACCATTTTGTTCACGGAAGATGGATACCGCCCGTTCTTCGAGAGTGTCCTGTTCATAACCACGAACATAATAGCTTGACTCGTTCTGACTATCGAAGTGCTCAAGGTCATCGTACTGACCAACACCCAGGTCTGCCAGCATAAGCACATCGTCAGATTGTGACAGAAGACGGGTTGCATTCCAGCGAACTTCGAACTCACTTGCCTGGTTACGGTCACGATCCAGAGTGAATCGGTCTGCCGGGAAGTCATAATCGAACTTGTACTTACCCTCAACGGTGGTTACGTACAGGCCATTAACGTATAGACGGCAATCCTTGTAATCACGCTCGTTCTTTTTCGCGTAGGCCTTACCATAGCCCTCTGCTTCAAACACCACCTCAAGATTAGCACGTTCCGGGGCATAGTTGTTCTTTATTTCACGTATGGCGTGTTCAGGAACATTCTTGATATGGATGGTAACACAATCCTCAGAGCGATTAGGGAAACGCCCCTCCTCGATATTGACAGAGAGAACCTTCTCGTCGAACACATCATCCATCGCAAGCTCTGGTTTCCACAGATCTCGACCGTTGTACATGGTAATGTCTGCACCTTCACGTAACAGGCACAGGAAACCTACCTTCATCCCCTCGCCAAACTTACCGATCTTGGTATCATCATCTTCCTTAGTGGTCTTACCCATCAGGAGGGATTGGATAGGCAGCTTACCACCGTAGGATGCAATTGAAATGGTGTCCTTAATGAACACAACTTCGTGGTCACCAGCGTCAATGGCGTTCTGAATGAGTTCACGAACGCCCTCCCACCATGACCAATGGGCTACGTAGGTTGGTGCAATGCTCAGTTTAATGCTTTTCATGGTTTCTCCTTGAAACGGTTTGTGTTCAACCATTATGGCAGGAATAAAGATGATGTCAACTATTGACTAAAAATAATTTCACTGATAATCTTACCTTACCAACACAAAGGAGAAACATAATGTCTCAAGAAATCTTAGAACAAGATAAGTACAAATACAATGAGATCGTCTTGATCGATGGTCAGTTTGAAGCAACAATCCGTGACATCTTCACCAGGACTTACCGCATCAAGGGTGAGAACGGTCAGGAAGATACTTATGGGACCCACGTATCATACCGTCTTCATGAGAAAGATTGGTGGTATGAAGAAATACTGCCGCATCGTGTGCAGAAGCTCAATGGCAAACTCAACTTTGGAGTCAAATAATGCAATTACTCGAAGATAAGGGTGGTCGTCCAGACCGCAATGAACCAGATAACCGTGTACGCGAGGACACCATTTGCCTTCTGTACGGATTCAGCCCTAAAAACCCTCTTACCGGGCAACTTAATGGTCGTGAATGCTTTGTGATCCAACGATCAAAGTTTGGACCTGATCGTATCCCATACCCACCAGACGACATCTGGTTTGAATGTCACGTTAGGGGTATGCCAGTAACAATTGACATTCCTTTAGAGCACCTCATGCTGTTGGATGATTCTGACAGGCTCGTTATTGAGAAAATGTCAAAAGACAGATAAAAGAAAACCCGCTCAAGGCGGGTTATCCCATTAAAACGATTACCTTTTCTTTGGTTACCGCTGTGTACTCTTCCACAAAAGTCCCGGACATTATCCTTTCCATAATCCTTCCGGGGACTTTCCCAAATGCCTTCATAAGGGCATCCAAATCCGCACCTTTAGCCATTCTCAGCATTTGGACTTCTTCCTCAGTTGGAGCAGAAGCATCAAAGAACATGTCCCGGTTGTAGACCTGGGTGTTACCAATGAAAACTTCGTCCGGATGAATCCAAATCTTCTCATCCTTACTCGTGGCTATCATAAATATCTGCTCATTCTTACCAGCACTCTTTGTGATAACCAATCTTGGATTGAGTATGCCTTCAGAATCAATGTTGTGTTTTGACTTCACGACAAAAACAATTGCCCCACAAACCCCGGACTTTACCTGTGCAACAGCACTAGATATTCCGGGGAGTTTGCTTATCACCTCGTGGCTGGTGTCTTTTACAAACAGTCTAATCATTTCATCCTGCATACGGTCTCCAAATCCTTAATCCACTCAAAGCGGTTGGTATAAATCATGTGGTTCTTTTTGCTACGATTCATCTTTGCAGGGATTACCTGGATATTATCACCACAGTTAAGGCCGGAGACAATCTTTGCCCGGAGGGGCAGCATGTGGTCTGGCTCCCAACGGATGCCAGTTTCACACATCCTCACGTTGCAAAGATGGTTGGCCTCTTCTCTTACAAAGATGTCCCACTCACTGTGCATGGTTGCACGTTTCTCAGCCTCGATACGCTCAAGCCTGATCTGTAACTGCCTTGCCTTTCCTTCTGGCGTAGAACGACGCTCACGGTCTATCATTCGCCTCCGCTCGGCGTACTTACGGTAATAATCTCCTCTGTCCCTCATAGACAATCTCCTCAGAAAAGTGGATAGAAATACACAACCATGCTAATTATTGCATAGATAACGAATACAGCAAAGAACACCTTGTTCGGCGGGTTTCTGAACCAATCTTTGATTCTGTATCCCCATCCAAGAGACTTCTTATACTCGTTAATGATCCTGTCGATTGTACGATAGAGATCACGGATGGAAGTCTCAAAACCCTCATATTGGTCAAATGCCTCTTCCAGATGCTCTGGGTCGAGCTTCCCCATATCACCCACACGGAATGTATACGTCACCGGGTTTTGTGTGTCTACGCCACGAGTAACTTCCAATCGCCCTACACGAATGGTATAAAGGATACTGTTTTTAGCATCCCTGATAATAAGCACTCTTTCATCAGCGGCGTACTTGCGTACAAGCGCGATGCAACCCTTAGAGTTCTCTATGAACCCCTTTTCCAGCAGGGTCTGCCAGTGTTCTTGTAGGGTAGGGTGTTCACGAACTAATTTCTGAAACATACTACCTCCTATCATATTATTAACCTCCATTTTATCATGGTTAGTCAAGATATTATATAGGAGACAGGATGAATCATGATAACTTAATGATCCGCAACCGCTTCAGGTATCCCTGTAGGGTATAAGAACCGACTCCTCGTGGATAGCTTCCCCCGACACTCAACTTTGTCCCGTTTCCAAAGCCATATGGAATTATGTATTGTTGTGTCGCTAAAGGATTGTTGTTATTCACTACTTTCATAACTTTGGTTGTTGAGTCCCAAATCATTGAGAAATCATTCCACCCCGGAGCAGCCGGACTGAAGAATGCCCTCACAAAGTTTCCAATATTGTCTGTAACAAAATACTGAGAACCTCCAGACAGGTTCGCCACCTGCAATACCCCACCAACAATATTTCCTGTAGAGACATAATCCCCTGTACCCCATACTGCCATAGTTGCGGTATTGTTGAGATAAAACTCAGAACGAACTTCAAATTTACCTACTGCCATGCTTATGTCTGCCGTCATTGGTGTCTCGAAGTATGCTGATCCTGGGAAGGACATGACCCTTCCTTGACCAGAGACATCCTGAATTATGGCATTGCCAGCCCCAACCTTTGTAAACGGATGCCCGTAGACATCTACAAGGTTTGTTTGTCCAAGGGTTTGTTTTGATGGGTCAATATCAAGGACAGTGACCCCAGGTGATTTTCCACCACCAACCAATAGCATCTCTTCCATTAATACCTCAGCAAGTAAAACTGCATTTAGGGCAAGGACAGGCTATCCCGTGGAAGCACAGTCCTAAGCCGTCTTTGCGAACACCTGTTCCCCCGCAATTAGGACATTGGTCATGCAGGCATTTGATAACACCGGAGTTACCTGGTGAGGGCCATACGACCTTCTCAATACCTTGCTGTTCTTTATAACGGTCTTGCAGGATCTGTGCCTGCTCTGCTGTTAGTGTCCCGAAGCTCATACCGGATACCCCTTACACTGGAGCCACACAAAGAAGTCACTCATCCAGTCTTCTTGGGTGCGCTCATAAGGCCAGTTCTCAGGCTCGTCGCTGAAGCTACGTTGACGTTTATAGTCATCCATCCACTCAGCAACAAGCTCAAGCATTTTTCCTGAAAATTCAAGCTGACGCATTTCTTCTCCTCATAACATAGTGGAGCAAAGTAGCCAGCGGCCAGGCGAACCCGACCGCAAAGCATATTTCTGACCAGTCATGATCTGACTTTGCTTTATATACCTGCTTAAGAACCTTATCGTTCTCCATCTTCACGGAGTATACCACAGCAATCACAGCATATGCAACCCCAATTATGCCTACGATTGCCTCAAACATCCATACTCGCCCAGCAGATATCCTGCGCTGTCATGAGAACACGAGAAGCTAACTCAAGATCGGTGTACTTCGGCAGGTCTGTCTTTTTGTACAGAACTTCGCGAATGTAATGATCTTTTTCATCAGCCCATTTAAGAAGCTCGTCAAGAGTCCACTTGCCACCACGGATATCTAAGAGTTCTTGAGCGTCAGGACGCTTCACCAGAACCTTTCCATCAGTCAGGATCTCTTCAGCCATGCGCATCAGACGTACAAGATGCATGGCGTGTTTGGTGTCGTACCCAAAGTTCACTTCAAGCTGATGACGCACTTCGTTACGGTTCTGCTTCCAGGCCCAGTAGTTACGGTGCTTCTCCTTTGCCTGTTTGTGCTCTTCTGCCAGATACTTTACAATGAACACAGGTTTCCGGCGCTTGTCTGTATCAGACAGTTGCTGGTAGTCAACATGACGAATAGAACCATCTGCGTTGAACATACCTGAGCTACTGAAGTTCTCCATCACACCATAGATGTCGTTGCCATAAGGAACGAGGACGCACATATCGTTCAGATTTGTCATGGCCTCCATGAAGCGTTCGTGCTTAATTACACCAGCAAGGAAAGGGTGCTCACTGTAGTTGTGGACTAAACGGAAGAAGTCCTTTTGCGTTGGCTTTTCCTCCGGTTGCGGATTGGTGATCCACTTATCATGACCACGGATACGCTTAAGCTGTGCCATAGCATAACCAGAGAAGCTAAATGCAACCTTACTTGACATAAGCTCAGGTGCCATTGTACGCAGGTATGCGTAAGCGTCTGAACTGGAAATGATATCTTTTTCATCAACAAACATCAGTTCGATGATGTTGGGGTTCATCTCCACAAACAACTTCATGAAGTTTGTCAGTTCGTAGATCTTACCATCCTCTTCATCAGCGAGCGTCTGCTCTTTGATATTGAAGAATGGAGTACGGATGAACTTAGGTTCCGCACAGAACAGACCACGGATATCAACATCCGATGTTGGGAGATTAGTCCCATACGCGAGGCTACCTGAGTAGCATCGCATCATATCAAAAGTTTTCATATCTCTCCTTAAGAGGTAACCAGTTTCATTGGGCGCTTCATATCCCAAAAATTCAGAAGCCCCTGGCACAGTTGTTTTGTTGGAAGACCCTCTTTATTCATCGGAGCCTCATCCCGAATACGACGAATCTCTTCAAGAAGCATGATCACCTCGTCAGGGTAGTAGCCTGTTGGTTCTTCTGCCTTGATCATGCACTCACCTGACTTCCATTTGGAGAGTGACCCGTCACAAAACACTTTGGCCTTGTTTTTAGTGATCTGCTTTACCACGGCTGGGCGCAATTGGTTATACCCCCAGTAGATATAAACCTCATCACCAACATTCAGGGTTTCACCACGAACGTCTTTCATTCTTTGTTGACCTCTTTCATTACGCCTTCGATAACACGTCCAAATTCCCGGCTAAAAAAGTTGTGGTCACGGTTGAATTCGTCACCAATTGTCCTGATTTTAGCAGCGGCGATGTTGCTCGCTGCATTTATCATGGCTACAAGGATTTCCGGGTTCAGTTCTTCAACTTTCATATTACCCTCCGAAGTAAGAGATGGTCACAAGGCCAAGGAACACGGCGTTAACAAGAATGCCATAACCCATATTCTTGTTTTTGCAGGTCTTCCCGGTGAGAATTGCTTTTGCTGCCACCAGGTGACGGAACAGCCAGAAACCAAACAAGCACCCTGCAAACAGACCCGCGCTTGGTGGGATCAGGGTTGTTACCAACATCAGCCCCTCGACCATTGCCAGAACAACGAATACACCAAACGATTTCGGGTCGGCAACGGTATCTTCGCCTTTCAGCCAAGAATATGTACAGATGCCAAGGCCAAAGAGGGTCCAGAGTAAAAAGATAGTGTAGATCATATTTATTCTCCTTTCAGTCGGAATGATTTGATCATTGTGATCAGGTCTTTTTCAGGTTGCGTATAGTTGTGGATGGTATTTCCCATCTCGTCACGATACTGATTAGCAACTTGTGGTGGATTGTAACCTGGTAATTTCACCAAGTCAACAACTTCTGCGTATTGCGGTGAGTACATATACTCAGGCAGCACAACAGCAACTGCGGTCATCGCACCGTTCAGGGCATCCTGTTCCTCACAGAAGGAAGCCCAAGGGTAAGTGCCGCTCAGAGGCTTCAGTTTCTCACATAGTTCCTGCAATGAAGACTGGTAGCCACCGTTGAGCACGATTACGGTCTTGTCGCGATCAGCCCAGTCCCACAACAGGTTTCCGGCATTGTTACGGCGCTGAGAGTAATCAAGGAACATCTCCGACATCGCGTGTGCCGACTGAATCCCGGCATGGATGCCAGCAATATATTGGTTTACTACGCAGTACATGCGTGTCTTCATCTCTTTCTCCTTGCGATTACAAAATCTTCTTCAAACAGGGCAGCTATCAGGCCACCAATAAGGCAAATCCCAAATAAAGGCCAGAACACAACAGCCAGCAGCCCAATACCAATTCCTTGTCCAGATAATCTATCTGCCAAGAACCAATCAGCAGCTATTACAGCGACCATGCACAGTATACCGATGCACAGGTAAATTACAAGTTCAATAGTCATTGTTTTCCCCTTTTTATCCAGAAGTTATTCTGCACAGCCCAGAATATTCCACCACCTACCGCTGCGATCAAGAGGACAACGGCGATTATCGGAAGTATAAACATTATCAGTACCGATGCAGTTGGAATAAGCACTGTCGCCACCGTGATAAACAACACGGGCCAGAAATAGTCCTCCCAGCTATCAAAACTTCTTGGATGGAAGAATTTACCTATCAATGCAGAAGACACGATCAGTACACCAAGCGTCAGCCACTCAAACCACTCGTTCACGAAGAACATATATGGCCCTACAACATTATCAATCCACCAGAACATATGCTCTCCTATTTGAAGAATTGCGTAAATTTGTACATGGCGCTGCGATAAGACGGGTGCAGTTTGTAGTTGCACCCCTTGTCAACGCACCAGTCACTTGCCTTGTTTCTCAAGGCTACAAGGCCGCACCAGGCGCAGACCTGCTTCCCTGCATGTTTGTCTGCGTAGAAATGGTGTTTCTCGTATGTGTACTCTTCCTTGTCAGCTTTCTTCATGGGTATTCAACCATTCTTTGACACGAGTTCGGTGAGCATTTTGAATATCCTTTTCCCTCTGGATCTCTGCCAGTCTTGTACGCTCTTCCGACCACAATATAAGGTTGTCAACAGCCTTTTCCAACAAAGATGCCTCATAAGGGTTCGCCCACGAAAAACCATAGTACCTGCTGGTGACATTGCTTACATACCCGCCCACACCGTAGTGTGGATAGGTAGTATCCTGCCGGGAAAGATTATCAAAGAGCAGTCCTTTGCTCCACACAAGGTCATAGCTAAACGTGTAACCACCAACCATAAGATGACGGTACGTAAAATTATCTTTCTCCCTTTCAAGGAATCGCAGAAGTTCCAGTGTAGGCTCCTTGCACAACACTAGGAACTTGGCATATTCGTACTTCTCCTGCACCGTCTTGCCATTCGGTTTTGGAAAATCAAATAGGGTCATAGTCTCTCCTACCACTTAATTTCACGCTGGGTGATGCTACGGATAGCATCAATACGTGCAACACGAATAGCTTCACCAATCTCGATACCGCTCTTACCTTTTGCAAGGCACTCAGCAGAGATCACCTTAGTGTCAACAGCCTTCATGCAACGGAAAGCATCCATCAGAACATAACCCTGCGGATACGGCTCTGCAATTTTTGTTGGACCACGACCTTTTGCATCGCAGAAACACGCATCTGCCAAAGAACCAACCTTCATCGCTGTTTTGGCGCTCGCCACATTACCTGCTGCCTCAAACAGTTTCATCAGTGACCGTGGCTTTGCACCCTTATTGCCGCCACGAGGGGCGATACAGTGAACACGGGTGTGGTGCTCTGTTACGTACAGTGCAACATCACGGAAGTCGTTAGGCACACGGATACGCTCACACAATGTACGTACTGGTTCCAGACCTGCCTCTTCATGCCCGATCAGATTGCCGTATTTACGGAAAGTGATCGCCTTACCGAAGTCATGGCACAGCACTGCAAATTTGGTATACGGGTTAGCCTCGTAAAGGTCAGCCACATCCAAACACAGCAGTGTATGAACGAAAGCATCACCTTCCGGGTGGTGTTCTGGTGGTTGTGCTACTCCACGCAGGGCATCCAGTTCTGGCAACTCACCAAGCTCTGCCATTGCTTCAGCATATGCCCGGAAGTTGTCAGAACCAAGGGCTTTCTCCATCTCTTTCCACTTACGCTCACCGCTGATGTGGGACAGCCCATAACGGTTATTAAAGCACAGAGCTTTAGTGTCGGCATGGATTTCCCAGTCTTTGCCCAGTTGTGCTTTGAATCGGTACACACGCAGGATGCGGAGAGGATCGTCAAGGAATGCCAGCGTTGTATGACGCAGAATTTTCTTTTCGATATCATACTGACCACCAAACGGGTCGATGATCTCTCCTGTTTCCAAATCTTTAGCCATAGCGTTGATCGTCAGGTCTCTACGAGACAAATCCTCAACCAAAGTCACGTCCGGGCTGAAGAATGTTTCGAAGTCTGTATGACCGTTGCCCGTCTTGCGCTCGGTACGGGCCAAAGCATACTCTTCGTTGGTTTCAGGATGCAGGTATACTGGAAAAGCAGCGCCAACCTGGGTGAAACCTTTATTGATCATTTCTTCGTGCGTTGCACCCACAACCACGTAGTCACGGTCATGAACTTCACGACCAAGCAAACCGTCACGTACTGCGCCACCTACCAGATATACTTTCATCTTTTCTCCTTAGAAATTTTCTGTGTTGATGAAGTCTATACCATTTTGCTTCAACAAGTCAACTTTTAATTTACGAAGACAACGATCATGCTGTTGTTTGATATCTCTGTGTATTTTAGAGTGTAAATCGTACTCAGAGAAAGGCTTAACACGCAGAACTTTTGTGTGGGAATAGGTTCCACAACTGGTTTTCACATCAAAGTTCTCTTGGAGTTCCCCTTCAAGAACAATGTAGTACGGGTATAAATCGTACTTTAAAAACGCGGTTACTTTCATTCGGTGATCCCCAGTTCCTCTGCGGTGTACACATCGTTACCATTATAGGCGACCCCACCAATGTACACAGAGAATGTACAATCTGAAACATTTCCGAATCTGTCTGCAATTCGTGATGTACCGCCAAGAGTAAGATAAACATCACGACGAACCCGTGAAAAGCCTTTGGCTCCGTTTTGGTCTACTATCACGATCTGTGTTCCAGAAGGAACTGCCACAATTGTGGTCACTGACTGACCCACGGTAGACGGAGTACCCATGTTTTCATGGCACTGGTCTTTTACAACGGTGTACGTTTTATTGGTCATTGTGTTTCTCCTGTTTAGGTTCTGTTAGTACGAATTCGCCACAACAGCCACATTCGTATTCATTCATTGTGCGACCGTTATCGGTCCAGTCGTTTGCCCCACATGTGCAGAGAACAAGCAGAGGCTTTTCGTAGTTCTCGCGAACAGTCACCCAGGGTTTGTTGCCTACAGAGAACCCTGCGAGCGGTTGTTTTCGAGTCCCACCCCAGTATGCTCGATACTTGATGGAGACCCCGTTCATTTTTGTTTCTCCCCGTGAACTTCACGGAATTCTTCAACCAGAAGCTCCCACCGGGCATCCCACGCACAGTGAGCAATGGCACGAGTGATTGGATCGGTCACATGAGGGTAGTTCTCATTGAACCACGCTTCAAATTTTTCATCGAACAAGGCCATACTCCTTTTGCAGTTTCCACTCGGCATCGTTCATGTACATTGTACGAACGTGTTTACGGAGTCCATTGAAATCACAGCACGGTGTTTCGTTGTTCTCTTCATACTTGTCCCGTGCAAGGCTTGCAAGGATCTCAACATCCTGTCCAAGCGGGTCATAGCCCAAGGCATGTTTACGGAACATGAACACATAACGACCTTCGTCGTCCTCTACCTCGTCTGCCATTTCAGGTAGGGTGTCGGCACGTTCCTGCCAGTAGTTGTACAGCTTGACTGCATCTTCAGGAGACTTCAGGCCGAAAGATAGATCTTCATTCTGCCAACCCAACCAGTCAGCAATGGCTAACAGCTTTTCACGAGCATTCAGTTCGCTCATTCTGCTTCCTCCTCACTGTAACAGATCGCCAGGTAATCTTCACGATAGAGATCGCGAAGCTCTTCAGAGAATTGTTTGTTGGCAAACTCATGCGTCCAAACAGGACGCCCAAGACGCTTTTCAACATCCTCGTGAAAAAGGCTAAAACCACAAGCTGTGCGCCCTGTAAACCCGGTGATGATAATCGCTTGCTCTTTCGTAAGGCGTTTTGACATTATTTGTTCTCCCATTTATTCATGTAGTTAACAAGATCTCTTACTGACCGTTTGCCGTCAAGAGGGTAAACCATGTCACTCTCCATCCCACCATGTGCCAGCATCTTTACTAAACGAGTATACACACTCTGTGGACGATTGCAACGTCTAATTTTCCAAACTTTCCCATCCGGGGAATATTCTTTCTCTTCAGTGGAGAGATGGATCAAGTCACCCATGTACTCTTTGAATCGAATCGTTTCCAGTGGTCGGTAATAGATGAAAAATTTCATGTGTTCTCCTTTGTTGGGTAGATAATAATCCTCGGTAAAATTGATGTCAAGCACAAAAACGAAAAAACCCGCCGAAGCGGGTTAATTTACCAGGTAACAAAGAAGTTTATCGAAGTGCCTTGCATTGTCGGCTGGTATCCGATGATGTCAACTGTGAAACCTCCATTACGAAGATCCCCAACAATATGAGGCAGGTAATCACTCATCTCCACCGGGAAGTCCATTGAGAGTCCCATCCCGTACATCCCCTTCCTCGCACACTGAGCTATCCCGCTCACTATCTGTTCGAAGATGTCCTTCATTTCTGCTGGCGTTTGCTTTTCTGCGTTGTTTGCGATCTCTCGCATCTTGTTTGCGACACTCATCGCTTTGACCCTCCAAGAAATAGAATGGTTCAAGGTTAAGGCGGTTCTTCTTATCCCACACAAAGTAAGCGTACCCAGAACCATCAGTCTTACCGTCTTCGGTGAATGAAGGCCTTTGTGATAAGACCATCAGGCTGGACGGTTTATTGTCCTGCCACCACTTGTTCCGGATCTGGCTTTCAAGGAATCCTAACCTGAGGAGCATAATTACCACATCCGCATCTTCAAGGGCCTTTGTAACGAACTCCTGAGCCAAAGAATAAGGCGGGTTTGTGATGATACAATCCACATGCTTGTACTCTGTGTTGAGATAATCCACACCATGACGGATTTCACCCCAGGCTGAACCTATTGGCATGTGGTTGTAGAATCTCCCAGACGCTCTACACGGCTCTAAATATTTCCAGTGTGGGTTGATAGGGATAACATCCAAAAGGGCCGTGACAGCCCATTCTGGTGTCTCATACACGTCATAATCCCTACGTTCCCCCTTCTTCTTCAAAGGCGCAGACATTATTTCCCCATTTTCTCCAGCACATCAGCCATAATCTCTTCAGAAGCGGCGAGAATCGCATCGATCAGGTCCTGACGGTTTCGAGTATTCACAATCAAGGCTTCCTCTGACCCTGAGGCGATTGCACCAATCTGAGAGTAGATGGTTTGCAGTTCAGCAACGTTGAAAGGATCAAAGTCTTTTGCCTGGAGAGTCGATACGTCGAACTTAAAGGTCTCACCCTCAACTTCAATTCTCAGGAAAATGCTTTCTGGCACGCCGTCTTCAGGGAGGTTATTCAGATCAACATTCTCGACCACGGTCTTTTCTTTCGGCTTCTCACCGGAGATGATCGGACGCTGCCCCTCTTGCATACGCTTAATGTTTCGTTCATCGAGCAGAACCGCTGGGGTGCGCTTCAGGATCTCAACTTCATCCATCCACACCTGACCACCACCTTTGATCGTAGCAATTTCAGTCTCTGTCAGAACCCCGGTGTAGAAGGTATCCATCAGGCGATCAAAGTAGTGCTTTTCAAAGGCAATCTGGCTGTACATGTTTGCACCGTCACCATACGTACCGCCCTGGTAGTTGTGGAACATGAACATAGTCAGGGGAGAGACCGTGCGATCCTTACAGGCAAGCCACAGAACAGTACCAGCAGAACACACGTTACCTTCTGCGTGGGTAACAATCGACGCCTGGCTTTCACGAATAGCACTTACATAAGCCATTGCGATAGAAACAACCCCACCAGGACTGTTAATTACCACACGAATGGTATCATCAGGAGATGCCTGGCGAATTACCTGCAAGCGGTCCTGATGATCTTCTAACCATGACAGGTCATCAATGTAGATAACATGATCGTGAGAGTGGACAGGGTAGCTGTACACGTTGCCACTGAATCCCGGCATTCCGAAAAAGTTCTTGTTCTGTTCCATATTAATCCTCCTCACGAGCGTTTGCAATATAGCCTTTCAGAATGTATGCATTCTTCATCAGCCAGTCGATGTAATACCCTGTTTCGTCATCGACAAGTACCTGGTCGCTGTACTTGAATGTCACGAGAACTTTTCTCGCCCTTTCAGAGGCTACGGCTGCGGTGTGCAGCATTGTGAACTTGTCAAGTTCTTCCTTTTCGACAGTCACATACTTGGATTTACCATCCAGGTAGATCAGGTGATTCAGCAAATCACGACGATCCGGGAACATCCACCGTGCATCGCGTTCTGCTGCGGCAGTGTTATAAATCATTCGGGTAAAGAACCCATCGTTCATCTCATACAGAGACTGAGCCACAACCTTACGATAAAAATTGAAGAGGCTTTCCGCTTCAGCATCAAACAGCCCCGGAGAAACAACCCCACAATTCTTCAACTCCATCAGTTTTCGATGGGAGATAACCCCATGAATACTAACTGTCATACTCCTCCTATCGAGCTATCAGATATTTCACTTCACCGTCATCCCCACGGTAACCGGAATCAACCACATGATATGGCCCAAAATTGTCCAATCTCACCACATCACCCACTACAAGGGTCTTCCTTGACTCATATTCCAAGGACTCGGTAAGATGTTTGAACTGGTCAGTATCATCTGTGGTGCAGATATAGCGGATTTCACCATTACTTTCAGTGACATAAATCCGTTTTCCTGTCTTTTTAGCCAGAACCCAGCCCTTTTTGTCATATTTCACGAGACAATAGGACTGATTCAGCTTATCTCTAAACCTGGACACCTCTTTTCCTCTCAAGATTGGTCAGGAACTGCTCAAGTAAGGCCAAGCGCTCCGGAGTGTTTAGATTAAGCGTTCTCACGCCATATTTTTTGGCAAGATTTACCGCAGTAGCCGTACCACCTTTCGGATTACCATGCTTATCCTCGGATGCATAGTACAGGCAAAACGCAGAGGGGCGCGGCTCAAGAATATTTGCACCCAAAACCTGATGCACGTTGCGAGAGTGAAGTGCAAAAGCACCACGCTTCTTCTTAAGTGCCTCGAAATTAGGATGAATTTCCTCGACCAGTGAGTCCCTGACCACTTTTTGCTCCGGCATTAGGTAATCGACATAACTCAAAGGATAATCCCAATAATCCCAGAGCTTGTCATTATCTGCTGCAAACCCGTCCCACGGTATGTAAATCTCTGCCAAGCGTGTACGATACTCTTCTTGTTTTCCATTGTCAAGAGATTCGTAATATTTTTGCATTCCTACCTGAAATGCCTCATCAGCACCCCCGGCTTTTCCACTTCGCAGTGTGAATCCAAGTCTTGCTAATCGGAAAGCAGCGTCTTCCATGACGCTGATAACCTCTGGGGGTGTTTCGCGAGATCCTACCCCAGTGTAATATGCCATAATCCTCCTGTTAAGAAGCCATCGGGGTATAGCGCTTCTCTTCGCGGTCAGCCATGAGGCCAAGAGCGATGTCGCGAACCATACCACCACGAACGATATCCTCATTCGGGTCATCAAAGGAAACAGATCCCACGCCTGCAAGATTGTGACGCTGAGTGAACTCGATCAACCATTCAAGGCCTGACTGACCATGAATATCTTTCTGACTTGCATCACCCATGACTACGAGCGTACAGTTATCAGAAATACGAGTGATGATACTCAGCATTTCTTCCGGGGTGCTCTGCTGCGCTTCGTCGATCAGCAGGAAGCTCTTTTCGTCGAATGAACGACCACGGATGCTTTCCAGTTCCTGAACTTCGATACGCCCATTCAAGCCGTCCTTCAGGGCATTGTAGTAAGCCCCATCACCCATACGCTTACGGATGGTATCCAGCATATTTCGGACGTAAGGGAACAGCTTTTCCAGTGAAGTACCCGGTTTGAAGCCGGAGGTTTTACCCGTCTGCACGTATGGACGAGCGACAATGATCTTGTCGAGTTCGTTTCTACGCAGCAAGTCGGCAGCATGAGCGGATGCAAGGTAGGTTTTACCTGTTCCGAAGATCCCCTTCGCGATGATAATGTTGCATGTCTGCAACTTGTGAAGGTAATCCTGCTGCTTTTCATTCAGAGCAACTAGCGGTGGTGCGCTTTTTCGTTCCTCATCGAATTTCGGGTGGTGCTTTGCCTGACTAGCGGCCTGACGTTCAGCACGTTGCTGTTGACGGGCGCTCAGTTTTGTTGCACGAGCCTCTTTGCTTCTTCCCATATTGGTTCTCCTTACGAGGTTAGAACAGATTTTGCCTTTTTGTAATAGGCTGTGCGCTCGGCCAGGTGGTTTGTACCACCGTTTACCAGCTTGGTAATCTTAACGATATCATCAGCATCGCAAGCGGCGTTGATGTTTCTCATGTTCCAATACCAACCAGCGCTGGCAACTGCATACTTAGGCTGTTCAAGCAATTCTGGGTGGTTAACGAGGTCCAGACCAAGTGCCTTACCGCAAGCTTTGTAGTTTGCAAGTCCGGTTACCTGAATCAGGCCTCTCCCCTTGTACTTGGCCCCATCCCCATCCTTCTCTGGGGTGTTACCAAGACGCTTTGCGATAGAGCCAGTATCATACTTATCAAAGTACGAATCCTTCCCAAGCTCCTTGACGTAACGGAACTCGGCAGACTCCACACCAATTTGGGAGAGGAATCCGGCGATACGGTTGACAGTATTAATACCACCCTTCTCAAACAAGTCGTTCAGTGCATCAATGAACTTTGCGTTACGCCCAGCGGATGCACCTACTGGAAAAATCTTGTTGAGTTGTTCAAGCGTTAGTTTCAAAAGAAGACCTCCTTACGGATTAACCCTCTCCTAGCGCCTCTTCAAAAGCCGTTTCAAGTTGGGCGGCAATCCCAGAGATCTTGATGGTAATACGTTCCTGGTAGATAGCATAGGCCAGCTCATGTGGCGCAAGCTCTTCTTTCAGGAGATAGACCATCTTATCCATAACTTTTTGCATAACCTCTTCGGAAAGAGCCTTTTTCAGGCGAACCTGAGCGGCATTCAGTTCCTTTTCGAAAGCCGGGTCTTTTGAACTAGACTTCATCTGGCGCATTGCCTCGATCTGGTATTGAGTCTGTTCACTGAACTGATTAATCAGTCGTGGGAATACAAGACCAACAAAGTCACGGGCCAGTTGCTCGTGGTCACCAAACAGAATAGTGTCAAGCTCTGATTGTGGCATTGGGACGAATGTTTGTCCTTCATCATTGATAACGTCAGTCATGGGTTACCTCAGTATGTGCTACGGGCAGCAGCGTCAGCTACCAGTTGCAGGAGTTCGTCTTCAGTGGCACGTTTAGTCTTACGCTTTTTACCACGCAGTTCCAGTGCCAGTTCCTTTTGATATGCCTTACGCAGAGTACGTTTGCTCATTCTTTTCTCCTTTGTGGCCCACCAACAACATGAGGATGGGCTTAGTTAATCTTATATGGTTTTTAGACGACTGTCAATCAGATGTTATGAGATTTCACAAATGCGATAAACTCATCTGCGGTCCCTACATAACGCTCAGTACCGTCTACTTCCATAAATACGCGTGGGACGGTTGTCGGGATCACTGGAGCACATTTGGCAACCAGTTCTTCCTTTGTATAGTTCTTGTCAAGGGTCATGTACAGGAAGTCAAGACCTTTTGACTTTGCGAATTCTTTCGCACGAACACAGTGAGGGCAGCTATCTTTGCCATAGATCACGAAGGTATTGTCTTTGATACTCATATCAATCCTTATTTTTAAAGTAGAACACAATTTCCGGAACTTCGTTGGTGAAGTGCAGGTCGAATCCGGAGAGGACACCAACATCCTCAAAACCAAGATTATCAGCAAATTCATTTGGATACTGAACACTGATAGCCATTTCATAACCTAAAAGTTGACGCAACTTAGGGACCCAAGAAGACACCCCACTTAGGAAAATTTCCATTTCAAACGTGCCGTTCAGACCACGGCGCAAGGAAATCTTACGGTATGGCATGAATCCACTAACCCGTTCGCCACCAAGGAAAAGATGGAGTTTCTGTGGGTCGTAAGCCACTAAGCGTAGCGGTTTAAGTGGAACGTTGTCTTGCACTGTCATATTTTTCTCCTTAGAAATCCCAGGTTTCGCCTTCAGTGTCATCAATTGCCGCGTTGACACGATAATCGGTGTTGGTTTGTTCCTGATTCGCATTCTGCTGTTTGCTTGGGTTCATCCAAGTGTCCATGAACGGAAGAGGATCGCGTTTTGGTGCTTCGAAGTCACGTTCGATACCGTAGTAATCGTAGATCGGGGCGCAGTTCCAGTCTGTCCAGTCCTTCAGTAATGGAGCGTTAAGCCCGATGATCGCACGGCCTTCACTGAACAGGTAATCACCCCATGCATACTCGTTTGTACGTACCTCATCGAGGATCGCCTTCAGTTCTGACTTGATAGCGTAGAAACTATCTTTCCACACAGGGTCTTTCAGGAGAATGTCAATAACACCGAAGTCCATCTTGGTGTGCAGCATTTCATCCAGCATGATTTTCTGGACAAGCTGACCGACCTGAACGAACACACCCTGTTCTGCCAGTGCAAAGGTACATGCAAAGCTGGAGATGAACTCGATACCTTCAAGACCAAGCAGAGAGAACAGCGCTCGCAGAATACCACGGCGAATCTCTTCTTTGTCCACGGACTCAGGATCGATACGGTATTTTGCACCGAGAACTTCCAGTTCACGCATATACTTCACGATTACACCAGAGCGTTCGAGAACAGCTTGGTTATTCTGAATGTCTTCAATGATCTGTCGTGAGTTTGGCAGACACTGACGGACAATATCAGAATACGTTAAAGCATGAAGAACTTCAATCTCAGATTGCTTCATCATCATAGCAAACAGTTCACTATTGGTGATGAATGGTGCGAACAGACAAATAATCGCCTGTGCTGCAACGCTGTCGGCTTCCCACTGCCACATGATCGTCTGGACCATGACATCGTAGGTTGATTTGCTACAGGTCGCGAAATCGGTAATGGATTGGTTCAGTTCAACTTCATCTTCAGACCAGTCCTGCTCTTTCTGCTTTTTGTACAGGTCGAACAGTTGCGGGTACTTTTTGTTGATGGAGTCATACATCCCCATTTGCTGCCCTAAGAACAGCGGATAGTCACCAGTTTTATGAGCGGTGTTCTCAACGTTAAATACAGCCATTATTCCCCTCTAAAACGGGGCCGAAGCCCCATAAGAATTACAATGCACAACCTTCACAGTACGGATCTTCGACAGAGTTGTCAGCGATCAGAGGATAATCCTTGCGGGTGGCCTCTTCTGCTTCTTTCTTCGCCTGAAGTTCTGCGGTGAGGGAGTCGCCAGCACCAACCTTCGAGTTCAGGTAGTACCAGGTCTTCATCCCCATCTTCGTCGCACGGATCAGATAACCAATCTGGTCTTTCATCGAAATCTTCCCGTCTTTCAACTGGGTGTAGTCGATGTAGAGGTCAGCACTGATTGCCTGGCCTGCGAACTTCTGAATGATGGCGTAAATGTCAATCAGGTCGTTTGTGTTGATATCCCACGCAGAGGTGTAGTAATCCTTCAGTTCTTCATACTCAGGCACAATAAACAGCACAGAGCCTTGAGGCGATTTCTTGAAGATCACATGATCACGTACCGGATACAGACCGTTGGTTGTGTTGGTAGCCAATGAGGAACTTTCGTTCGGCATATACGCTTCCAGAACACTGTTACGAATACCACCATTCTTGATGATTTCCTGTCGCAGAGTTTCCCAGTCCTGCTTCAGACTCGGATTCTTCACAACACTATCAACTGCCTTGTTATAGGTGTCGATAGGCAACCAACCCTGAGGGTATTTGGTCTTATGCATCCACGGTGCCACACCACGCTCTTTCGCCAGTCGCAAGCTTGCCTTGTGCAGGCTGTAGCTGTGCAGTTCTGCCAGATCGTGAACCAACTGCTTGCTTTCCGGAGAACCATACGCGACTTTGTGTTTCGCGATGTAGTGAGCAAGGTTAGTCAGGCCAACACCAATCGAACGACGAGATTCGGCTGTGTGCTTCATGTTCTCATACGGATATTCCATGATATCCATAACGTTATCGATCATCAGGACGGTGTAGTAAGCAACATCCTCGTACTCTTCAGGAGTAACACGACCAGCAACCAAAGAGGACAGGAAGCATAGCGCAACCTCACCATCGTCTGCAACAGGGTTGAAGATATTACGCATATCTTTGTAGCCCTTGGTCGGCAGACAGATTTCCTGACACAGGTTAGAGGAGTAAATTGTCTCCAGGAACGGCGTGTGTCGGTTCATCTCATCAGGCCAGTACACGTACAGGCGACCTGTTTCTGCTCGTTGTGTGATGATCTCCAGAGCTAAGTCACGGGCTTTAACCCAAGTCTTAGGGATCTTCTTATCCGCTGCGATACGAGCAACTTCCGCATCGAACTCCTGCATGGTCATCTTAAACATACCCTCGTGTAACTGAGGTGCATCCTTGTAAGAGACCAGCATCCAGTCAAGGTTCTTAGCCACACGGTTCATGAACGACTGGTTAATACCGATGGAGTAATCCATTGTGTTCAGGCGTTTAGAGGTCACTGTGAGCGGGTTCTTCAGCTTCATCAGGTCTTCGACTTGTGGGTCGATAGCCAAGAACGAAACTGTTGCAGAGCCACCACGAGTTGACTGACGGTTCTCTTTCACACCAGAGTCAATCCCACGGTAATATGGGATTTTACCCATGTGTTTGATCGTATTGCCACGGACACCATCACCGATTGAACGGGAGGACAGGTAATACCCAATCCCGGCCTGTGCAACCGTCATTGTGTACGCAACTTCACGAGCAACACCGATGCTCTTAGCTGTGTCGTCTGCTTTGATGATGCAACATGACGCATAGCCAGTGCGACCAGTACGCAGACCATTCAGGTACGGCGTTGGAGCATTGATCTTCAGATCAGACAGGTACGTGTACAGTTGGATAACGTCATTGATACGGCGTTCCTTCGGCATACGTTTCATTACTGCCATTGCGATACCCATGAACATCATCTGCGGAGATTCAAACAGAACATCGTTGATGTTGTCCTTGATACCGTACTTATCGCGGAACTGTTTCAGAACCGCATAACCATAACTCAGGTCTTTCGAGTGATCAATAGCTTCTTCCAGCTTAATCAGGTCGAAAGAGTCATAACCCATATCTTCCCAGTAGCCGATATTGGTCATGTAGTGGTAGAAGTTAAACAGCGTAGGGATCTTTGTAAAACCACCATACGCCTCTTTGTAGATCTGCCCGATGAGAACACGTCCAGCCATGCGGGAGTGAGCTTCATCTTTACGACTTACACAAGCGTCGATCAATGCCTGGTTTACTTCACGAGTGGTGCAACCGTCATACAGACGCTTGTAAGCGTCCATTGAGATATGTGACCAGTTGCCATTGCCGTCATCACCAAAGATTGCTGCTTTGTTAAGACGTTCCGGCTCGAACACAACTTCTGTTCCATCACTCTTTACAACTGTATTGATCAAACTTTCTCCTTATTTCTCTTCGAATTGAGCAAGATATTTATCGGCTTCGTCAACTTCCTCGTCTTGAGGTGTTTCTTCAGACGGAGCAGTGACATTGATTATTTTACCAGAATATTGATCATAGTAAACATCATCGTACATCTTACTGTCATCGGTCAAATCATTGAAGTAGAGCCACCCGGCGTAGTGATGCTTATCATCAAAGCCACGGTCTTTCCACTTGGTCTTCTCTTTACTCATTAGTCCCCCAGACCAAATGCGTCACTCAGACGTGCTTCATCTTCACTATTGAACGTAATATCGAACGAGTCTGGGCGGTCACCGCGTTTTGTGTACTTACGGGTGTTGACTTTTTCGTTTACCGGGATGTCATAAGGCAAGTCGATAACGAACTCCATGTCGCGCTCTGAATACACACCGACATCAAGGATGTCAACGCCGTTATAAATTTTTGCATACGGATAGTCCGGACGCATGTCACCGACAAAGATCGTGGTCTTACGGTACAAATATGGCAAATTAGCACATCGTACATTTTTGTTGTTAAGCATAGTTACTTGCTTAGGATTACCCTCACTGTCGGAGACTTGGAATCCTACTGCATAAAGGGCAGCGCGGAGTCCACTTTCTTGTGTCACATCGAATCCAGGAACGGTTCTCAGGAAGTCCAAAGTGACCGAAATGTGTTGGGTAGGTTTGCGTTTTGTTTTACTCATGTATTCTCCATTCTGCCTATAATCGGGGAGAAACTCTCCCCGCAATTCATACAACCAAGATACGGATTACTGGAACCTTTGTCAACCTGAAACTACGTTGTTGGGAACTAACTGGCGGTGTTGTGACCAACCACGGAAATTACCACTCCAGAACATCCCATTCCGGTCAACGTGGGTAACGCCCTCTTCCCAAGCGAATGCCCCATTCTCCAGTTCATCACAGGAAGCATGAACAAGTGGCGTAGCCTGGTGTTCGAACGGAGAAGCATGAACCTTATTACCGCTCAAAAGTTTCCCATAAATGTCCAGCGCCTTATCTTTTGTGTTGTTCAGGACACGGTAAGAGACCTGAGCACAACACGAGGCAGATATTGCCTTTGCTTCCTCAACGGTAAGCATAACAGGCTTGTCGTTCTCGTCAAGAACACAATACCCAACAAACACAACACATTCTTTGTCGTCAATGTCTTCGTATTCGTAGACGTGATCAACATACGGCGTATGCCACTGTCCCGGTTCCAGAAGTTCTGGTAAGGACTCATCAAAGGCCTTCTTCATGGCTTCAGCCAGTGCGAAGATGGTAGGATCTGCATCCTTATCCACACGCAACCACCAGAAGTTCTCGAAGTCGGTAGCAGTCAGGACCGTCTTCATACGCTGGAATGGCTCCAGAAGGCGGTTTGCAATCTGCTTATGATACCCAGCTTCTGCAAATGCCTCAGCAAATCGTGCTGCACTCAGCCCTGCTAGTCCCCACCAAGTTGCGGGTTCATAACCCGCATCGATCAACTGGTTATGGTCACCTGCATCTTGCATACCGGGCTGGTTCTTCCCGAACTTAACAGGCATTGCTGGATTTTGCTGAACCTGCTCGATCATCTTCTTGATCGGAATTGCACGGCTACTCATAGCATTACGACTGAATAGTCGGTGCGTCATCAACTCACTGTGGATGATACGCGGGTATTCAAGCTCAAAAGTTGTAATACGTTGTCCCTGCGGAGAAACACTATCCGCTACTACGCGAGCGATTACAGCTTCTGTCATTACTTAACCCCTTCTTGCAGTTTTTTCAGGATGTTTTCTTTGTTGGCTTCCATTACCTTTCCAACAGCTTCTTCCACAACCTTTTCAAGGATCGCGGTGCGATCAGCAAAGCGTTGCTGGAATGCGATCATTTCTTCAGCTTCTTCGGCAGTGAAGATACCAAGGTAGGCTTCAGTGATCAGTCGGTTAATGAAATCGGCATCGAGACCCATATCTGCGGCGGTGATACCATAGGCATCAAACCCCATAACCTGTGGAACCTTATCCACACGGCGTTGCAATTCATTTTTCAGGATGTCGAAAGATTCTTGTTTTAATGTCATTTGCCTCTCCTTTTGATTCGATATGGTGTCTCAGGGTTCATTCCTGCTTTAAACACCAGATAACGTGTCAGGATGTCCTGACACATGTCGCTTGTTGCTTTGAAGGATATGAGGAAGGTTCCGTCCTCGGTGAAAACCTCCACCCAATCCCCATAGTGGACAACGAAGTCTCCTGTGGGGCATCTCTTCATTATGCAATGTCCAGAACAAACTTCCGGATGTCGTCCCAGTTATCGGTCTCAAGGTCAATCGAGACACGAAGTTCTTCGGACTGATCGTAAGGTGTCTTGAACTTAATCTTGATCACTTCAGGACCGAACTGATTCAGGAACTCGTTGCGGTCATCAATGATGACATCGAGTTTGATACCAGCTTTGTTTTTCGTTGCATAGAACCCGTGGCCTGAGCCTGGCTCGATACTGAAAAACTCTTCCGTTTCACGTTTCAGGAATCGCACCTTAGACGAGAAGTGGCCTTTCTTACAGTAAGACACAAACTGGTTGAAGTGTCCAGCTTCGGCCCAAGCCGCTACTGCTTCAACTGCACCAGGCAGAGGCTTCAGTTTGTCATAGAGGTATGGGTCTTCCCAGAACTCGTATGGTGGAACCTGATTTACCTTTGCAGGTGGAAAATACTTGGAAACGTTGTAGTAGAGTTTCCCTTGTGGGTTTGGTGGTGGAAGCTTGTAGTCAGCACTCACACCATACACCTGTTCCATCCATAGAATCCAAGGGGACCCTGAATCGACAAAAGTCAGGTCAACATCAATACCGATATTTAGCGGTTTACGCATTCTCTTCTCCGTAGCTAATAGTTCTCGCCCATTCGAGAACCTCTTCAGCACAGTCTATCATGCCGCCCTCTTTGTTGTCAAAGTCACGTTCGTGGCCTCTGATACCATCAAGGTACAACCAGTTACGACTGTCATTACCCCAATCATAACCTTTTCGGTGGATACGTGCAAGGAAGAATTCACCACCAGTTGAATATGCGTAATCGGATAACTCTTTGATTTCTTCCCTGAAACCACCATCAGAATACACAATGACTTCATCATTCGCATAGGTCTTTTTCAGGTGCTCTACAGCGGCCTTACCAAATGCAGACTTACCAAACAACGGCTTGATAACCTTCTCAGAGCAATGGATCATCCACTGACGTGGAGATACATTCACACCATCAATCATCAGATATGGGCTTGGGATCTCTTTATACCGACGAGTATACATTGCATCCCACAACTCACGGGAAATCCCCGCTGAACGAATAGCAACCTCAAACAGGAGTTCCTTTACCTCTTCGTGGTTGATGTTGGGATTACCTTTGCACAGATACGCAGAGATCTCATCTTTACCGCTTTGTGGCGGGGCGTTAAGAACAATAATATCCAATCTTCTCTCCTTTGCAAAAGGGCCGAAGCCCTTAAATGATATTCACAAGCGTGTTAGCCATTTCTTCCTTAGTACGGATGTTACGGCGGTCACGCATCACAGAACCGCAGCACTCACAACGGTATGCCTGGAACTTAGACAGGTACGTAGTACCGACCTTACCCGGCATCTCAACAACCTGATCAGAGTTACAACGGACACAGCGCAGGACCGTGTTTTCGTCTTCATCATTGTACAGGGTCACGTTAGGGTGTTTCTTCATGAAAGGACGGACTTTCAAGTAGATACCTTCAAGTGTCGGGATATCCCCGATGTTGTAGTATTCCATTTCTTCGAATGCTTCAATCTCTCCGTGGAAACAACGAATCCACAGCGTGATACCTTCGTGGTGGCGCTTACGAGCGTCCAGTTGGAAGTAATTACACGCAGCTTCCAGAGCGTTAGAAGGCAAGGAGAATGCTGACTTGAGTTCTGCAAGCGTATCGATCACGATGTACGGAGATGGCGGTTTCATTCCGTGGAACGCGAAACGCTGGTTAGCCCAACCTTTGTCGAAGCGAGCGTTGTGTGCGATGAAGATATCACACTCATCCAAAATATGCCACAGTTCTTCAACCAGTTCACGGTCGTCGTGGATATCTGTTTTGAACGTTTCGTAGTCAGGAAGTTTGCGACTGATGATCGCAGGGTTATGTAACCACTTACCAGCCCATGTGTACATGTAAGGTTCATGCTCTACGTGGGAAGGTGTTACAAACGCCTTGAATCGGTTAAAGACCCAAGCCAGTGTTGGTGATACTTCTACGTCACCGAGGAAGATCTTAGCACCGGGATGCTGCTCAATAACATCACTGATCACTCTCTCAGCTTCCTTGTTATACTCATGCGCCTTAAGAATAAGACGGATGTGGGATTCCTTGCTTTCTTTTCCCAGATAACGACGAGCAATTTCACGGTTACTCAGGCCTTTAGCTTTTAAATCAAGGATTTCTTCTGCACTCAGCATTACACCTCTCGGATAAATTCAACGATATCATTCACAGCAAAGTCTCGCACGGCATCTTTCTCGACATCATATGCCTTGATCATCCATTGAGGCTTTTTGTGAAACTCTGTAGACCCATACCACATCACCGGGTCCACCACGGTACGGTAACCGTATTCCCCGCGCCAGTTCTTGTAATAGAACTTCAGGGGCTTACTCAAATTATTCAGCAAATCTTTCCTCCGTCTGTCTGACAAACTCCGTAAGGTAAAGTGTGATGCTGTCATGCTTCTGAGTTCCTTTCGGAATGATGAGGCCGAGATCCGACTCAGCCCTTTCAATGATCTTCTCATTGGTACATCTTCTCAAAAACTTCAGCATGTCGTCCTTGTAGCCAGCATGAATAGGATACCCACTGAAATCTTGTTCCAAGTAGTCAGCAAGATTTCTAAGCGCTGTGGACAACGAGGTCTCTGTGTAAGCAGAAACGTACTTCATCCAAGCCTTCAGGACATATCCTTCAAACGTATTCACACACTGGCTAAGGACTCCTCGACACTTTCCGTCGAAGTGATCATGATCGAGACATGGTTTGCGAAGTGGCTCACCAAGTACAGGATCAAGACCGCCTTGTTCCAGAATTAACTTCTCCCTGAATGCTGCTATCTGTCTTGCATCCTTAACCCAAAGTTCTGCCGTCAATGGCACCACGACAGGTTTCTTCCTTGCCTTGGGTTTAGATGCAGGACTCTTTACTCTTTTCCTGCGGATAGGTCCTCCAAGAACTTTTTCCCAATCAAATATGCATCTGCATAGTCAGCCTTTCCTGCTGCAAGAGTAACACCATCCAACCAGCCAGGGCAGTCGTAATTGACAGCCTTAACCATCATGGCTTTGTCCATCTTAACTTTGGACTTGGATGATACCATTTTATTCTTCTTTTTGTCAAGCTTTTCCTTAACTTCCCATTGCTCATCTTCCGGGAGCAGACTACGGGCAAAAGACTTAACAGAAGTTGGTGCAACAGTGTGGATATTGAAGTATTCAATAAAATGATTACCGCAATCATCCAGACTGAGAGCAATACAATAAAACAGTCCAGCAAGGTCCCTTGTTGCGCTACCAATCGATCCAAGACTTAGTGCTTCCATCACATAGTCATCGGGTGAATACTCTTCACAGAGTTCATTTATGCGCTTACAGATGTGCTCTATCTGCTCATAAACAGTGTCAAAGTAGTAGACATCCGGGCTTTGCTTCCCTTTACTCTTTGTAGACCCTGTCCTGATCATCTCCCTGTAGATTGGCACCCCATCGCGCCAGATAACAACAGCACAATGGGATAGCGACTGGTCAACAGACATCAGTACATATGGGAAATCACTCATCATTCCCATCCACAGCATTTTCACGGAAAAGAACAAGGGAGCATTCAAGGTCTCCATAGGCAACGCTTGTCAACAACAGCAACTTCTCACCTTCAACAAGCTCACAATCTTCAAGAAGAAGTACCGTGAAGGCCTTATCCGGGTCAATAAAGTCATCTGTGAAGACCACGTAGTCACCGTGGTCTGTCTCAAGCATACGCCAAATACCTGTTCCAACTATGAACTTAGGCTTCAGAGAAGAAACAGCGAGGGCCTTGGAGTCCCTCATTACTGCTTCCATGATCATCCCATCAATCATAAAACCCCCACACGACGCAGTTCTGTTGCCAGAGTTGTTGGATCGTTGGCTGTGCGCTTCATGTATACCATCTGGAAGATGATCGAAGCCCACTGACCAGCACTCATTTTACGCTGTGTTCCATCCCACGATGTAAACTCCACACCCTGAGGGAACCAGGTCTTATACTGGTCAACAATAGCTGTCCACATATCCTTTTCAGTCTGTAAATGACCGATTAGGTTGAATGCGGCGGTATCACCAAATCGTCCGGAGATGTCAAAGCACTGATAAGGCTTGATGTTATCTGAGCTATCGCCACAGAGCATCTGGTAGCCGAAGAACTTACGTCCCCAACCCTTAACCTTATTACCTTCCATCCAAATCTCACCCATAGAGTCATCAATGACCATAGGGATAGGATGTTTCCATGATCTCTCTTCACTGTCCCGCATGGTGTCGAACAGAAGCCCCGGCGTTCCTTTCTGGTCTTTGTCGAAGGATGCAACCATGTAGTTGAACTTGCCAGTCGCCTGGTAGAACTCCCACCCGGTATTCATCAGGACAGAAAGATAATCATCTGCCTCTACTCCGTCAATTACCTTTGCCTTGTACTTCTTCTTGACGTAATCACGCGTTTCCTGTAACAGTTTAGGACGTAGGGTGTCCTCACGGTTACCCTTATAGCGTTCTGGTGCAGGCAGTAGTAGACGGAAGTTATTTTCCCCACCCAACACGCCCATACCATACTGGCTGTCCATCTCTAAGTGCTCAAAGATCGCGTTGATCTTTGTTTTCAGGATGTGCAGACAGTTTTCAACAGGTTCCGGAGTCTGAATATCCTCAATCAGGAAGTCATCGCGTCCCCAAGGTGTGAATTCACGACCCTCGGATTTTGCCTTAATTTCCATATTGGCGTTTTGGTCTTTTAGCCAACCGCCCACCACCCTTTTGGTGGAACCCCAGAATTCTGTTCTGTTTTTGAAGATCTTTTCCCTGCCAGAGGCGATGTGTGTTGCCTTAATTGTGCGCTTCTCAGCGCCAGCAGCAGACACAAAGCAAGTCTGGTCAAGGTCTAAAGCGATCACACAGTCATTCGTGACTTTATTTTTCCAATCTTTATCATACGGATATCCCACTAGCCCTCTCAATCGTTACTCAAATACTCGTCCAAATACCGGACATCCAGTTCCCATTTCTCTCGCTTACTCCGTTCATGATACAAGGCAAATGCCTCGCTCACGTATTTCTCTGCAACCTGTCGGGAGACATTGTTGACCCTCATGAAGTGACGAAGGGCAATCTCTCCTCTTCCACGAATACCAGCAAGGCCGATATGTTTTACTTCGTGACATGACGGGCAGAGCGCGATAAGACCTTTCAGCGTGATCTTACCATTACCAAAGTCCCAGATTTCGTGACACTCAACAGGGTGCTTATTCCCTTTACCACCACAAATCTCACATCTGTAATTGGCTTTGGCATAGCATTTCTTTCTTACGACATCCCATTGGGATTTAGTGAGGTGAGAGCGTAAGTTAGTAAACCAAGCTGTTTTTGGAACAAGTTCAATCTCTAATTTCAACTCACCTCCACGAAGCTGCGATCACAACATCAATTGCTCTTTCCCAGCACTCACCGAGAAGATTAAGACCTTGCCAGTTAGCAGGATCATCAATGCGTGGATCATATTCATTCAGTTTTACACCCCAGATTGCATCATACGGGGATGCCTCTACAAATCGCCGCCCAGCATCTCTGTGAGTCAGTGCAGACTCCAGAATAGAGCGGTTAGCCTTCATTTTCAGAACAAGACCGTTTGTTACAATGTCCATTCTGTTTTCTTCCCAAACACTGTTGTCAAAGTCCCTGACTTTACGACCCAGCGCTTTTGCCTCGTTTGGATTATCAACTGTGGCAATACGTGCAGCAATCTCTTTGTCATCAAAGAGCATTGCTTTTTGGAACATCATAAAGTGCTCCACCGTGAAGAACTCATAGCCACCACAACGAATAGGAATTATCTGTCGAAAGTGGTTGCTGAACATATCACGATAAGTGAAGAAGAAAACATGCTGATCAGTTACTCTCATGGTTCATCCTCTTAGTGGAACGTCTTTTTAGACGGACATGAGCCAGCACCTTCTTTCACAACGCTTTCGGTACGGTTACCGTCGCTGTAGATGCATACTTTAGAACTCCCATCGGTGTATTCATCTACCAAAGAGAGTGTATTAACTGTGGCGAACGCCGGAGAAGAGAGCAGAGCTACTGCTAAAAGAATTGTTGTGCGGATCATTTTGTATCTCCTTTGTTAAGTTGAGACCCGATGATAATCTATCACCGGGCCTTTTGTCAACTCTTATTTACCTGCTGGCAGGGTAACGAATGGGGTCTGAGAACCGCTGGTCATATAGACCGGGGTCACACCGTTCCACTTGTTGATCGCTTCCAGTTGCATAATTTCTGGGTTTTTGCGGAGAGAATCACCACGCAGTTGGATGGATTCTGCTTCACCTTTTGCCAGTGCTACTTTAGCATCTGCCTCACCCTGAGCTTGCAGTCGCTTAGATTCAGCTTCACCGCGAGCGGCTTCGATCTGTTTCTGAGCTTCAGCTTTGGTCTGCTGGATTTCGTTTTCACGCAGCAGCGCTTTCTGAGTCGCTTCGATCTTCGCGTTGATGGATGCGGTTACCTGTGGTGGATAACGCAGATCATCAGTGTAAGACAGTTTCACGATCACGATACCAATCGGGTCAAGCTTCGCTTTCAGGGTCTTCGTCACACGATCCAGAAGCTGAGATTTACCATCGCCAGCCAGCGTACCGATATCCATCGTACCCGCTTCTTTGATCAGTGCATCAGAGATGTTCTGACGAATGTTGACATCAGTGATTTCCTGAACACCTTTACGGTAGGTCTGGAAGATCTTGGTGACCTTGGAGCGGTCAACGTAATACTCAACACCAACCTTCGCAGAGACCGTCATAGAATCCTTGGTCTGGAAGTTAAACGGTTGGTCGTAGTTGTTTAACTGGTTGAATGTAGGGAACTGATAGATTTCTTCGTTCCAGGTCAGCCAGTATTTACCAACACCCACTTCCTGCTGCTGAACACCCTTTTCGTCGCCATACAGGTCAACCTTCACACCCACATAACCTGCCGGGACAGTTGCACGTTCACAACCAGTCAGGCCAACGGCACCCAGAGCGATCAGGCCAGCAAAAATCACACGTTTGATATTCTTAAGCATTGGTTTGGTTCTCCTCTTCAATTTTATAGGTAGTTTTTACTTTCTCGTCAACATGTTCGTCAACAATTTTTGCTACAAGGGCAGCAGCAGACTTATTCTTAACTCGCGCTAAGTGCTGCAACTTTTCCCAGGTAGACGCTTTCAGGTTTAGTAACATTACGCCTCCGATTTTTTAGGGAAGAACGCTTTTCTCGCCCAATACCACACGATTGCAGGTGTTGCGATGATCCATGCAAAACCAGCACACAGCATCAGGGTATCTTTCGCTGACACCAGCGTCGGAACACCGACGCCAAAGGTGATGCAGATAAACAGGAAGATACCAACAGCGTTAAGGTAGTGTTTCATTATTCAGCGTCCTCAGCACCGTCATCTTCTTCGGTTTGTGCGACATTTGCAGGCTTGCCGCGACCGAACAGGATATCCGCTTCGGTGAAGATCTCTTGCTCTGCATCGAGTGCAGCAGTCTTCTTCTCTGCTTCATAACGCACATCGTACTCACGTTTTACCAGAGAATTCAGGAACTTAGGAGAGATGTTGTGGTTTTCTTTTTCCACAGCACGAATGTCCTTGATCTGGTCTTTCAGGTCAGCGATTTGACGCTGTAGATCAACGATTTCGTTAACGGTTGACTTCAGACGCTCGCGGGATGCCGGGTCAGAAGGCAGGGAGGTGATCAGTGCTACTTTGATTTTTGCGGTACGTGCCATGTTTTGTTTCTCCTCTGTTTATTTAGTCTGTTCAGTATAGCTTTTTAATTCTTTTTGTCAAACACTTTTAATCAATGCCGACAATCTTTCCACCAGAGCGCTCAATCTGGTCAACATACGCTGTCAGTGTGCCAAGCGTACATTCGTAAGCGTACTTCTTAGCGCCACCCCAGCGACGTTTCATGGTGAAGCGGATCAGATAACGTGTATTTGGACCACGACTGACGATAGTAATGCCGAGGCGATTAGCTAACGCAATAATCTCTGGGTAATCAATAATTTCTTCCACTGCTTTCTCCTCTCTGTCTTGATAGGGGCCATTATACAGACCCCTTATCCATTGTCAAGCAATAATTTTCGGACTTTCGAAAGTGCTTGGCTTCATGATTTTTCCGTTTCTATCGAAGAAGACAAGGCGTGAACCTTTAACATCCGGGTTGCGGATATCAATTACCTCGCGGAAACCAACACCCTCATAACGACCATTGGAACGATCTTCGATTGCCTTACATTCTTGACGTAAAGCTTCGGCTTTCGCCTTACCAGGCCACAAGGCAAGGATATCTTGCACATATGGGTATTTGGTATCGTTTGAATGTAACACCTGTCGCATATTGTAGTCAAGATTAATATCAAGGCGATAACATAATGCAGTTACCAGCTTAAGAACATAAACCGGGTCTCGCATATTGCCATACAGGTTGTGCTCAAGATCGCCAATAGTGAACGTCAGTGTCGGTGAAGGAATACAGGCTTCACGAAGATACTCAGGACTCTTCAACTGGCAAGCGTATGAAGCTACAACAAAGAGATCACAGGCAGCGTCAACAGTTTCGATACGGTCACCAACACGGAGTGCGTCAACGAGTTCGTTGAATTCTTCACGAATAAAGCCCCATTGCAGATCGAATGGTGTTGCCACATTATTGCGAGCACGATATGCAACATGGTTCCATTCGATAACATGCTCCGCATATGCGTACAGATCTGTTGGTTTTGTCATCGCTAAAAGTGTTTCGTAAACCTTACTCATTGATTCTCCTTAATTAATTACATCTGTTGCGTGATCACCTTCCGGTTGGTCACGGATAATTCGTAATGGCAAAAGAGCACCGTTCTTAGCAACGAACAGGCATTTGTCGCCATATGTCCCATTCTTATACCAAGAATAAGACGTATTCACCTTGTAGGCCATGCCGTCGAACTGACAGGTCATGGTGTTCCACAACGGTTTGGTAAGGGCCAGCGTTACCAGGCCCAACACCACAGCCCAAATCAACAGCAGTCGTTTTACTTTACCCTGAATCCAGTCGATAAAGTCATCGAGCTTGTCTTTCCGGAAACGGAAAGCGGTATAAATACCGCCCCCTGTGACCAGTGTTGCGCCTAAGAGCGCCAGCCAGTACCAGATCATTATGCACGTACCTCTGTTACCTTCACGGTTGCTTCGCCGCGAAGCTGAATGTTAGATCCGTCATCAAGGGTGAGGATAATATCGTCACCACTGATTTTGTGACCTTTTACGATGTAGTCTTTACCCCACATCTCAACTTTGTCACCCATCACTACGTTCTTTGCTTTGTAGTCCCCTGGAAGACGATCTTCATCGCTAACAGCCTCATAAAGGTCGCTGAACGCTTGTGGGGACATTGCTGTGAACTGGTCACCCACTTTTACTATGTAATCACCAGGAAACGCCTGAACGCCATTCACGTCCATATTTCGGATATCCCGTGTGTGGATCTCAGCGTCTTTCCAGACCCCGGTCTCGATCCACTTGGTCACCTGACCAACCCCTGTGCTCGATCCGTTGAATACGTGTGCTTCAACTTCCTGAGGTTTACGTTTATAGAATCCCATTAGTATACTGGCTCCCATGTTAATGTATCAAGTTCACGTACACTCTGCCCCACCGGGAACTGAGGTACACCATCATCAGTACGCGACTGGAATGTAAAGTTGATGAAATCGCCAACCAACAATAGCATCTTCGCCTGAGAACGCTCTGCGTGAGTGCCTTTCATTTTGCAGTTGAATCGAGTACCATCTCTTTCTTCACAGAGCAGGACACCCTCACCGTTCTTATCCTCTACAGAATCAAGAACTTTTGCCTCACCATCCTGGAACTGTTTCCATTTTTGGAGATCAGAGGATCGTTGACCAAATTCGTAGACACCTTTGAAGTTTCGGATGATTGAACCTTCAAATCCCTGCTCCATGTATTTACCGATGGACCATTTAACTTCCCTTTCAGAAGATACCACGATCCCGTGGATAACTTTCACCATAGGTACGTTAAGTTCACATTCAACAGCATCGGCAACCACCAACAGATCTTGATGTCTGGTCTTATCATGCTCATAAGAGTACCAAGGGCTTTGTGCATTCACAGGAATGTCAAAGATGTGATACTCTAGGTCAAGACTGGAATAACCACTGAAGCGGTCAACGTCTTTTACTGGTTTATACGTGGAAACAGCCCACACATTACCATCAAAGTCTTTCCAGAGATGCTCACCATCGGCAACCGCCTTATTACAGCGCTTGATATCAGCCTGATAGTCTTTCTCGATCTCAGCTTCAATCTGTTCAGGGGTGCGCCACTTCTTAGCCAAAGCAACAATCTTCTGAAGGCTTAGACCATGAATATACAGTTCACCATCGAACTTGTCAAACCCTGTGTGCTCTGCAAGTTCTTTAACTTGCTGCAATAAAGCGCCCTGTACTGGGTATGTTTTGTTGCCACGGCTATTAAACACCGGGATGCCGTCCTTGTCAAGCGTCACAAGAGCACGAACACCATCGAGCTTTGGCTGAATATACGCAGGATAGACGATTGACTTTGACCGTTTGATCGCATCGTGTGCCAGCATAGGAGAGAAGTTCTCTTCCGTCTGTAACTCCTCTTTGGTCTCACGATAACCTAAACGGACCTGTTTCTCCCACTTAGACCGGGCCTCCAGGACGGCCTGGAACTCAGCGGTGGTTTCATTGGAACGACCAATGTTTTTCATTTCACACTTGGTGCGCTTTTGTTGAATCTTTCCATTTTCCTTACCGAAAGAAACGACAACCTCATCACCTTCTGTGGTTACATTCCAAACTTGATACGATCCGTCCTTGTTAATGGCGTATAGTGTTGGTGTGTCTAAACTAATTGACATTATTTCTCCTTCTTCTGCAATGAGGTTTTACCTTCAAGGTGATCCTCAACCATTTTGATGAGACCAGGGTTGCTGAACGCATCTACAGCACCAGTTCGGTATACAACAACACCAGCGTCTTCGTACATCAACTGTTCATCGTAGCGAACATTAGGGTTAACCACAACAATCTTAGTACCCATCCTTGATGCTGGGAAAAGCTCCCAGTTGAAGTTGATAACTGTGTTTGAGCATCCAACAACAATCACCATGTCTTCAGATGTCAGGCTATCTAGGGTTGAGTATAGGTCGTTATATGCTGGAGCAGCCTCACCAAAGAAGACCACATTTGGTTTGCACCAGTGAAATTCATCAGGATCTACTTCATTGTAACCAATGTCAACTAACTGCTCTTCAGAATCTTCGTGAAGTTTATACCGAAGTTCTTTCAGATATCCGTGGATATACAGAGTATCTTCCTTAGGAACACCAGCACGTTCCAGCAGGTCATCTACGTTTGTCGTCAGATTAACAACCTGTTTTGGGTAGTTTTTATACCACTCAGCAACACGCATATGTGCAGCATTCGGATGCACAGTTTGCAGTTCTACACGACGCTTGTTATAAAACATGTGCGTTTTGTGATAGAAATTACCACGGAAAGCATGGATATTACAGACCTCTTCAAGGTCGTACTCATCCCACAAAGCCTTTCCGGAGTCTGTATCAGTACGGAATGTACGAACACCGCTTTCAGCAGAGAAGCCTGCACCACTAATAACAATTAAACGCCTCAATTGTTTCCCCTTACTGTAATTTCAATGAGTTACGCAGACGACGCTCTTGAGCATCGCGGGTTTCCTGCGGAACGCTGTGAATGGAGTCATTGCCATGACGGTTTTCTACCACCAAGCTGATGACACGATACCCGTTCTCCGCTGCGAGATCAAGATACGGCTTCAGTTCTTTTTCACTGGTAGAGGTGTTAGATACGATGATCCTGCTGATATTCCACCCCATCATATCTTTGACCTCTGACTGACACCATGCGTGTGCAGCCTGCATGTTTTCAGGTTTCCAGTCGTACACGCCATCTTCTGTGTAGTGGAATTTATCTGCTTCATAGACAGGCCACAAATCCTCTGCCAGCATATCTGCTACTGTAGACTTACCAGCACCAGACACACCACGCAGGATGATCAGAGTCTTTTCCATCTCTTCTCCTCAGTAATTGTTTCTTAAGATCGTGATACGATACTTCAAGAAGCTCTCTTTTGCAAGCATGAACTTTTGTGCCGCAGAAGGGTTAGACGTATGGACATAGAGTTTAGCATCATGCACAGGAAGTTTCCCATACACAAGCTTCTCTTCCAAGGCCAGTAGGCAGTCATAGCCCTCCTTTTCTGAATCTTCACCTAGGTCATTATCAAAATGCCACTCTGTGACATAACGATAGAACTTTGACCGATTATCAAGAAAATCCATAAACTTCTGAGAGGTCTTGAACCACAAGGCATCAGGATACCCGTAGTCTTTTGGGTCTCTCAAGTCATCAAGCCAGATGATCATTTTTCACCCTTTTCTTTGTGTGGGTAGATGGAACATCCAACACCATAACAGCCAATCACCGCAATGATGAGCAGAATTCCACCGAATATTACTTTACCACCCAGAGTTTCGATAACCCAATTCACAAAGATTATCAGTGCAAATAAGAAGATAAACACAGATAACCCAATGATAAGTCTGGTAATTATGGAAACAGCCCGGTCAAGTTTGTTCTTGATTGACATGAGTGTCATTTGCGATCCTCAAAATATTTTTCAATAATCATACGACGATACTGAGAGTCCTTAGCCGCCCACTCATCTTTTTCGTAAGCCCAGCGCAGCCAGTCAAGAAGTTCGTAGAACTCTTCGTCGATACGTTTTTTGGCTTCTTTCGGGTTGTCCCAAATCAGGTCCCACTTGTTCTGGCTACCACGCATCAGGAACTTCTTCGCCAGGTAATGTGGAGACTTAATTTTCAGCAGTAGCTCATTGGTGTCAACATCACGAACAACAAAACCTTCATGATTAACTGACTTGGAAGCCTTAACAACATCGCTGAAGATCATGTTGTCCCAGTCAGCACGTTTCCAACCATAACGATTTGCAACTCTATCAAGGTCCCACTCTGGAAGCATACCACCACTTAAGTGGACCCGGCAACCAATCAGATAAGCACCCGCTTCTTCTGCGACAATGTGGGGATCACTCTCATCACATATTTCAAAGATAAGTGTGCAAGGTCCAGCATTCTTCACGAAATAGTCAAGCATCCCTTCAGGCATGGAACCAGTGATCTTATCTTTTGCCATTTGTGCAAACTCAGAATCAAGTGTTCCTGTGGTAGACACAATTACTTCACCATTGTAAACACTCATTGCTGCCATAAAGCCATTGACTTTACGAGGTACGCACACCAACTTGTCCTGTGGGACATCAGTGTTGTTCTCGAAGCGATTGAAAATCTTCGTGAAAGGCCAGATAACAACGTTGTCCTCTGCATCAACAACCATGCCACGGCACTCAAGCAGACGCGCATCTGTGTGCCACAGGTTATCCCAGAACACATTGTTCTTATATTTCAGTACAGACAGACCCGCGAACGGGCCTTCGGTGTAAGTCTTTTTGGTTACCAGCTTTTTAGCAACCAGATCATCTACGTTAAATTTCATGATATATCTCCCACAGTTCTTGTGTATTCGTAATAGAGTCAATAATACACTCTCCTGAACGGGAGTCAAGCTTTGCCTGAGGAATATTTGAAGCATACAGAAACTTCATGGCATCCACCTTTGAAATTGAACCGTAAGCCCCTGAATCCATTATGAAATGAATCCTGTCCTTGGTTATGTTGTGAATTTTCATGATCGCTTTTCGTAACCTTCTGCTTGGTAATACGTTGTATTGTAAGGAGTTTCAATGCTGAAACTGATCTGGCAGAGTTCCTGAGCTAAAAAGTTAGCAAGTTCAACCGCCATTTCAAGGATCTCGTGCTCCGGTCGTTCAAAACGAGGATACTGCATGATGCGAACTGTCATACCCCGTTCAGAGCCGCCAGTGTAGATGTAATCACACCCGACTAGTTGTACACAAGCACCACGCATAGTCCATTGACGGAGCAATGGTCTTGCTGATTCCAGATCCCCAGCAATGTGTATCGTAGCATAAAAAGACTTAGATGTTTTCTTAGGTAAGAAATTACGTACTTTGTTGTGCATATTATTCTCCGTGATCAGCAGTGTAAATTGGTTTTTCAAGGCACATCAGGACGGCTTCACGCATCGTCAGAGGACGACCATGTACATCCCAACCCACATCCAGAATACGTCCACCAGGGGCTGTATAGGAGCCGTGGCTATGACCGTGCAGCATAACTGACCCGTGGTGAGCTTTATTCCACGATGCAAACGGATAGTGAGACATACACACATGCACCTTCTCTTTTCCAGTGCTGAAGTTAATCTCTTTATAATCAACAACTTCGTGACCAAACTCACGGAAGATACGTTTCGTATCTCGGTTGTCATGGTTTCCACCAACCAGAATGATCTTTCCGTTGATCTTTTCCAAGATGTCACGAACGCGAGGCTCCATGTAGCGTCCGTAAGCAATCACGAAATCACCGAGGTGTGCTACGACATCATCTGGTTTGACGTGCTTATTCCAGATTTCAATCATGCCAGCATTCATGGCATACAGACTTTCACGGACTTCCTTTGGACCGTACAGGTTTTTCCGGAATTTATCACACGAGGGAAAACCCAGAATATTGGTGTGCCACCAATGCGTGTCTGATGTAACGTGGTCGATCATGTATTCTCCTGATTTAATTTTTCAAGTTCTTCTTGAATGTGGCATAAAACATCACGAACCTCGCCCTCCAGGTCGTGCAGCACAGGCCGGAGTATATCACGGATAATCTGCCTCTGTGAAGGCGTTATCAGATTTGCCTTCATAGCTTCACGGCACACTTGGAAAGTTGCGGTGATATTTTTCTGCTTTTCTTTCAGCATGTTCTTTCGTCTGTGAAGCTTTGAAAGTCTGCTCATTTTTTCTTCCTCTTTGTGGTTTTCTTATACAGGCCCAAGGCCGCATTCTCTTTAGCGCAGGTGAGTACCTTTTCGATCTTACGACGATCAACCTCCGGCATGTTAAGCTCCCACCAACCCATCCAGTAGATCTGGTCTTTGGTCAGTGGTTCTGCTTCAGGATCTGCCTCCTGGTCATGTAGTCGCTGAAGCGCCTCTTTGATCACACCAATATCGGTTGTGAACACAAACGCCTCGGTATCGAACTTCTCACGAACTGGTTTCTTGATATCCTTTTTCATTTCATCTCCGATGCCGGGTAAGCGTACAGAATACCGTCCAGAATCTTCTGTTGGTGTTGCCACACAATCAGTTTCATGCACACCAAATTAACCACATGGCGATCACCATGAATGTACACACTGGAGTCCATCCATGTCTTACCCCAGTCAACCTTGCTGTCAAGGTATAGTTTCACACCATACCGCTTCTCAGCAGCTTTCATGAACCCCACCAAAGCGTCATACGCATCTTTGTAGATGGAGTTTTCACTGCTAATGCTTTTCATATCCAAATTAACCCTCCACAATAGCCCTCAGAGCCTCTGAGCGGCCCTGTATTGAATTAAACAGGTGTTGGTAACCCAAGTGTACTACCACACAATAAAAACGTCTTACAACGCTTCCTAGAGCGTTATACGAATCTCACTGAGATCCACCACACAATTATTACTCTCGATGTGTTCCACTGTCAAGTCTTTATACCACACCACAGTCACATTTCTACGTCTTAATCGACCACGCAATGACGTGAGGTAATCTCCGAACACTTCCTGCTCGGACTTACCATCTGGTAACACAACACACACATTTTGTTCTTTCATTGTTTCATGAAAAACATCACGAATTAACATAAGTCTTGACTTCTCCTCGTCAGTCTGTTCAGGTTTACGACGAGGTTTTCCACATACCATATCACCAATATCTTTTGTTTGTTTACTTGACAACATTAACAATCTCCTTTAACAATACGAGCATTCTACATGAACAAAATCTCAAGTCAACCACTTGACAGCACATTTTTGTTCATTCATACTGCGTTCCATCGAGTCAGCGACTCTTTGATAGTAGAATATATAGATCATACTAAAAGATCTTGTTTTTAGATCTTATGTTTTATTGTTTTTTAAAAGAGTATTGTTTTATTTATTTTATATAGTATTTATTTCTGTTATCAATTTGAGACTAGGCTTAGTGTCAATTTGAGTATAGGCTATGGAGGAGAGACATGGGGTACATCGCGTCAGGTAAGCACATCTACGGTAACTTCGAACTGAAGTTGCTGTCGGTGACCTGCGCCTCGTCCAACGACAAGATTGTGTACCTCTACATGCGTCATCAGTATCATTACTTCAAGTCTCTCCGGAAAACTTACCATGAGTCACTTGATAGTATCGCTGATGCCACAGGATTATCGAGGGCGACTGTTGCCCGGTGTGTGGGTAACCTTGAGAAAATAAAATGGTTGACAAAGGATACAACACGCACCAATATGGGCCACAACAAAACGGTTTACGAAATTCACGATTGGATAGAGGAGAAATAAAATGAGTATTGAATTACGCTTGAACAAACTGGAAGTGCCTGTTAACCACTTCACCTTCAAGGGTGGTGAGGAACAGGTTGAGATTGATCTGAAACATGCCCCAAAAGGCGGTATTGGTTTCGTCGATATCACTGCAAAAATCAAAAACTCCACCGATGTCATGGCATTAGCTATGTTGGTGGATGCATGTTCCCGTCTTGAAGGGCTGCATAACCATGCTGAGTTTACCCTGCACCTGCCATACATCCCGTATGCCCGTCAGGATCGCGTGATGCAACCTGGACAGTCACTATCTATCAAGGTTTTTGCAAACCTCGTCAACTCGCTTGGCTTCGACAAAGTGATTGTTGATGACCCACACAGTGATGTTTCTGCTGCACTGCTGGACAATGTTCAGATTCGTGGACAAGAGATTCTTGTTGCAGAATTCCATGATCAACTTGCCGGGAAAGATGTGACCATTGTTGCACCAGACGCAGGCGCTCGCAAGAAGGCACAGAAGGTTGCCGACCGTATGCGACTCCCTCTGGTTGAAGCTGGTAAGGTTCGTGACCTGAAAACAAACGAAATTACGGGGACAGCAATCTTTGGTGATGTTGAAGGACGCGAATGCGTTGTCGTCGATGATATCTGTGATGGTGGTCGTACCTTCATCGCCCTGGCTAAAGCCCTGAAAGAGAATGGTGCAAAACGTGTTATCCTTTACGTTACGCACGGCATTTTCTCATTCGGGAAACAAATCATCCTCGATGGCGGGGTTGATGAAATCTACGCATACCATGACTGGACGGAGAATTTTTAATGACTGAATCAACTCGTTTTATTTTTGTTGTCGATACTGACTCATACGCAGGAAACTTTGAGCGTGACATGTGCGCTCATATTACCGGGCAAATCGGTGAGTGTGGTGTTGGGGCTGAATATCGTACAGATATTGAAGACCTGAAAGAAGACCATTATGATTTTGACCTGGAAAAAATTTGCTCGTGGTTAGAAAATCACGTTATTCAGGTTCCTGATGACCACGCCTGCTATCGACCTTGTACTATCTGGCCTACACCGGGTCGCACTAACAACGGTAATGGTATACATTCCGATGTTACCGATGAAAACCCTATGAAGTGGCCTGCATACGAAAGTGTTGCGATTTTTATTAACGAGGAACCACCTGAAGATGTAGCCCGGTTCATGGTTATTCGTGCAAACACATTCTATATCCGTGCGACTAAGTGGTCACCAGCCAAAGAAATCAAGGTGAAAGGCTGTCGTCTGGTTAAAGAAACAACGGTTGTAACAGAAGAATCTAAATCTTTAGATTTTTCACTTGACATCTAAACGAAACGGGGTGTAGAATCACCCCATCAAAACACACAAAGGAGAAACAAAACATGCTGCATAAAGAAAGCCCACTCGTATTCGCTGACTTTTACAAACCTTCACACATCTCCATGTATGACCGACGTTCTGAAATTGTTCAGGACAACATGACACCACGCAATGCAAAGCACTTCATTCACTTCGCTGATAACGATCAGCGTGTGATGATGGCTGGCTTGCAAGGTTTCATCAAATGGTTCCTGATCGACCTGTTCAACGAAAACTTTTTCAAAATGAAAAAGAAAGCGGCTATCGCACAGTACAAAGAAATTTGTGAACTGAGCATCGGCCCGGACATGGTTGAAACCTGGGGCTTTGAAAAGCTGCATGACCTTGGTTACCTGCCACTGGAAATCCGTTCGATTCCTGAAGGCACTCTGTCCCCGGTACAGGTTCCGCTGTTCACCATTCAGAACACGCACCCTGATTTTTACTGGTTGCCGAACTTCCTGGAAAGCGTGATCTCCGCAGAGACATGGAAAACCATCACAACTGCAACTACCTTCTGGCAGTATCGCAAACTGTCTGAAGCATACGCTGCCGAAACTTGTGATAACAACCTGCATGTTCCGTTCCAGAACCACTGCTTCGCTTATCGCGGTGAATCTGGTACTCACGACGCGGCACAGAGTGAGTTTGGTCAACTGATCAACTCAATGGGTACAGATACCATTCCTGCGATTCTGTATGCGAACCGTTATTACAACATGAAAGGTAAGTTCGTTGCTGGTTCTATTCCTGCATCAGAACACAGTGTTGCAACAACTAACATTGGCTTTATCGTCGGTCGCCTGAAAACTGAAAATCCTGATTTGTCCCTGGATGAACTGCGTTTCCTGGCTGAAGTTGAATTCCTGAAACGCTACATCACGGAAATTTTCCCGAAAGGTTTTGTTTCCTACGTAGCAGACAGCTATGACTTCTGGGCGATTATTACCCGTGCAGCACTGATTCTGAAAGAAGAAATCATGGCTCGTGACGGTCGTGTTGTGTTCCGTCCTGATTCAGGCATTCCGGAACATATCATTGCGGGGTATCGTTATATTGGTGATTTCGAAACGCTGTCTGAAGCCAAAGACGCAGCATGGGAAAGCGAGAAAGGTGAAGTTGTATCAGTCAAAGGTAAGTATTACAACATCGAATTCGATGAAGATACGGATTACCTTGATCTTGAGCCTTCCGATCTGCAAGACCATGAAGTCAAAGGTGCAATCCAGTGTCTGTGGGAAATCTTTGGTGGTGAAGTTAACTCCAAGGGTTACAAAGTTCTGGATAGTCATGTTGGCCTGATCTACGGTGACTCTATCACTGTTGCTCGTGCAAAAGACATCTTTGAACGTCTGAAAGATAAAGGCTTTGCATCCAGCAATATCGTGTACGGTGTTGGTTCCTTTACTACCCAGTACACAACCCGCGATTCACTGGGTATGGCTGTGAAGGCAACTGGTGCGGTTATTGATGGTCAGCAGATCATGGTTGTCAAAGAACCTAAGACTGACCTCGGTAAGAAGTCTGCAAAAGGTTTCCTGAAGGTTGTTCGCAATATGTTTGGTCAGCTAGAACTGATTGACAATTGTCAGCTTGAAGATGTACAGTCTGACGATAACGAACTGCGTCGTGTGTTCTACAACGGCAAACTGATTGTCGATGAAGACCTGACAACGATTCGTGAACGAGCAGCCGCTCAACTGTAATCCACAAGCCCCTTCGGGGGCTTTTCTGATAGGTAGGCTATGGAAAATCCATGCAAGTGGCATGAAGTCCCAGTACGAGATTGCCTTACGTGTAATAACACACCAACAAATCCATATTATATTAAGGAGCCTAAGATGTTTGGACCAGTGATGATGGAGTGTAAAGTCTGTAAACAGGAATTTGAAGCTGATCTTGAAGCCCACGGCCCAGGTGTTTGCATCATTTCCTTTGGTTGTGGACATACAATGCACGCAACAAAGACAGAAACCCGCTGGGTAAACACGAAAACGGGGAATGTAGACCTCGTTGAAACCGAAAAACAGATTAAGGGGTCTGATTTCAGTGCGTAATTACGTTGCAAAAAACGATTTTAATCGTGCTTCTGTACACACAGACCAGAAGAAAGCGTGGGAACCAGATGTTCTTGACGGACTTGAGGAACATTTCCTTGAGATCGAGAACCCGAAAGAGGATGAAGAAGAGCTAACGCCAGAGCAAAAGCTGGCTATAGCAGAGTATTCGCGGGGTGTCAAGGACTCTGGCATTGTTTGATTGACAAAAATAGTGACCGCTGATAAGATCTAAGTTATCGAAACAACTCGATTTCTTAATTAACTAACGGTAGGTCATTATGTTTAAACTTAAACTTGTACACAAATCTGATAATGGAGAGTATCTTGAGCACGAATCACATCACCCAACCCTGGACGAAGCGACTGAAGAAGCTGATGATATCGCTTTTACTACGACTGGCTACGGCATTGAAACCTGGAAATATGTTGCATCCTTCGGAGAAGAAGGCGGCTTATACTATTTCTACCCCGTTGACGGTGATTCCACGATCAAGTACGCTCTCCGAATCTTCCGGACAGTCTAAAAACCGCAAACAGCGCCGTGCTGAAGCGGCGATTACACGTTCAAAACGAAAAGGAGCAAAACGATGAAAGACGAATTTGACGGCTTTATTGGTTACGGTGAAGGAATTCGCCAAGCTGAAGACGTAGATGTTTTCGTTGGTTTCGGAGAGGGTATTTCCTCTGAAGAAAACTGGGGCGTTTAAAGATGGACCAGTGTATTGCTTTCTCAGAGAGGGATTGGCCCCATGAAAGCCTTCGTGGAATGTATCACCACAGGGCTTGCAAGCAGTGCGGTAAAGAGTACATAGGGCCTAAAAGAGCGACGTTTTGTTTTATTTGCGAAAATAATGAAAAAGACGTTGACAATAGAAAAGATAGTGCGTAGTATTCACCTCAACAAGACGAGATGGTTCTGTAGCTTAGTTGGTTAGAGCGCTTCCCTCATAAGGAAGAGGTCGCAGGTTCAATCCCTGCCAGAACTACCAAACGAGGAGAGACCATGAACAAGATTTATGAGTTTTTCGGAATGAGCAAACCAAACAGAATGTTCTTCAACTGGGATTCCAGAAAGGTAACATCTGTAGGCAACAGCAACTCTGTGTATGACCGTTACGACATTTCACGCGGCCTTCACAAAGAACCGAAAAAAGATTTAAAAAACGATTGACAAAGGAAGTACGAAAGTTTAGTATTACCAACGTCAACAAGGCATTAGCAAATAGAGGAGAAATACAACATGGCTAAGAAAAACGCAACTAAGAAAGTTTCTGCAATCGACGCAATCAAACAGCCTTTCCAGTTTGAGTCGAAGTCAACGCAGACTCACTCTGCACCACACGATGTTCGCCTGGGCGGTGTTACAAAAACCGTTTCCATTCGCAAGAAGCGTCGTGATGAAGACGGCAACGTTGTATTCGTATGGGAATCTGTTTCCCGCGTTGAAGGCGGTCAGGTGATTTCTGCCTCACACCGTGTTCGCACTGGCAAGACCAAGCGTGAACGCGCTGGTAAAGCTAAAGACGCTAAGGTTGTTGAAGCCGTAGCGCCGAAAGGTAAGAAGAAGTAATTCCTCCGGCATGGGGATAGACGAAGCTGGCTGCGGCGATGCGTCTTAAAATAAAGGGCTGCGGCAACCGTGACGATTCCGTGCAACGTCTTGAAAAACACTGGCCAAATTTCGGGGTATTAACTCAGCGGTTAGAGTAGCGGCCTCTTAAGCCGAAGGTCGAAGGTTCGAATCCTTCATGCCCCACCAAACAATGGACTTTGGGAGTAATGCTTAATTACAGGTGAGGAATCCCTGGACCCCCAGCTTAGGGGCGCATCACGTAAGGTTCGAATCCTTACCTCCGTCCACCATTAAAAGGAGAACAAAATGTTCGGATCTCTGTTACGCATGGCTGGTGATGTTGTTGGAACCGCAGTTGAAGTGACTGCCGCTGTAGCTACCCCATTTGTGGAGCTTGCAGGTGAAGCAATCAATGCTGCTGATGAGATGATCGTATCTCCAACTGCCGATGCTGTTGGCGAAGTCTGTGATTCAATCAAGGACGTTGTACGATGAGCGGTGGTGTAATTTTTGTTGTTATGTCGGTGATTTGTTCTTTGATTATTGCCTGGTATTATTGGTCGTGGTTTGAAAACAATCCAACAACCGAAGAAATAATTAAAGATTCGCTTGACAAACAAAACGTGTAAGTGTAGTATCTAAACTCAATTTAATGCAAAGGAGAACTTAATGTCTGATTCTAAAACTGTAATTTCTGTAACTGAACGTGCTACCAAAGCTGTTGCAACCGCTGCCTCTGGTCTGAGTAAGGTCGTCGCTGACCTGCAATCTCTGGCAGATGGTTCTGAGCGCATCAGTCAGGAAATTCAGTTTAAACAGCAAGAGCTTGGTCAGATTGAAGCTCAGTTTGATGAGAAATTCGCTGAAGAAAAGTCTAAGCTGAAGATCAAGGTTCTGGAAAATGAAGACGGCGTTCTGAACGCACTGCTGAAGGCTCGTGGCCTCGTCGCTATCGAACCGGGTGTCGTTGATGGTCTGCGTAACGAACTGGCTGTTGCTAAGGACAGCAACGAAGATGCAATCAACACCGCTGTTGCAGATGCAAAACAGAAAGTATATGCTGAACTGAACGCTGTTAAGGCGAATCTGGAAGCATCTCACAAGGTTGCAATTGCTGAACTGAATGCCAATACCAAGGCAGACAAAGATCGTATCGCAATGCTGACCGAACAGCTTGAAGCTGCCCGTGAAGATCTGAAAGCAGAACGCGAAACCCGTCTGGAAATCGCGAAAGCTGATGCAAACCGCCAAGGCGTTGTTGTCAACACTGGCAAAAACTAATACCGCTGTGCCGACACGGATGTCGGCAAATATTTGAAGTAACTTAAATTTTAAATTTCATGAGAGGAGAATTCTATGACTACTAAGATGTCTGTAACCCGCGCTCTGGCTACCCTGACTAAGGTTGAGGAAAAGATTCAGAAGCGTATCGAAGCGCTGAACACGATCCACATCGCGAAAGGCACTGACGCAAACCGTCAGATCCCAGGCTCTATCCAGAGCGTTGAGGAATTCGAGAAAGCTGCTCAGGCAGACTTCCAGGGTGTTCAGGATCTTCTGGCTGTTCGCGACGACCTGAAGGCGAAAGTTGTTCAGTCTAACGCGGTAACAACCGTTGAGATCGCAGGCCAGTCCATGACTGTTGCTCAGGCAATTGAGCGTAAACGTACTATCGTTTTCAAAGAGCTTCTGCTTGGCAAGTTGAAGTCTCAGTATAACAGCGCTCAGGTTCGCCTGAACCGCGATACGCAGGAATTCGAAGCGAAGCTTGAAGCAGCTCGCGCCGGATACATCCAACGTGATAAAGCGCCTGACGCTGCACAGTTGGCGGTTGTAGAAGGTCCAGTTCGTAGCATGGGGACTCCTTCTATCGTTGACCCGCTGGGTCTGGTAGACAAAATTCGCGCTCTGGAAACAGAGATCGAAGACTTCAAATCCAACGTTGACTTTGTGTTGTCCGAGTCTAACGCGAAGACTGAAGTAGAGATTGAGGGATCAATCTAAAATAACTTTGGGAATTATGAAAAACATCTTGTAATTCCCACTGTTAACTGATAAAGTTTTTAAATGCTGTTTTTGGTTAGCGAAGTTGGAAACATCTTGCCTCTGCCGAGGCTGGAGGTTAAACTGCCTCGAACTTAATCATATAGGTGATGATACTTAACGTATGTTTCCGCAGACCACAACTCTGCCGAAATCTATCGAATCGCGAATTCGAATACTTCAAAGTTCAACATTCAAAGGTTAAAGTTCATAGGTTAACGTTTAACTTTAAAACTTCTAAACCACAAAGTTGAGATTTCGTTCATTATTTAAATCCTGGGTCAAAGGTCCTTAGCTCACAAGATATGGCTAACCACACCTCCAGGCTGTTGATCGGAAACAGCATTCTTGCTCCTAAAGCATAAGTGGCGATGCAGCGGCCTTGTAAGCCGAAGAAGTGGGTTCGATTCCTACTGGGAGCACCAAACAATTCGTTGATAGCCTTAGCGGTAAAGGCCCCCTCTGCGCAAGGGGTTCAGTGGTTCGAATCCACTTCAGCGAGCCAATGCAGGGTAGGCGGTTTGTCAACCGCGAGGTCCAGCCAGACCTGAAAATAGCTCGCAGCAATGGCGCGGCGGGTGAATACATAGGTGGTTAGATTCCACCACCCTGCTCCAAACATATTTTAAAGTGCATTAGCTCAGATTATTTGATATACGGACTGATCATCTGTGTGGAGAATGAGCCTAACTGAATGGAGTTTCAACGACAAAGGCCACGTTGTTGTAACAGAAGTTCTAAGGTCGTAGAGCGCCGTTCGCGGAGATCGGAGGTCGGTGGAGTCACCATGCAGCTTAAAATATGTTTTGCGCTCTTGGTCCAATCTGGTAGAGGCATGAGGCTTAAGACTTCAGGGTTCCCAGTTCGAGTCTGGGAGGGCGCACCAGAATTACGGGGCATAGTCTAGAGGATAGGCAGGAGTCTTCTAAACTCCTTTACGTGGGTTCGAATCCTACTGCCTCGACCAAGCGCGGTTGCCGGAATTGGTTAACGGTCCTGTCTGCAAAATAGGTATTTGTCAGTTCGAGTCTGACACCGTGCTCCAAGTTATTGATATTTTTTGCTATAAGTGATAAAATAACCCTTGACAGAGATATTGAACTCTGATAACATGAATAAGTGGGGTTAATTATGGCAACAAAACAAGCACTTACCAAGCGTCGTAGAGGTAAGGGTCGTCCTTTAAAAGAGGAGTCTAACGCAATTCAGCTTGAGAAGAATATTCTTGATCTGAAGACAAAGATGATTGCTATGATCCCTGATGCTCATATGGTCCTTCGTGATCTTATGATGAACAAGGATACTAAAGACAACATCCGTGAGAATATTGCTCGCTTTGTTATTGAAGAAGGTAAGCAGATGCTTTCTGACTACTTCGATGAAGATAACGAAAACGAAGAAGAAACAAAGAACGTAGATGATGGTTCTGGAAAAGGTGCTGATAAACCAGTAGCAAAACCTTTCTCAACTGACATCGTACAGTTCAAACAAGGTTAATTGGGGCGGTTCCCGGAGCGGCAAACGGGCGGGATTGTAAATCCCTTGGCATCGCGTCCTTCGTAGGTTCGAGTCCTACTCGCCCCACCAATTAACGGGAGTATAGCTCAGATGGATAGAGCGCTCGCCCGATAAGCGAGAGGTCGCTGGTTCAATCCCAGCTACTCCCACCAATTTAAGCGGTTAAGCACAAGGTGTGTCGCAGGCCTTCCAAGCCTCGCAGAGTAGGGTTCGATTCCCTCTAACCGCTCCAAACAAATGCTGTCATCGTCTAATTGGACTAGGACATCAGACTTTCAATCTGAGAAATACGGGTTCGAATCCCGTTGACAGTACCAAATAAGGGGGCGATAGGCTAATGGTAAACAGGCCACTCGTCAGTGGTAGTTCCCTGTTCGATTCAGGGTCGCCCCGTTAAGTTGTAGGGACTTAGCACAATTGGCTAGTGCAGCGGATTCCAAATCCGCAGGTTCTGGGTTCGAATCCCAGGGTCCCTGCCAGTTTTAGGAGGATGGTGTAATTGGTTAGCACACGGGGCTTTGATCTCCGGAGTTAGGGTTCGAGTCCTTATCTTCCTGCCAAGTTTGAGTGTTTTTATTTGAAAGCACTCATGCGTGGCCTAAGCATTTATCAGATGATGTTCAACCTGTGACGTTGAGGAAGTGGGAGCGATACCCACAGGTCACCCCAATTTTGGTGGAATGGTCGAGCGGTTTAAGACAGCACCTTGGAAAGGTGTCGGCCCCTTCAAACGGGGTCCGTAGGTTCGAATCCTACTTCCACCGCCACTTTAGGAGATATTATGCAGAAACTTTTGCGTTGTAAAAAGGTATTTGGACGCTGTAAGATTCACGGTAGTAACTGTGGTGTTGCAGATGAAATTCAATCAATCCCTATCACTCGTGCGAAAGAAAAAGCAGATCTTCGTAAAGAAATTAAAGAACAATTGGAAGATTAACCCTAATCAGGTAAGGGATCTCTTTGCTAAAGAGACAGTAGCCCCGAAACGGGTGTGTCAGTTCGAGTCTGACATCTTCCTCCGGAGAGCAGGCTGCATGGTGCAGACTCCGGTTTGAACCCGGTCCCATCGTAGCGATACGGTGACAGTTCGATTCTGTTGCTCTCCTCCAAATATGGGTTGGTAGCCAAGCGGCGACGTATGTCTAAGGCACTCGACTTTTAATCGAGGGATCGTTGGGTTCGAATCCCACCCGACCCACCATACAACGGGACGATAGTTTAATGAGGCTGGAAATGCGACGGCAACCAGCGGAGCAGAATGACGGGCATCCAGGACCGTAGGTGAGGTGCAAACCCTCAGATCCCGCCAAATTGAAAATAAGTTGAAATAATTCTTGCAAAAGGTTGTTTTGACTGATAAAGTAATTACATGGTTCTTTGACCGAGAGGCCGATGGTAGCAGGCTGTTAACCTGCCTGGAGCAATCCACAACGAAGGTTCGAATCCTTCAGGAACCGCCAAATTTGGAGATATAGTTTAAACGGATAAAATACACCCCTGTCACGGGTATGTTCCGGGTTCGATGCCCGGTATCTCCGCCAAATTGGGAATTTAGTTAAGGGGCATAATGGCCGCTTGTGCTGCGGTTGTCTCCTGTTCGAGTCAGGAAGTTCCCGCCAAATTTGATATGTTGATGTAAATTGCCGGAAGGCACTCAAAATGAGTTCGACGTATCAAACCCAATACGCTCTTGCAGAATAGGTTAGCCTGTCTGCAATGTCACACGAGGTGACCAGAGCGGATCAAATTAGCTAGCCAGCGATACCAGTTGCAGTATCTGGGATAATTAAAATTCTGCACCTTCGGAGCGTAGCGCAGTCTGGTCAGCGTGGGTGCCTTGGATGCACTGGGTCGCAGGTTCGAATCCTGCCGCTCCGACCAATTTTAGCAGGTATAGTTCAACTGGACAGAGCATCAGTTTACGAAGCTGAGAATCGGGGTTCGAATCCCTGTACTTGCACCAACATGGGGCTGTAGTTTATTTGGATAAAATCACAGGCTTGCACCTTGTAGAACTGAGTTCGATTCTCAGTGGCTCCACCAAATTAAGGCGTCGATCCCCTGGCTAATGATAGGATCTACAGGGCCGATGATAATGCTAGAAAAGGATTCTGGCTGATCAGGAAGACAGTATGGGCTTCCAAACATTTATGGGCGATTGATGGAATTGGTATACGTGTCGGATTTAGATTCCGAATTTTGGGGGTTCGAGTCCCCTGTCGCCCACCACCTTAATGCTTCCTTAGTTTAATGGTAGAACCCTGTCTTTACACGGCAGTTGCGGTAGTTCGATTCTACCAGGAAGTACCAATCTTATGGGATTGTAACTCAGTTGGTAGAGTGCCTGCCTGAAGAGCAGATGGTCGGTGGTTCGAGTCCACCCGGTCCCACCAAACAATTGCGTGTTAGTGAAACGGATATATAGATCACGTTGGCCTCATAAGCCGAAAATTGTGGGTTCGACTCCCATCCACGCATCCAAATTCTAATAATAATAAATATTCAATCTCCTCTCCTTTGCCTCGCCCCGCTCTTGCGGGGCTTTTCTTTTTCTGGTACACTCCAATAGTTAACTAACTAAAGGAGAAAACCATGCTTCATATTTACCCAAAAGAAGACTTCCAGCGTGAATTCAATATCCTCAACAGCCTGATCCCTAAGGGCGTGTACGAGATCCTCAAGCGTCTTGATGCCCGTATTGCGGGTGGTACGCTCACCTCTCTGTTCTCTAATCGTGAAGTCAACGACCTTGACCTCTACTTCCCATCATGGGAAAACTTAGAGATCTTCCTCGCATACATGACTGATCGCGGTCTACTTATTGGTGACAGCGACCTAACCCCTACAAGTAACAACTGGGGCAATTCAAAACGTTCGTTCGTCTATTTCCTTGAACTGGATAACCCTGGTTGCCACAAAGATTACGTGAACGCATTGGTATGTGAGAAGAAAGAGCGCCAACCAACCCCGCTCTCCGCATCTCAGCTTTCAAAGCTGTATTCTCTGCTCCGGGAGAGAAACGGGAATGTATTCAAGGCTATCCAGAAGGCAACTGAAGATAATAAACCAGACAACATCTACAACCTCGGTATGACGGATAAGAGCGTTATGTTCACCAATCAGTCGTCCCCGGTGATGCAGGTTATTGCTTTCGATGTGTTCCAGGATTCTCAGGCGATCTTCGATAAATTTGACTTTACGATCAATATGGGTGCCTTCAGCTTTGCCAGCGAGAAATGGGAGTTTGATAGCCGATTCCTCAAGCACTTAGCACAAAAGGTGCTGGTGATTAATCCCGGCACAGATTACCCCATTATCAGTATGCTTCGCTCAGACAAATACCGCGCCCGTGGGTACACGATCTCTCGTCGTGAAACAATGAAGCTCGGTATCGCAGCGACAGGTCTTAATATTGAATCGTGGGAAGATGCCAAGGCACACCTGAGTGGGATGTATGGTACAAACGTTGAAGAGCTTTTCAATGAAACTAAACCATTTTCATTTGACCTATTATTTGATAAACTGGATTCAGCGGGTGATTACATGATCTCCAGCATCGCAACGGAATCTGAAAAGGGTCAGTTCAGCCGATACCGAGGGTTAAAGCCGGAAAACATCTTCTCTATGTATCAACGCCTCCGTATGAATACGGGCAGGCCTTACTTCTCAAAGTTATGGGGTGTTTGTCCAGCAGAGAATTTCTACCTGATGCAGGCAACCAACCCAAACCAGTCTGTAGGGCTTCTGGAGACAAAACCTGCTGATGAATTCCTTGATGTAATGAATCTGTATGTAGATGAGAAAGAAGCATACGATGTTTATAAGTCTTGGGGTGAGAAGGGTAAAACAGGACGTTGGGGCGACAGACTCTCCAAACCGGGCGCTGTTTTGCTTGAGGTGACCGTGCTTGATCCAACAAAGATCGCGTATGATGATGCACAGGTTGAGATCCTTGACGATGAAGAAACTCTTCTCAGAATAGAACGTCTTATTGAATCAAATGGGGATATCTCATGATAGATGTAGTTAGAATGGTGGTTGCCTTTATCAGGAACAACACTAAATTAGTCATCGCAGCAATCTTAGCAATCGCCCTGTTCTCCGGGGCGGTTTATACTAAGCACTGGTACAATGACCAAATCACAGCTTCTTACAATCGTGGTGTGAAAGATACTGATGATAAGTGGACTGCCAAACAACAGGAAAACAAGAATGCCAATCATGACTACAAAGACAACCAGCAGAAGTCTTCTGATGAGTTAAGTAAGCAACTTGAGGAAGAGAAAGCAAAGAATGCAAAACTGCAATCAGAGCTTGACAAGAAGCAAGACGCTTATCGAAACTCTGATAACGGAAAGAAGAAGGGTCTGGATAATGACTTTGTGGATATTTATAACGAGAGCCTGGGGTTGAAATGAGAAAGACGATAATCGCAGTGCTGGTTGCTACAGCGCTTATAAGCGGGTGCAGAAATGCACCTGAGGTTGTTCCAGTGGTGCAGAAGTTTGACCCAGCAGAAGTCCTTGCAAAGCCTCCTGCTGCGGCTATGGTTGACCCTGTTGAGCCTACACCTCTTCCTTATGGTGCTGACAACTCGGTTAACAGTGCGATCATGAAGAAGAACAACCTCGACGGAGCAAATGATCGTAGCAAACTTCGCATCCTTCAGCAGTATATTCGCAACATATTTGATCCTAAAAAGTGATTGACAAGGCCCTTATTTTGTGATAAGGGCTTTATTTTTATCATGTTTCATGGTAAACTACCTCCTATAGGCCAATTTAAGGCACAATATGGAGGTCTTTTGAGTAAAACATTCGGACCTGCCAGCCCCAAGCAGAAAATGATCCTGGAAAACAACGCACAAATCCTGATCATTGGGGGTGCGGCGGGGTCAGGTAAATCTTACCTGCTTCAATTAATGCCCCTCAACATTATCGACGACCCAAGAACGAACTGTATTATGTTCCGTAGAAACACACCTCAGTTGAAAGGTGGTGGTGGTCTGTATGATACTGCACGAGGCATTTACACACAGCTTGCTCCTGAATGGAAGCCACGCTTCAGGGAGAAAGACCTAGAGGCAATTTTCCCTTCCGGTGCTAAAGTTAAGTGGTCCCACATGGAATATGAGAAAGATAAGTATTCTCACCAGGGTCTGCAATATACCTTTGTCGGTTTTGACGAAGGAACACAGTTTGAATGGTCTCAGATCGAATACCTTATGTCTCGTCTTCGTTCTGAATCCAAATACCCAAGCCGCATGGTTATCTCTTGTAACCCGGACCCAGATCACAAGATCAAAGAGCTTATCGAATGGTATCTTGATGATGATGGTTTCCCTATCCCTGAACGTGACGGTGTTATTCGCTGGTTCATTCGTCGTGATGGTGAATTCATTTGGGGAGAGAGTGCAGAGGAACTGATCGAGCAGTATTGGGATGGTCTTGACGTTCGTAAGAAACCAAAACCACTATCATTCTCATTCATCAGTGCGACTATCTTTGATAACCCACCGATGCTTGACAACAACCCTGATTACCTTGCGTTCCTTGAAGGTCTACCTGAAATCGAAAAGGCACAGCTACTTCACGGTAACTGGAAAGTTCGCCCTGAAGGTGCAAACTATTTCCAACGATCTTATTTGAAAGAAGTTCCTTGCCTTCCTTTGGGTGTGACATCTGTCCGTCCTTACGATAAGGCGGGTACAGAGAGAACCTCTGGCAACAGATATCCCGACTTTACAGCGTCTGTCAAGATCAGTAAGGATAGTGACGGGTTCTACTACCTGTCCGGTGACTATTGCCCTGAGTTCGTTGATGACGGAATGTACTCAACACAAACACAAGGTCGTTTCTGTAAAAAAGCTGGCGAACGTGATGTGATCATTAAAAAGCAAGCCCATTACGATGGTGATGACGTTGTTATCATTTTCAACGTTGACCCTGGTCAGGCTGGTATTAGTGAATTCACAACAAGTTCTCGTGAGCTTCTGGCTGAAGGATTTATCGTTGAGCGAGATCCAACGCCGGGTAACAAATCAAAACTTACCCGCTTCACCCCATTTGCAAAACTTGCACAGTCCGGAATGGTACGTGTCGTAAGAGACAGCTTTGATGCTAAAACTTACGAAGCCCTTATGACCGAACTTGAAAAGTTCAATGGTGAGCGAAGCACAACAACCCGTAAGGATGACTGGGCCGACTGCGTAGCTTCCGGTATTAACTACCTTGAGAAGAACGAAGTCATCAGACCTGTCGTAATCCCGAAAATTGTTGCTCCGACCTTGTATAAAAGACTTTAACAGAGGGGATAACTCGTGTCAACAAGATTTGCACAACCAGGGGCGGTTGTAAAAGCAGGGAATGAAAACCTTGCGGTTAGCCGCCTCCGTACCGGGGAATTAGGCTCTGGTGCTCTCTCCCAGCTTCGTGCAGAGTCCGAAGTGATGAAGGTAGAAGAGCTACGCTGGCCTTGCTTCCTGGCTACCGTAGAGGCGATGAAACAGGATCATACTGTCTCCACGGCGCTTGATACGAAATACGTATTCGTAACTAAAGCATTCAACGATTTTAAAATCCTGTTCAATCGTGATAGCCAAGCTTCCAAAGATGCCGCAGAGTTTGTAGAGTACGCCCTGAAGAACCTTGCCAACCAGCAAACCCTTCGTGACGTTGCTCGTAGTGCAGCAACTTTCAACGAATATGGTTTTTCCATCTTTGAGAAAGTATACCGTACTGAATCTGCTCCGTCAAAGTATGCAGGGTACATCACTATTGATAAGATTGCTTTCCGTCCTCAGTCAAGCCTGTCTCGTTCTAAGCCTTGGGTTTTCGACGATGATGGTCGTACACTGAAAGGGATTTACCAAAGCCAACTGGCTTTTGCTAACTTCCAGAACGGATTGACCCAGATTTCTTCTGCAATGTCTCTGGTTACCAACCTGACATCCTCTGCTGATGAAGTATTTATCCCTATCAACAAATTGATGGTGATGAGTCTGGGTGGTACAGAATCCAACCCGGCGGGTGTATCTCCTTTGGTTGGATGTTATCGTGCCTTCCGTGAGAAGATCTTGATTGAAAACCTTGAGACTATCGGGGCATCTAAAGACCTTGGTGGTATCATTGAACTTAAGATCCCTTCTCAGATTCTGAACAAAGCAGCAATGGACCCTAAATCCCCAGAAGCCGATATGGTTCAAGGATTAATGGCTGACGCTGCAAACGCACACGCAGGTGAGCAAGCTTACTTCATCCTACCTTCAGATATGAACGCTCAGGGTGGTGAACAGTACAAGATGGCTCTGAAGGGCATTGACGGTGCTGGTAAGCAGTATAGCACACAAGAACTGGTGAACTCACGTAAAAAGGCGATCCTTGACCGTTTTGGTGCTGGTTTCATCAACCTTGGTAACGATGGTCAGGGTTCCTACAACCTGTCAGAATCCAAGCAATCTATTCACGGACACTTCGTTCAACGCGATATCGACATCATTGTTGAAGCGTTCAACAAGAACCTGATCCCGCAGCTTCTGGCACTAAATGACATTCGTCTTTCCGACGAAGACATGCCTAAACTGAAGCCGGGACTGATTCAAGAAGTGGATATGGAAGGGTTCTCCAAGTTTGTTCAGCGTATTGGTGCTGTTGGGTACTTACCTAAAACTCCTACTGTTATCAACAAGATCCTTGAAGTTGGTGGCTTTGATGAGGAGATTCCTGAGGACATGTCTACCGACGAACTTCTGAAACTCCTTGGTCAGGATGTCAGTCGCTCCGGTGATGGTATGGCAGCAGGCTCTAGCGGTAATGGAACTGGAAAAATCTCCTCAACAAGAGACAATTCCGTATCCAATATGGATAATTAATTTCAACTTACTGAAATAGCTTGCAAAAGAAAATGAACGGTGTTAAAATAACTATCAACGGGGAAAATGATGAAATACACAAGTATTGCTGACCTTCCTGCATCAGTATCTGATCTGTCTCTCGTTCAGAAGAGCAAGGTACTGAATATTGCAAATGGCCTGATTGCTTCAGGCCAATCTCCTGAAGCCGCTATCGAGAAGGCTTCCAAAGACGTTCTAAACGTGAACGTTAAAACTGAAATCAACAAGTCAACATCTGTTGTAAGTGTCCAAAAGGATGCTGGAGAACAAATGATTTCTTACGAGGTCATTTATGAACCAGATGCCAAAGATGCTCACGGCGAATGGATGTCTGCTGATACAATCGCCAAAGCGAAGCAGTCTTTTGATAAGGCACACGAAGCTGGCATTGTTAAAGAGAACCTCTTCCACATGATTGAGACTGACTCTTTCACAATCGAGAAGACTTGGATTCAGGAAGAATTTGATGTGGTGGTTATCGGGACCGAGCAAGTAATTAAAGCTGGCACCTGGGTAGCTAAAGTTAAATATAACGACCCTGTTCTCTGGGACCTCAAAAAGTCCAATGTTGTTGGTGGCCTAAGCATTCAGTGCTCCGGTTCTATCGACAAAGAAACAGGTGAGATCACCAACGTTGATTTCGGTGTCGAATATGTTGAGGAAGATGGCGAATGACAATTGCTAAAGCCAAAGCCATTAAAGAGAAGGGTATCGCACTCTGCCACGAGAGTCAAGGTTTTTCTGCAAACCTGAGACCAGTGTCACTTCTGATGAAGTCTGACCTGAAACCAGAACAGATTACTGAAGACGTTATCAAGGCATTGCAGCAAGTTACTGTCTCTATGAGCTTTGAAGAATTCCTGCGTAGATTCTTCTATATGTGGAGTGATGACGCGGAACTGCTTACTAAGCTACTGGGCTTTGAAACAGAACTTGAAAACGAAGCTGCTGAAAATCCTGACGATGAATGGGTCCAAGCGTGGAATGCACAACATCAGGAATGGCTTGAAGAACGTATGGAGTCCATCTCCATCGCCAAGGCTGCAAACAGTGGTGAAGAAATTGACCTTGTTAAACAGTACGAACTGCTGAAACTTCAGCAACTGTTTGAAAAAGGTGTAAGCGAATTAGGTCTGACCTTCACAGAAGGTGAGTCCAAAGATCTCCAGGTAACTGGGGTCGTCAAAGAAGCAGGTACTGACCCTGTAATTGATACATCCAAAGAAAATAAGGAGACCTCAGTGTCCGATAATGTTACTGATGTAACCAAGTCTCAAGAATATCTTGACCTGGTTAAGCAACTGGAAGATGCCAAAGCTAAAGCCGCACAAGCTGATGAAATCATCAAAGCTGCTGTGGAAGTAGAAAAGAATGCTGCTCTGACCAAAGCTAAAGGTTTCACCTTTGCTACTGATGCAGACCATTCCGCTCTGGCTGACTTCATCATCGAAAAAGCTAACGCTCCGGTAGTAGCTCTTCTGGAAAAAGCTCAGGCTCGTATTAGCGAACTGGAAACAGAAGTTGAAACCGTGAAGAAAGAATTCAGCACTGCTGAACACGGCTCTGGTGCTGAAGCGCCTGTTGATGACATCAACAAGTCTGCTGAAGACATTCTGAAAGCTAACATCGAGAAAGCGAAAGCTCGCGCTCGTGAAGCTGCACAAAACGCCTAATATCGAGGAGATTTAAATAAATGGCTAATCCAATCCAAGGGTACTACTCTGACATCGTTCTGGGTAAAGTTGACTCTTCTGACCAGGGCTACAGCTTCCTAGAAATGGAAATCACCTACGCCGCAGGCCTGAAGGCTGGTATGATCGTTAAGGCAGACGGTACTCTTGCCGCAACTGCTGACGCTGCAAGCGCTTTTGGTGTGATCACTGACCGTGACCTGGTTCCTGCATACTCTGCTCCACGTCCTTTCGTGGTAGGACAGAAGTACAACTTCGTCGTGGCTGTTCGTGGTCTGACCCTGAACAAATCCAAACTGTTTTTCGCTGACGGTACTACTGCAATCAACGCTGCCGCTATCGCTGCTCTTGAGGCCAAAGGTCTGAAGATCACTGATAAATATTACGACGGTTCCGTTGAGATCCCAGTAACGTCTATCTAATCTACACCAAGGAGAATAACAATGGCAGTAGTACGCACTAATGACTTCCAGATCGTCGATCTCGGCGCGACTCTGGAAATCGTACCACGTCAGTACCGTCTGATCACCAATATGGACCTGTTCACAGCGTACCACGGTGTAACGACTATCGCTCAGATCGAACGTGTTGATGAAGTTGTAACTGACTTCCCGGCTCGTCGTCGTCAGGGTGAACGTAACTACGTTGGTACTGAAAAGGCCCAACTGAGAAACTTCAACATTCCGTTCTTCCCACTGGATCGTCAGATCACAGCGGCAGACGTACAGAACTTCCGTAAGTATTTTACTGCTGACGCTCCGAAGACTGTAGAAGATGTTGTTGCTCGTGTGGTTCGTCGTATCCGCATCTCTCATGAACAACTGAAAGAAAAAGCAATGCTTCAGGCGATCATGGGTAAATCCTGGGCACCACAGGACCCAACTGCTCAGTACAACTACTTCACCGAGTGGGGTGTTACTCAGCACACAGCTAACATCGACTTCACCGATGTAGCAACCGACCCAACCGACATCATCGAAGCTGACGCTCGTGCGTACATCATCGACAATGCTGGTGACAACGGTAACAACTACAACATCGTAGTTCTGGCTTCTCGTAAGTGGTTCTCAGCGCTGATCGCTCATCCGCTGGTAATGAACGCTTACCAATACTACTCTTCTACTCAAGAGCCGCTTCGTCGTCGTCTGGGTCAAGGGCAGGAAAACGCCAACAACCGTATGTTTGTTCACAAGAACGTAACTTACATCGAGGATATCTCCAACTACATCCCTGATGGTGAAGCTTACATTCTGCCGCAAGGAATCGACGACATGTTCCAGATTCACTATGCACCAGCAGATGACGTTCGTGACGCGAACACTCCTGCACAAGAACTGTACCTGTGGTACAAATCTTCTGCATACCTGCGCGAAGAAAAGGTTGAGTCCGAAACTTCCTTCCTGACTGTTAACACCCGTCCGGAACTGGTTGTTCGCTCTACTGGTACTTTCGCATAAGATAGCGTAACTGCTACCTCTAAGAGGGGGAGGTGATTATTCACCTCTCCCTTTTTTATTTTCGTCACCTTAATAATAGCCACTTCATGACTGGTGTCAAGTGGTTTTTACTAAGGTAACCAATGGAGATTTTATGGCTAATCAAAACTATCGTATTTTCCCGAACAAAGTAGAACTGTTCAAATTCTTCGGCACTTATGCTCCTGACCTGAATGTTGGGGTATCAGCACGTCTTCCTCTGAATGGATTCTGTGTTGGAAAAGAGCACAAAGCTTTCCGCAACTCCGTTGACTTCTTCAAAGCTCTTGCAGAGATCTCCGGACTGGATGTTGATGCTGAACATTCCACACTGCGTATGGGTACATACATCGTATTTTTCAACAGTGCTCTTCCAAACCCTAACCGTCGCGGTAAGGCAGTAGAAGCGACTGTAGCGCCTAAGGTTGAAGATGTCAAGACTGAGGTTGTTGAGGTTAAATCTGCAAGCTATGAAGCTATTCTGGCTCAGGCAGAAGCCCTTAATGATGAAGCTGATAAGAAAGGAAGCAAAGATAAACTTGCTGATCTTGCTGCAACCAAAGGTATCACCCTTGCGAAAAACAAATCTTTCGAAAACATGATGGCTGACTTCAAGGCTGCTCTTGAAGAACTAGAGCCTGCAAAATAAGGGGTAAAAATGGCAGATTACAATGATAAGGTCGTCAACGCTGAACTGATCCTTCCTGAGGGCGGTGCAGGTGAGACCTTTGTTGATGATGGTCAATTCCATACGGAAGATACGACCACCGTCACACTTCTCGGTAATGGTACATCCACTACCCCACTGAAGGCAACTGTTATTGTAGATCCTGCTTCCGGAAATGCTCTTGTGGCTGGTGCTGACGGTCTTTCCGTTGGTGTCAGCACAATCAGTGACAACCTGCTTGTATTGGCGGGTGGAAAGCTGTATGTTGCTCCTCCTCAAATCGTTATTCCGATCTCAAGTAAGGATGGAAACACCCTTGTTGAGGTTACTGATCCAGGTGAAGAGGGGCTGTATGTCCCACCTGGTGAAAAGGGGGATAAGGGTGACCAGGGGCCGCAAGGTGAACCGGGTGTTGGTATTTACATCCAAGGTATTCTGGGAGACCCTTCCCAACTCCCACCTGCATCAACCATGCAGGAAGGCGACACATACGTTATTGGAACACACTACTGGACTGTTGTAAACCAGCAATGGGTTGACCTTGGAGACTTCGCAGGTCCACAAGGGCAGGACGGTATCGGTCTTGTAATCAAAGGCTCTTTCACAGACACAGCATTCCTGCCTACAGAAGGAAACACTGAGGGTGATACTTATATCGTCCAAGAACAGATGTGGGTATGGACTGGCGCTGCTGACGGTTGGCAACCAGTTGGTCAGGTAGGTCCAACAGGGCCTCAGGGTGCGACTGGTGCCACAGGGCCACAAGGACCTAAAGGTGACAAAGGTGATCGTGGTGAGAAAGGCGATCAGGGTGTTCAAGGTATCCAAGGGCTTACTGGCGCACAAGGACCTCAGGGTCCGAAGGGCGATAAAGGTAACGATGCCGCCATTGTTAAACTGAAAGGTACAAAAGCCACCACCGCAGATCTTCCTGCTTTCGGCAACGCCGTTGCTGATGCTTGGGTTGTTCAAACAGATAATCATGTTTGGGTGTGGACTTCTGACGGTGCATGGGAAGATATCGGTCCTGTTCAGGGGCCAAAAGGCGACGATGGTGACGTTGGTCCTCAGGGTCCACAGGGACAGAAAGGCGATCAAGGTCCAACCGGACCAACAGGACCTCAGGGTCCTCAGGGAAATGACGGCGCACAGGGTATCCAGGGACCCGTAGGTCCGAAAGGAGATAAGGGCGACACGGGCCTTACCGGACCAGTTGGACCTCAAGGACCAGTAGGTCCGAAGGGCGACCGTGGTGAAACAGGTTACAGTGCTCGCGTTCTCGGTACGAAAGGTGCCACATCTGAACTTCCTGCGACAGGAACATCTGGTGATGCTTGGATCATTGTACCAAACCTGTATGTCTGGAGTCAATCTGATGCACAGTGGATCAACGTTGGTCCATATGTAGGTCCGAAGGGCGATAAAGGTGACACTGGTGATACCGGGCCTACAGGCCCACAGGGTCCACAAGGTGTTGATGGACCTCAGGGTCCTAAAGGTGACACCGGAGATACAGGGCCTGCTGGTGCTGATGGTGCTCAAGGGCCTGAGGGTCCAATGGGTGTTCCGCTTAACCCTCTTGGAACAGTACCAACAGAAGCAGACCTTCCGGTTGGGGCATCTCATGGGGATTATTACACCACAGTAGATACCGGGGAGGGCTTTGCCTTTACAGGTTCTGACTGGGCCAACTTGGGTGTAATGCGAGGACCTCAGGGAGACCAGGGTATCCAAGGACTCCAAGGTGTTGATGGACCACAGGGTCCGAAGGGTGATGCAGGTCCTACCGGACCAACAGGCCCACAAGGACCTAAAGGAGACCAGGGCGCTGGTATTAAACCTCTAGGAACCAAAGCATCTGAAGCTGATCTACCAGCAACAGGTACTGAAGGTGACGGCTGGATCATCGGAACAGACCTGTGGGTTTGGAGTGTAACAGACAATGACTGGATCAACGTTGGTGGATTCGTAGGACCTACGGGGCCTGCTGGACCAACTGGACCTCAGGGTCCACAAGGTACTCAGGGTATCCAGGGTGTGAAAGGTGACCAAGGTACGCTTTGGTTGAACTTCCCACGTAACCCAGGGCCTGCTGATGGACGTGTTGGTGACTACTTCATCAACAAAAGCACCCTTGAGTATTTCCAGAAGACTTCTGCTACGGTATGGGCTTCTCTGGGATACATGGGTGGTGGTAACGTCTACGATACCTCCTCAACAACGCCACAGGCGCGTACAAGTTCTGGTTGGGTAGATGTGCCAGTTCTTGAAGCCCCTGCTGACAGCGGCTATTACGTTCGTGTAAACAGTGCATGGAAGAAACTGGATCGTTACGACCTTCTGGTAACTTCTTCAACTGGAGCTATGGATGTTAGCGTGTCTCAGGTCTTCAAGGTTGATGGTACAGCGAACAAAACCATGAGCTTTACTAATTTGCCTGCAAACAGGGCAATGACAATCGTTATCGTGTTCACAGGTTCTGGTGCGTCACTGACGTGGCCTGGAAACTTAGCATGGTCAAACGGTACGGCGGTTACTTTGGGAACTACCCGCACAGTTGTTACGATCCTTTGGGATGGTACAAACCTGACAGGTACAACCTCTCTTACTGTCAACTAATAAAGGGGCTTCGGCCCCTTCTCAAGGAGAGTAAATGGTAGTATATTCATACACACCCATGATCAGGTCTTCTGATGGGAGATATCCGGTTTACTTGGCTGACTTCAGAGCAGACAATCCTAACGTGAGCATCGGTACTTGGATTTATTCTGAGAACCTTGTTGAGTTTGGCTACTTTCCGGTAATCCCTGTCACACCTCCGACTGGTGATGTGGTAACTGAGGGTGCTCCACATTTCAACGACCAAACTCAGCAATGGGAACAGACGTGGAACTCAAGAGATTTTACGCCAGAAGAAATTGCAGCAAACCTTGAATCTGCCAAGCAGAGTTACAAGGCTGCGGCTCAAAATATTCTATCTCGCGATCTTGATATCGGGATTCCTTATCCGGTTGACAATGTTGAGTACAAAGTTAGAGTTAAAAGCTTCGACCTTGCGACTCTTCTCTCCATTAAGTCGGTTCTGGAAGCAGACGGGGATCAGTCCTCAGAAGTCTACCCATTCCGATTCCTTGATGGATACAAATCTGACTTCACCCATGCAGAAATGAAAGACCTTGTAACACAGGTTTCTCGTGCTCAGTATGAAATGATGAAGTCTTATTGGTCTTACCTTGACCAAGTGGAACAAGCTTCCACAATCGCAACAATCCCTGCATTACCCGACTCATTCCTATAAGGAGAAATAAAATATGGCAACTTCTGGTGTAGCTGGTCTGCTTTACGCAACTAAACTCATCGACCTTGGTACTGGACAATCAATCAGCGTTGCTGATATTATCTCAGGATCTGGTGGCGGTGGTTCTGTAGCTTGGGCTGATATCACAGGCAAACCAACCACTTTCGCACCTGTGGCTGCGACTACAAGCGTAGTTGGTGGCGTTAAAATGGCTGCAACTCAGGCAAACAGTACAGCAACTGATGCTGCTGGTCTGGTTACTGACTTTAACGCTCTGCTGGCAAAACTAAAAGCCGCTGGTATTATGGCGTAATCATAAGGCCCTTCGGGGCCTTTTATTTTAGGAGTGGTTTAACACCCGCTTCCATATTCACATTAACCATAGGCTCTTTACCATCTTTATAGTATGTGCAGATGTATGCCCCTTTGTAACCTTTCGTTCCATAGAGGATTGCCACATCGTTGAGATATTGATAGCCTTCTGCTTGCTCTGTGATCTCATCCATCTCCCCTGTCTGCACTACAGACACCCCAGGCTTAAATGCCTTACGAAATGATTGGTCGCAAGACAAACGCACAAGTCGATGGATACTTGCTGTTTTCTCTTCCTTCGACAGCCAGCTTGATTCGATGGCTTGCATGTTGTCCAGATTTGGATGCTTCATGATGTAGGTGGTCGTCACCAAAGCCGCAACAACAGCACCGACAGCCAGTGAAACAATTCCCTTAGTATTCTTCATAAAATGTTCTCCTATGTTCGTTAATTAAGGTTAATATACCATGTGATAACGCCTTGTCAAGTCTTTTTAATGACAAATAGAATCTTTTATGATAAGATATTGATTAATAGAAGAGCAATCCAACAGGAGCGAAAATGACAGACCAAGAAATTATTGATTACATTCGACTGCTCCTTGGGTCAATTCCTCCAGAGGTCTTGCCTGATGAAACAATTCTGGCATTCCTTGCAATTGAAAAGGTAAAGGCCGGGTGGCCTAATCCTGATGCAACCCCTTGCGACATGTGGCGTGTTATCTATAACACGATGGTGGATGTCGTTCGTTGGTTAATCCTGCAAGAAGTTAACTCTGGTGAAGCATCTATCACAGAACGTCTGGAAAAGATCGGTGACGAGACTATCCAGGTCAAGGGTGGATCTACATACCAGAACTGGAAAGACTTCCTAGACTGGCTGCAAGCTAACCCGGATTATGTGAATGATTGCCTCAGCGCGGTATCAAGTTTAGTCATTGTTGGCGGTGTTCGTCAAGATGAATATCTTCGCGTTAAAAGGAATCCAAACTCAAGAGGTCCTTTCGATGTTGCAGGCATTGTACCCCAGACTGGTGTACCGGGAATCCCCCGTAGATACCCTCACCGCTGGCCTCGTTAATTATCCTTCGCTTGATCGTTGATTTTGCTAAGATAATGTGGTAAAATACCTAAACGGATGTGGCTATGAGACCAAAATTCACAAGTAAGCAAGATCTGAGTCAGTTAGAGAACTTTTATAAGGCAACCAAAGTGCTTGATTATCGTCAAGTATCATACGGTTACTACGATGACCCTCACTACTCAGGTCTTAATACTGCGACTCTCGCAGCGATTCACCAAGAGGGCTGGAACGGGCTACCTGCTCGTACATTCATGACCAGTGCCGCAGTTGCCTTTAACAAGGAACTGAACAAACTACAAAAAGATCTGTTTGCATATCTCGCAATGGGTGGTCAGAACCTGACCCCGATCCTCAACAGGATTGGTAAAGCCGGGGCGAGAAAAATCCAATTCGTGATCGACACCGGACTTTTCCCTCACAACACAGTATCTGATGCCTGGGCTGATGTCAAGGGATTCAAAGAGGCGATGTTCCATTATGGAGACCTCAAAGAGTCCACAACATTCAGAATTTCAAAAGGTAAGGATTCGGGGGTATAATGGCTCAAGGTTACAGACTTATTGGTAGAAACAAACTGATCCCGCGACCAACATTTGTTGGACGACACAGAGAATACGCCAAAGTGGATATGGACAACCCATTTGAAAACCAAGGCATCCAAATCGACTATGAAGAGTTTGATGTCCTGGAATGCGTTGTTCAGCCGCTTACTGGTAAGGCCGCACGAGATTACACATCTCAACTGATGCAGGAAGGTGGGAGACAATATGACTCCTTCACCGTGTACTCTTCAGTGATGCTACGCGGTCCGGTGGAAGGTTCTAATGAACTTGCTGACCAAATTAAGCTGATGAATTCCCGTGGGGAAATGGTGTGGTTCACCGTGATCAAGTCTGATGCATATCAGACCACAGGTGTTGCACGTTTCCGCGCTTACGTGGTGTCTGTTCCTGAAGGAACAAACGGAGGAATTTAATGGCAGGATTCACCAATTCCGATGAGATCTTTGATGCTCTTACCAAAACGGTTGGTTCTTTTTGTAAAGAAACCACAGGCCGAAAGGTGGTTCTGGCAGGAGAGGATGAGATCCCCAAAATTGATGGTGAATTCATTCTTGTAGACCTAACAGCAGTTGACCAGCTTGACTGGCAATCTGACGAGGGGCTTGATGTAAACGGAAACGCTACGACAGTTCACAACTATGAGGTTGTGTATACTCTGACAGCTTACCGTGGCAAGGCCCCCAATGCTTTAAGCAGGGTGCTACAGGCGATGAACTTACCGTTCATTTACGATAAGTATTTCCCAACCAACTCTCCTTTTGCATACTCATCCTCTTCGACGATTTCTCGTTTGAGAGTCCCATTGAACGTGCAGAAGTTCGAAAACCGTGCTGTGGTGCTGATTACGTTCAACGTATGCTTCATCGAAACAGATACCGGATCTTTCGAGGACCTGGAGAAGATCAACGCTCAAATCGTTTATCACTTCCCGGCTCAAGATTAAAGAAAACCACTCGGTTATTGATAAGCTCTCGCTTATTAGTGATCGTATAAGAGGGCTTCGGCCCTCATAATACAGCACAACGAGGTGCTGGTCAATAACTGTATGTACAGAAATAAAGAAGAGGAAACCGATGGCTTATAATGATAAGGTGGTTGACGTAACAGTCGCGCTTGGTACTCAACCAATCGACACCAAAGGGTTTGAAACCCCGCTGTTCCTGGCTATCCACAACGTCTTCCCTGAACGTTTTCGCGCTTATACCGAACTCGATCAGCTAGTAGATGATGGATTCGCTCCAGGTTCCCCAGCTTATGTCTTCGCAACAAAAGCATTCGCTGGAACATTCCGTCCTCAGTACCTGATGGTTGGTCGTCAAGGCTTTACTAACACCATCGTGGACTTCACCGGACAGGTCAATACCGACCCTGACGCTCCTGTAGCCCTGAACGTAGTTTCTGGTGCATATCAGACCAGCGTTATCGTGGCGGTAACTGGTGCATCTACACCAACCAGTATTGCTACCGCTCTGGCAGCATCTCTGAACGGTGATGCAACCCTGACCACTGTTTTGACTGCAACTGCAAGCGCAGGTGTGGTAACAATCGTTCCTAAGAACGGTGGTGCATTCAGCGTCGGGCGCGACAGCGGAAACATGGTGATCAGCAACACTTCAAGTGAAACTGTATCCTCTGTTCTTCCTCAGATCCTGACTGCAACTGAGAACTGGTACTTCCTGAGCACCGAATCTCACACTAACGCATCCATTCTGGCTGCTGCATCATTCGCTGCTGCTAACTACAAGCTGCACGTCTATGCAACTGCTGACGAACTGGTTAAAACAGCGGGTAGCAACTCTATTGCAAACCAACTGAAAGCTCTTCAGTACGACACCTCTATCGGTATGTACGATCCGCTTGCGGATAGCGCGTTCTCCGAAGGTGGTATCATCGGTGCAATGGCTTCCAACGATCCTTCTTATGGTGACTCTATTCACCTGAAGACTATGGAAGGTGTTATCGCTCCAGTTCTGAGCGCAACAGACCGTATGACCATTTGGGGTCAGAACCTGAACTTCTACCGTATGATTAACGGTGTTGGTTCCTTCTACGAAGGCAAATGTGCTTCCGGCAACTATGTTGACGTTGTTCGTTTCGGTCACTGGCTGAAATTCCGCACAGAAGAAAGCGTGTTCGGCTACATGTCTCGTCGTTCTAATCAGGGCCTGTCCATGAAGATGAGTGATGACGATCTGCCAAACCTGAAGTCTGTGATGCTGAACAACCCTATCAACGTAGGTATCGCTAACGGTTCTATCCTGACCGGATACGATGACGTTAACAAAGTGTTCTACGATCCGGTGATCACTATCCCGCTTCGTGCAAACATCCCGACTAACGATCTGGCTGCTCGTACTCTGAACAACGTGAAAGTGGAACTTGTGTACAACACACCACTGCACTTCGTTAAGATCCGCATGACCGTTCTGTTAGATAAAACAGGGTCTAGTTCCGGAAACGGTCAGACTGTAACAGCAGGAGTGTAATAAATGAATACAGCTATCCTAACACCGTATGCTTACGACCCTAAAAAAGTCAAGCTATACCTGATGACTCAGCGTGTTACCGGATTTGCCGCAGATACCAAGATCGTCGTTGCTCGTAACGAAGATAACATCATCCCCCACATGGGGGTTGATGGTGAACTGTCTGCCGCACTATCCCGTAACCAATCTGGTGTTATGACGGTTTCCCTCCAGAACACCGCTTCTTGGAACGGAAACTTCGCAAACTGGCAGAAACAAGCTTCTATCACCGGGCTGATCTTCTTCCCTGTCCTTCTTGAAGGTTCTCAGGGTATGGGTCTCAGCACTATCGGTTGGATTCAGAAACAACCAGACCTGACCTACGGTACAGAAGTGGGCCAGATGGACTGGGAAATCGGTATCCTCGACGCTTGGTTAAGCCCAGATACTCTGTCTTCCGCAGGCTTCGGTCTTGCTGGTCTTGCAGGTATCGTATAAGTGTTTCGTGTGCCACATGGACGTGGCCTTTCAAACACGTAAGGATCTCTCAATCTCAAAGACGCAGGAGCGTACATGAATATCAGACCAACAACTGACATCGACCTCGCAGGTCACAACTTTGTTATCACACACTGGTCTCCTTCCAAGGTTATGAAAAACCTTCCGAAGATCGGTCGTTATGTAGCAGTCCCTATGGCAACCATCTCTGGTTCCATGATGACTGGAGGCCAGAACCTTTCTGACGCTCTCCCAACTGCTATTCTATACCTCTTTGAACAGATGGAGCAAGATGATATCGAAAAACTTTTCGCATTGATTCTTGAGGATGTATCCGTTGATGGTATGGCGGGTAAAGTAGATATTGACGCTCTGTTCCAAGATAAAATGTTAGACCTCATTAAGCTTGTTGCTAAAGTTCTGGAGATCAACTACGGCTGTTTTTTCACGAAAGACGGTTTCGCAGACCTTCAGGGACTTCTGGGACGCCTGGGACAGACCCATCAAGTGAATACGGTGGATCAGGCGACGGAAGTGGCAGCGGAGTAACACCGTCCAAAATTTCGAAAGTCGTCCTGAGGGCTATGGAGTATGCAAAGAAAAATAGCTCACTGACTTGGTTCGATTACTTGTGGTGTCGTGCTCTGAAAAGTTTCAAAGGGGAATCTTATATGTCCCTTGAACATGCGGATATGGCCTATCTGCTCAGGCTGAATGAGTTTCTCGATGTGGAAGAGTTTGTCAACGATGTCCACGAGAGAGAGGAAGAAAGTAAAGCAAAAGCTGCTCAAGCCGCTAGCAAGCCGCGCCGTGGTAGAAGAGGTTAATCTCAAGCCGGGTTCCTTTTCGGGAACCTGGCTTTTTTATTGAGAGGAAATCAATGGCGAACATTATTGTAACCCAGACAGTCAACAAAGTCACATGGGACGTGGACAAGACCTCCTTCGGTCGTGCCATGAAAGCTGTGAAGTCTTTGAAAACTGAGTGGGAAAAAGCTGGTAAGGCATTCTCTGCCAGCAAGTCAGACCCAGCGGCAGCATTGAAGCGTTCTGCAATGCAGGCTCGCCTTGTCAACAAAAGACTGCAACAAACTGAACGTGCTGAACAAGCAAAGACCACAGCCCATAACATTGCTATGGCGAAGAAAGAGGCTCGTGCTCGTGAAGCAATTGACAAGATCCAGAGAGCACGTAGAAAACAAGCTGTTGCTCAACTGACATCCAAACGTTCACCTGAATCCCAAGCTGACTATAATGGACTGAAAGCACGTCTACGTCAAATGGAAAAAACGGGTGGTGGTTATGGTACAAACCCCGCTATCTCTGCTGCACGTCAAGCTGCTCTGCAAGAGGAACTGGCTCGCCGTTCTAAATCAGGGAATGCTTCAGGCATGGTTGGTAGTGGTACTGCATCTGATCCGGCACTGATTGCACGTCAAAACCGTGCAATGCAACAGCAGGTTCAACGCCAACAGCAGAAAGCATCCAGAGAGCAACTTCGTGCTCGTGAACAAGCCCGTAAGAAACAAGAGGCAGAAGACCTTCGTTACTCTCGTTATCTTGCAGGTAAAGAATCAACTGTAGCCAACGCCTCTGTACGTCTTCGTGCAAAATATGGTGACAACTACGCAACCAAACTTAAGGGTTTCGACTCCCTGAAAGAAAGATTCCTTGACAGCAACACCATGAAGTCTTCAAACTTCCGTGCTGAACTTGCTGCAATGGAGACCGGACTTCGTAAAGCAAACATGAACACCCTGTCCTTGACTGATGGGCTGAAGAACCTGCGTAGCACGTTGGTGAGTGTAACTGCTGCATACGGTGCATTCAACGCTGCTGCAAGCGTGGTAAGAACAGGTCAGTTCTTCCAGGGTATGGAAGCAACCATGCTGATGGTTTCTGATGACTCCGCAGAGGCAGGTAAGCGTCTGAAATTTGTTCGTGATCAGTCCTACCGTTTAGGTCTTGACCTGAAAGTTGCTGCACAGGGTTACACCCAAATGGCTATTGCCGCTAACGGTGTTCTTAGTAAATCACAAAACGATGAGCTATTCAAGTCCTTCTCTGAATATTCAACAGCCCTCCAGGTTGACCCAGTTAAATACCAACGTGGTATTACTGCGATCCAACAGATGATGGGTAAAGGTCAGATCATGGCTGAAGAACTTAAGCAACAGCTTGCGGAAGGTATTCCTGGTTCTCTACAGGTATTCCTCAAAGCAACGCAGGAAGCTTTTGGTGATTCCACCATTGATGTAACCAAGATGATGGACATGATGCAGAAGGGTGAACTGAAGGCTGCGAAAATCTTGCCATTCGTTGCCAAGTATTACTCAGAGGCAGCAAACAAGGGTGGTGCGCTTCAGAAAGCCCTGCAAGGTAACCGTGTTGCAATGCAGCGTCTGACATTAACATGGATGGACTTCCAGAACAAGGTATTCCAGAGTGGCTTTGGTGAAGAATTAACTAGCGCGTTTAACGAACTCGCAAAAATTCTTGACTCCAACGGTCCCCTTGCGCAAAATCTTGGTCAATTCTTTGCTGGATTCACAGCCGGGTTTATGGAGATGGTCTATACTGTCTACAACACCTTTGTCCTGATCCAAGGCATCATGGAGCGTTATATCCCGATCTTCCGTAAGAACGGTGAAGAGCTTTCCTCTGCATGGAAATGGGTAGGCTGGGGCGTAGGTGCTCTGTTCTTCGCTTCTGCACTTATTCGTGTCTTTAACATCCTGACTAAGATCGCTGGTCTCTCCACTGCACTGAAGGTTATCTCTGATATCTTTGGTGTTGGAAATGGTGGCGGTGGTGAAGAGGATGGTCCGGGCAAGAAGAAGGGTAAAGGCAAGGGATTAAGCCTTGGCAATAAGCTTGCACGTAAGGGTGGTTTGTTTGCACTGATCGCTGGTGAGAGTATGCTGTTGGGAGATTACGTCTTCGACTCTGCTCAGGAATACAGCGATAAGACTTATGGAACTGAAACCACGGCAGGTGGTAACCTGAAGAAAAACTCTTGGATGGGACAGGCTTGGGACTTCATTACAGGCCAGAGATCAATGACTGACCAGCGCAGACTTGATTATCTGAACCAGAATGGAATGGTTCCTGGACCAGCCGGGGCTGCAACACCTCCGATGGTGATTCCAACTGAACCTGTGAGCGGTGAGATCACGATCAAAATCGACGCAGGCGAAATGAAGAACATGATCGACCAGCAGATTGAAGCTGCGAACATGGGTAACATCAACCTAATCCTTGGTGTTCCTCAATAATTTAAAGGGGCTTCGGCCCCTTTTTTATTGTTTTATCTCAAGATTTATGATAAAATCGTAACATGTATAATGGGAGGACTCATGGCATTTGTATCCAACAACCAGTCCAAACCGCAACAGGGCAAGGCCACGGCTAACGTCGAGAAAAAGGTCAACACAGCCCAGGAAGCCAGCGGTGAGGTGCAATATACGCTCTTCGCCAGCGGTCTTAACTACGGCGGTAGAAACGTAGAACTCAAGGACAAAAACTACACCAACGACCTCGCGATCATTTTCGACGTTGTTGAACAACATTCTTACACACGCACAGTTGACAAGACATCATATGCTGTTGAAGAAAAGGTAAAATTTAGTGACCACGGTGTTATTGAAGATGGTAAATTCTCCTTCAGTGCCAGAGTGAACTCATCTCCTGTTTACCTTATCGAAAACAACTACCTTGACAAAGATACTGATGACCAGAACCCGGTTGCTTCTCGTCGTCCAGAAAAAGCTCTGGAGATCTTGGAACGTCTGATTACTGATCGTCAAATTGTGACTTTGGTTACCGAAGACAAAATTATTGAGAACTATATCCTCACCTCAATGGAGGCTGCACGTAGCAACTCTGACGGTGCGGCGCTGGTATTCCAGCTTGAGTTTACGGAATTCCGTACATTCACCCTTGGTAAAACAGCCCTCGCGACAGTCTACTCAGATCCTAAAAAGTCTGGTGGGAAGACCAAGCAGAAAGGTTCTCAACAATCTTCCGCAACAGATAATGAAGTTGAAGTAACTGCCCGACGCACCAAGTTTGCTGGCCCAAATAAAGATGGGTGGCAAAAAATTGCTGAGGCTATGGATTCAGGTAACTTCACAAAACAAGATCAGGTCATTGGTACTATTACCCCAGATGGTAAAATTCGTGGTACTGACGGCTCAATCATGGACTATAAAAAAGCAGTGGGGAACTAATGTCAGCTATTACTTTCTCATGGGACATTGACGGCTTCGCTGACCAGACCATGCGTGTGGTTCTGGACAGTCAAACCTATGAAATGCGTTTCCAATGGAACGAGCGAGATGAGTCTTGGCTCGTTTCCTTTGGTGATGTTGGTCAAACACCAACAATCTCTTTTAAACTTACAACCATTTTTGACATCTTTGCTCCGTTTAAATACTTGGAAAACATCCCATCCGGACAACTGCGTGTCTTTTCTTTTACACAGTCAACCAAACGTGTTGGTAGATACAATATCGGATTCTTGTCTGACTTGCAACTCCTTTATTCATCTCCTGACGAAGAGTTAACTGACGAGGAGTAATCATGCCTTCTTACAGAACACGAACATTCAGACTTACTATTGGCAAGCCCGTATACATCGGGCAAAAGCCAACCAACATTTCTGACTACACCAACCAGAACACGAAGGATGCCTATGTTGTCAGTAACGAAACAGGGGCAGCAAATATCGAGTTCGAGGTGAAGAAAGATAACTCAAAAGACCCTAACAAAGGGTATGTCACCCTTTACAACCTGTCTGATGAAACGGTAAGCTATCTTGATGCTAACCAGCGTGAGTCGATTGCTATTGTTCTGGAGGCAGGGTTCGATGGTGAAAACCAGACAATCTTCTCCGGGACTGTAGAGTTTGTTCAGGATAAGTGGGATGGTCATACTCGTCAAACAAAAATGATCTTGGGTGATGCAACAACCAACATCATGACAGCAAAGACTGCCCGTTCTTACAAGAAGGGGACACCGCTGGATACGGTTCTTAATGACCTTGTTTCAGACCTTAAACTACCTATTGGTAAGGTGGTTAAGTTCGGTAACCAGACCCTTCAGCAGTCTATGGCATTTACTGGTAACGCTGCAAACAATCTCGAACGCCTTGCCAAAAACACCGGATCAACCTTTAGTGTTCAGGACGGTGCTGTGTACTGGACTACACAGGGCAAGAGATTCCGCAATGCGGTGTTTGAGATCAGTGCTGAATCTGGGATGCATGATTCACCAACCCCGCAAAACCCAGAGCCTGCAAAACGCCGCCTTGAGAAAAAGAAGAAGTCTAAAAGTAAGCCGAAGACCAATAAAGGTCCAAGTCGTGCTGAAATCAAAGAGGACGCAGGTCTTGTTGTTGTTACAGAACTTAACGGTGCGATCATCCCAGAAAGCACAATTTATCTAAAAAGCCAGAAATACACAGGCTTCTACAAGGTAGTTTATCTTACTCACAAAGGCCAACTTGAAGGTGGCGATTGGGTGTCTGAGATCGGACTTGCAGAAACCCGTGGTGGCATTGTGGAGGAATAATGGCATCAATTCAACGTATGGATGCTGCCTTGAACCAGTGGTTCGCCCGTCAAGCTCGTGATATCCACACCGGGCTAAGAGCAAGGGTTGTTGATGTTGATTACAGCATCCCTTCTGCAACCGTACAACCCCTTGCATCTACAAACTTCGATGATGGCACCGTAGACGCTTATCCTGCGGTTTTTGATGTCCCCCTTTCCATGCCTTCAGCTAACGGTGGAAAAGCTCGCCTGACGCTTCCTGTGAAGCCTGGTGACGTGGTTGGACTTTCATTCTCCGAACGTAATGAGGGTGATGCTAACGATACGACAACTCATGGACTATTTCCTGGTTGGTCAATCATTGGTGTGCATAGTGATGGGAACGCCATGACAATCGACCCTGATAACGTCGAGTTGTGGAATGACACGGTTCACTTCTCGATGACCCCGGATGGGACTTTTACTTTAACAGGGCCTGTTGGTACTTTCAAGGTGGATAAGTCTGGTCAGATGCAGTTCACTAACGGAGCAGCAACCTTGACAGCGAAAACTGACGGGAATATTGAAATGAACGGGGCAAAGATCACACCTGATGGAAACCTGATCACCGCCCGTGGTGTCAACATGAATGACTTTTATGATTACTTCATGCGCCACACCCACCACTACACTTGGACGGACGGCTCAGGTCAGAGCAACACCGCCGCACCAAACGCATAAGGGGAATAAATGGCTACTCTTTATTCTGACCTTCTTATGGACCCTGTTACTGGAGACCTTGATGTCTCCACGGGTCTCCAGATCATTGAGTCAAACCAGACAAGCCTCCGTCAGAGATTGTGGCTACGTTTTAATATCTGGGCTGGCAACTGGTATTTTGATGAAACCTTTGGTTTCCCATACCGAACATATCTGAGCAAGAAGGTAATGAAAACAGTCCTTGACAATAAGATCAAGGAAGTTACCCGACTTGAGCCTGATGTGCTTGAGATCACTTCGTTCCACTCTTCAATGGATCGGACCACACGTAGTTATCAGGCCTTCTTCGAAGTGACCACCAAAGAACAAGAGGTTGTACGACTTGCTTTCGTTGGTCAGGATGAGTATTATTACCCAATCCCTGATGAAGGTGCAACGGTTCTTTGTGACGATGATGGTTGGATTACGTGGGCTAACAAGCTCTACTATCTGATCAACTTCCGTCTGCCTCGCACTGGCGATGCTACATGGTGGAACACCTGGGCTGGTACAGATATTGATAACCCAATTCCTGTCGGTAGCCTGATGGATGACAAGAGTAATGTCATCACCACCGAAGATGGTAAGTCCATCAACCGTAACCACTAAGGGGTAAATAATGGCAGATGTTGCATTTCCAACAGTGAAGGTCTCTGACCTTCCAACTGCCGTCACCGTTGCAGGTGGCGATTTTGTTGTTACTGATCAGTCAGATACTACCAGAAAGGCCTCTTTGGACACAATCGTTTCCAAGATGAGCTTGACAAGAGTGGTTTTCTTTGCTGAGGGAGGATATCTTGAATCCAAAAAGGATCTCGCCTTCTTCGCAACTGATGGTAAATATTACACATGGAACGGTACTTATCCAAAGACAATTCCAATGTCTTCATCCCCGGCGACAACCGGGGGTATCAGTTCTAACGCTTGGCAGGAGTTTGGTGCAAGCGGTGGTGGAAGTTCTACAGGTAAGGTTGTTAATCTGGGTAACGTCCAGGGGACTGCAACCTGCAACCTGACACTTGGAGATACCTTCCTTGCTAACCTGACATCAGGGCAGTGTGTGGTCGGTATCACCAACCCATCTACCGCTCAGGGAATTTCCCAAACCTTCCAGTTATCTTTAACTCAGGGGACAGGGGCCAACCTTGTTTCATGGCCTAGCAACATCAAGTGGAACTATGGACGAGAACCAGTTCTTTCATATAAAACCGGGGTACGAGACATCTTCCAGTTCGTCACTTATGACGGAGGGAACACATGGTTCGGCTCCCTCATTATGGCAGGAGTTGAGTAATGGCAAAGTTAAGCCACAACATTGATAATGTGTTTCAGTTGATCGACGGACACATTCAGTTTCTTCAGAGAAACACCGGAGAGACAATCGATCCTACGGTTCAGCACTACATTCTGAACTTGCAAAATGTTTTGGCTAACAACCGCCACTTCATCAACTGGACAGCACAGGAAGCTCAACCGAATGGTGACGCAACTACCGAGGGTCAGTCAGTGCTGATCCTTGGGTGCGCTTATGCTTACCTGGCATCCAACGATCCAAAATACTTGGAACTTGCAGAGGCATACTGGCAGGCATATATTGACTGGTTCTTTGCTGGTCAGCCAATCCCAGATCCTCCTGCTGTTTATCGTCCTAACTGGATCATTAACGGAAAAGAGCCACGCCTCGCCCACTACCCATTGACAGATGATGGATACCCAACCCACGGTGGTTTCAAGGGTAGCGTTATGACGTGGACAAATGGTAAAACGTTGATCCCGCACGGAGCGCCTCACTGGGGGGAATATCTGGACAAGGCTTGGTTTGCCTTCGACGGAAACCTTGGTTGGAACTCTGTTAACGCAACAGTCTACAAAGAGAACCCTGACGGAAGCACCAACTGGGATGAGTATGGCTCTCAGTGGGATGTTGACTGGATCATTGATCGTCTTGGTCGTAAGGTTGACTGGGATGGTAATATCCTCGCTGAAGGGTTCCCTGAGGCTGAATGGGGTACAGTTCAGTTAAAGAATACCACAATCACAGGAAATTACAAGTTCAACTATGCGACCTGTAATCCTGTTGAACACGGTGGATACCTGATGGGTAGAAACACCATGTGGCACAACCGACCTGTTAACGTACCGATTGAAATGGGTTTCCAGGACAATGCTTCTGACGCAGAAACATGGTGGTGTGATGCGAACTATGTTATGTATCAGATCACCGGGGAAAGAAAATACTGGCTTTGCTGGCAGTCTTCATTAATTGTTTGTGATAACTATTCAGACATTGACCGTTTCGATAAGTTCTTCCGTAAATCTACGTTCGCTACAATCCCGTTCACTGATGGGATCAGCTATGACTACTCCTATCCTTCAACAGCCGTTCCACAGTATTCTCGTGACGCAGAAGGATATATTGGTATTCGTCAGAACGTGGCAGCACAGACAACTCTTGAACAGCAGGCTATTTGGTTCCGTGTTGACGGCACTTCAAAACTGCGTGTCCAGTTCTCAGGAAAGGATGAAGCAGGGAATGGGTTGTTGTTCAGACCAGAACTAGACCTTAACAAGACCAAATCAGAAACTGGTAGGGTGACCTATCGTTGTGGCCTTCCACGCGGTACAGACTCCATCGTTTCTATGGATATCCCTCTGTCCAACTTTGTGAGATTAACACCTCCCGGTGGTGGTAGCTACATTGTAGCTGATCCACGTATCGTTGTAGATTGGGGATCAAACACAGTTATTGACTTCCAGTACCAGACTGGTATTCTTGGGCGAATCAATGACCAAGCATGTACGCTTGTGACCGATGCGGATGGTGGTTGCACAATCGGTTTCTGGCTGACAGATACTGAAACTGCTGACCTTTCAGCATTCACATACCGTTCCTATGCTGACAATTTTAACATCACAATCACCGATGACAATCTGTGGAGATGGTGGGCTATGGTTCCTGCAACCAACGGAGAATGGACAACACTTCAGTTGAGTCCTTCCAACTTCGTTCTGAGCAGCTACCAACCAGACCATCCAGAAACAGATCCTAAGCCTAACCAAATCAGTCTCCATAATCTTAAACAGATTAACTTGGCACCAGACACAGACCCTGTTGACGGTGTTAGTGCGAAGATCGACTGGTATTGTATCAATGCTGTCCCAGAGTTGTACACCTCCACTGGTGGTGACGACTATACCATGTACTTCCGTATCACGGTTTCTGGTGATAATGCATACAATGCGAAGCTTGGTGATTGTACAATTATCGACTACAAACTTAACAGCCTGTACTACACTCCGGGACTGATCCCGTTCTCCAACATCAGTGACCCTAACACGGCGCTCTATGATGGTTGGCGTGGTCTTCCATACCCAGGGTATCAATATCCTACGCTGTATTGCTTCAAAGGTCAAAACATTGACTGGACAAGATTGAACAGCACTATTGATTTCCTGTATGACTCCCAGATGTGGTTCTATAACACATTCCATCCTATTATGCCAGGACCAATGGCTCAGGCCTTTGTCTGGGATCGCTGGGATGCCCGTAAGTACGGGGAACCAAATACCTTCACCATGAAACACTGGAACGAGAAGGCTTGGGACGGATATGAGGCTCGTGCGTTCTTCTGTGTTTGTCGTTGTATCTATGAACTCTCTCAACGTGGAGAAGCCATTCCTAGCAAGCTGTTTACAGTGGCTAAGAACTGGGTTGACTATCTGAAATGGTTCCAGGATAACAACGAGGGCCGTACACCAACCATCTTTAACCCGGATGGTACTGTTCTGGCACCAGAGGATGACTTTACAAGCCATATGTCGGCGCTGTTCATGGGTGGTTGTTCCATCCTTGGTATGGCTGGGATGCGTACTCGTATTCCTAACATCGACATTGTGGCAGAGCGTTGTTTCAGTCTGATCCAGGAGAACTACATCATTCTGACTGCCAATCATCCGATGAACGGTAGCTGGTCTGTTGCTCCTCGTGCAGATACTGATAACGGGATGTTCTTTGGCTTCCACGCCGGAGAACTGTTACGAGGATTTGGGCTGTATGCTATGTACAGAAACCTTACAAGATAAGAGGAATTAATGGCAGATCTATTACCTACCGTCAAAATTTCGGACCTTCCGACCGCGACGGATTCTTTCGAGGGTGATTTCTTGGTTGTTGACCAGTCGGATGCTACACGCAAATCCACTTGGTCCAGCCTGTTCTCTCGTTTCGGTGTCATGCGTATGTTCTCATTCCAGGATGGTGGTACGCTGACCTCCGCTAAGGACCAGGTAATTGACCGCACAACTAACAAGGTGTACCAGTGGACGGGTTCTTATCCTAAGCTGGTTCCTGCCAACTCAACCCCGGAGAGCACCGGGGGTGTTGGTGCAGGGGGATGGTCTGTTAATGACCCTTCTCTCCGTGGAGACCTTGCTGGGATTAATGGGTCAACTTACGTAGGTGGTCCTGCTGGGACGGTTGCACAATCCCTCGATGGATTTATTACACCATCACAGTTTGTTGGTAAATACCCAACAACAACCGAAGCAGTGACCGCGATGGTGGCTTATGCAAAAGCGAATAAAAAAGCTGTGCTGGCATGGGGCTGGGAACTGACTCTAGAAACAAGTGTTTACATCGACGGCGTAGAGTGGTATGGTGGTGCATTCAACCAATCAGGTGGCAACCGCTACATGTACCTGTCAAACAGTACATTCCGTTGGACTACCTTTACCGGGGTTTGTACTCGACACTACGGTGGACGGCTAATCATAACTGATTCTGCGTGGGTAAATAACACCAATACAGCAGCCATGCTGATCCAAGCTCTACCTATTGATGGTACAATCGACATCCTTGATAGTGATTTCCGTGGTTGTAAGTACGGTATCCTGCAACAAGGTACTGGTGCTCTGATCACCCGTGCTCGTTTTGCTCGACTGAACTTCAATGATTTGACAGGCGATGCGATTGAGTGTAACGTTGTTAACCGACACTACAAAGCAGGTGGTTTGACCATCGAAGATATCAACATTGACAACATCAACAACACAGACAACTCTCCTAACTGGGGTATCGGTATCGGTGTTGCGGGTCAGGGTCCATACGGTGCTAACGCTTCCGATGACCAGTACGTCAGTGGGATCATCATTCGTAACGTCAAGGCGCGACGTGTACGTCAGTGTATCCACTTCGAACTTTGCCGAGATTTCAAGGTAGAGAACGTAGAGGTCTACCCTGACGCTTCCGTTTCTAACGGCACACTTCTGGCATCTGGTGGTGTTGTTTGCTACGGGTGTAAGGACTATATCGTTGATGGTGTTCGTGGTGAAATGGTCAACGGGGCTACTCGTTTCATCTATTTCGGCTGGGGTGTGAACGCAGGGGCATATGCTGCTCCATGTCGTGACTTTACGTTGAGAAACGTCAGAACTCACACTGGACTGGTGGACATTCCTGTAAGCGCCAGAGATGATTGGACAAACACTGTGACGGTTGAAGATGTTGAATGCGACACCTTCAAATACCGTGGCCTTGTTTCCCGTCTTCGTCTTGCAGATATCCGTTGTAACAAGTTTGACGGTATCGGTGACTACGAAGCGGGGCAGGGTGAAGCAGGCGGGGCTATGAAACGCTGGGCTTGGTGTTCTGCTGAGATTCTGAATATCAACAGCCTCGATGCAAACGGTGTTGCCAACGGTAGTTTTGGACAGGTAGGGTTTGATCATGTTACGACTTACGGTTGTAACTTTGATGTGGTTCAACACTCCAAGACAAATGGTAACCGTGGTGTAACTCTTCTCAACGCCGGGAACATCTACATCGCTGATAACGATCTTTTCCCACAAGGTAAAGAGTTTGTTAAAGGTGACATCATCTTGAAAAAGACTGGTGGGCTATTTGTGGTCGAGACTGGTGGGTCTTACATTGAACCTAATGACTTTATCCGTGCAACCACGGTTGGTTCAAAAACGATTCAGTGTGCAGCCGATTCTGGAGTAAGTCAACCTTGGGCGACTCGTGCGTTTAAATCCGCAGGTCTCCAACTGACAATCCCAGGAGCAGGTGCTGGAGGCGCTGACCTGAAGACAACGGTCATCCGCGCTCCGTACCAAAACGGTGCCTGGACAACACCATTCTATCTCGATATTGCTGATCCTATCCAGACAGCAACACCAGATAACACGGCGCTTGTTTCCACAAACCCGGTAGTATACAGCGAAAGGACTTAAATAACAAGGGGCTTCGGCCCCTTTTCTCATTATAAGCCTTTATAATTAAATCACAATATGATAAAATAGCAACATCTTAGAGCAAAAATCTAGCAAGAGGAGGCGTTCGTGGCTGCTCAATATGGATTAAACGACTACGGCTTTGCGATCCCATCCCTTGATGATCTAATCGCAGATACCAAGCAGTCACTAATCCGAACTTTCGGTGAGAACTTCAACACACAGTCAAACACTATCGTTGATAAGCTTACCACAATTCTGAATGAAAGAGAGTACCAGTTGATCCTTCTGGCTGCATCTGTGTATTCTGCACAGACACTTGCAGGTGCTGAAGGTATTTACCTGGATGAACTGCTTGGTCGTCGTGGTATTTATCGTCGTGGGAAAACAAGAGGTTCCGGCACAGTACAGATGGTGATTAACAACACCGTTCCGTACAACATGATTTACAGTGCTGGAACATACAGCATTGACAGCGGTAACTTCGTACTTAACCAGGATACTCCTGTGGCGGGTAACATTCTTGCACAGCAGATCCTTAACCCGGACTGGGTACTCGGTAACTACACCTTCCAGATGATGAACCAGAATGATGGTACGACAAAGACAATGGCTCTGACTCTGAGTAATAAAACGCCTAACAGCGCTCAGATGAATGCCTTTATGTCCTCCATCAAAGACTTCATCATCCAGAACACCACTCAGTTGAACGAAGACAGAATCTTCATTGACTCAGCGAACGGTGCTCTGTACATTGGTTATGATGCCAACAAAAAGATGATTGGTCTTAACAGTCGTGTTGACTTCCGTTCCTCTCCGGTGATCGGACAGAGAACAATCACGATGGATGTTATTGCCTCAGAAGCTGGTGAGATCTCTCGTGAAGCAAACACTGTAACCAATATTAGCCCAACACCAAGTGGCTTTATCAGCATGACCAACATGACCGCATTTAACGATGGGTCCGATGTTGAAACAGATACTGACTATAAAGTCCGTGCTGCTAACAGTACCGCCGCTGGCGCTGCTGCAACTCGTCCTGCTGTTATCTCTGCTGTTCTCAACGTAGAGGGTGTGAGCAAAGTACGTGTGTTCTCAAACAACACCGGGTCAACAGACCAGTATGGCGTTCCAGCTTACAAGTTTGAAACTGTGGTGTATGGTGGTTCAACGGAAGACATCAGTGAAGCACTTTACAACACAATCGCACTGTCAAACGGAACCTACGGAAATGTATTCTATGACATCACTACCGAGGATGACCAGACAGAACGTATTTTCCACAGCAAAGCACAAGCCCGTGAACTTGCTATCCGAGTTCGTTACAAGGGTAAGCTTCTGTCTGTGACAGAGCAGAACACTATTAAGGATGCTTTGAAGGCAGTCGTTGATCCGCTCAATATTGCAGACACCCTGTACAACATCCAGTTGGTTTCTGCTGTTGGTTCTTCAATTTCTCCTGGACGATTCACTCAATTGTTCGTCGATGTGAAGAACGTTGGTCAACCTGACAGTTCCTACACCAACAGCGATGTTGTTGCTGGAATGACAGAAGTGTTCGCACTGGATACTGACGACATCACCTTCCAGCAAATCATCTAACGAGGTAAGCATGGCAGATTATCTAAAGGATGTCAACCACATCCATACTCTGCCAGATTTCGTTCAAGGAGGTATTGATTACCTCCCTGGCGATTTTCTGAAAGAGAAAGAAAACCTTGTCAAATTTCTGACAGTGTATCTTGAAAGACTTAAGGCAGTTGACGAAATGTGGGTCAATCTGTCTGAAGGTAGATTACTGAAGAATGCGACGGGTGTCAACCTCGATGAGATTGGTAAGCAGGTCGGGATCGAACGTAATGGTCTTAGCGATATGAACTATCGTGCGATCATCATCATCCTTCTTGCGAGTGCTGCGAAGCACGGTACAAGACCTGAGGTTATTGACACGCTCGATCAATTATTTGGGACTGGTAACTTCACCACATACAAAGGTGACAACTACCGTTTCGACATCAACATTTCCAAGACATGTTTTGAACTGGAGACTGCTCTCCAGGAGATCCAAGACATGTTGCCTATGCCTACCCACCTGAGACTCACTGAGTCCAGCGGTACGGCTTTTGGATTCTCAGGCGATAAATACGCACTGGGCTTCGGCTCAATCCACTCCGGTGGTCGTACAGGTGAAGGTGGCCTTGCTCACCTGACATACACGTCTGATGAAGAGAATACCTTGATTTAAGGGAGATTACAATGGCAGCGCCAACAGTACCTATTGAAATTTGGGCCTATGGGAACATTGTCCTCCCTAACACCCACGAGTTAAACAAATCCCGTCCTATTGATGACCTTTGGAATAAAGGTTGGGATCTGGGAGAGAAACCCTCTTGTGAAGAGTTCAACTATGTGTTAAACATGGTGACAGCATGGGCGAAGTACATCACGGGTGAGCAAATCCCCGGTCTTGACAGTCGTTTCCTGCGTGTAACTCAAAACCTTGCTGATGTCCCTAACAAGGCAACAGCCCGTACAAATCTTGATGTTTGGAGCAAGGGTGAGTCAGATACTCGCTATGTGAATATCTCTGGCGATACCATGACGGGTAACCTGTCTGTTCCTCGTCTGGATTTGCAGGCATCTTCTTCTGACTTTGCTTACATCACCACAACCAACCCGGCATCTGACTGGACATACTTTGACTTTGTTCTTGGCGATAACCCAGGGACCGCAGGGGCTTCCGGTGTAGACACAATGCGTTTCCGCTTTACACCTTCTGGTGGTAGCATCTTTACGATGATGGAGCTTAACGCGATCAGCGCTACGGCTGCTCTGTGTCGTGTAACTGGTAACATCATTGCAAGCGGAAGTATTCAGGGTTCTTCAATGACAGCAACCTCTGCGACTTTCACAAACGGTACAGTGAGCAACACTTGGACGGTCAACACCCTCCAGTCAACAACTACCCGTGCTACCAACGTTGTGGCTACTAACAACGTTTCAACCGGAACTCTTAACGTGAGTTCAACGACTACAACTGCCAACCTCGTTGTCCAGAACAACAGCGCAACGGTTGGTGGTCGTCATGTTGTCCGTGCTGTGAACGGTAACACCGCAGACGGTAATGGTAACGTAACAATTTCCCTGCCACCACAAGGTGTTCAGGATATGCGTCTTGGCTCAGAAATTTCTACAAACCGTTATTCTCTGGGTAACGAATCCTTTGTTTACCGTGCGCCTGGTGGATGTGTTGTGACAGGTTTTAACATCTGGTCTAAATCAGGTAACAACGACGAATTCCGTGATATGTATTCCCGTCCTATCCAGAAGTATATCAACGGCGGCTGGTACACAATCGGGCAATTATAACAGGAGGATGTATGGTACACCTTAAGAACGTGGAGATCTATACTCCTGAGAAAGTTCCTGAAGAACTTGCTGCTTACGGCGTAATGTTCTTCAGATCCAAAGATGGTCAGGATTTCTACGAGGCCATTAAGGATATGAAAGAAGACACAATGAAGGTCTTGTACGTAGATGGGATTGTCACCGGGTTCTCCCTTGATGCTAGTTCCCTGTATCCACCGGGGGCCTCTCTGATTGAGGTTCCTCTGGATAAGGTGCCTGCTGATCTGGAGCTTGGTCGCAAATACCTCTTTGACCCAAAGACTCTCAAATTCAAGATCAACCCTGATTTCTTGACGAGAGATCTTGATACCCAGAAACAAAATCTTCTGGCACTGGCGAACGATAAGATCGCTCAGTATCAGGACAAAGTGGATCTGGAAACGGCAACTGCCGGAGAGGTAACCGCTCTTAAGAACTGGAAAGCCTATAGAGTCAAGGTTCGTGAAGCTCAAGACGTAGGTTCTCTACCAAAGCAACCTCGCGTATAAGGAGCTACCATGTCCATTGATCTATTTGCTATCCTTAAAGCCGTATGGGGCGTTATCACGTTTGTGCTGATTGGTGTCCTGAGAATCACATACTCTGACTACAAAAAAACGCAAGAACGCCTTGATGAACTTGATAAAGATATCATAAGGATTAAGGCAGAGATGGTCACAAAAGAAAAACTGGATGAGATTCTCGATAAGAAACTCAAGACGGTTCGTGATGACGTTTCAGAATTGCGTAAAGACATCAAGGATGACGTTGGTGACTTACGTAGCGACCTTAGCAAGCAGTTTCAAATGCTAATGGAGCGTCAATTCAAATGATAAGTTCAGCACTGTATTTCATTTGCTTTGCAGTGCTGCTGCTTAATACTGACAAGGGAATACGGATCATGTCTATCTTTGGTATGATCCATATTCTTCTAGAGAACTTTATGTACTGGTGGTTCTCTGCACACAGTGTTTATTTTGATCTGTCGTTGTATATGACGTTCTGTTGGTTACTCGACATCGCCCTTTTATTTTGTACAGCGTGTGTATTGTCGGGATGGAAGAAGAAGTTGACACTTGCCGTGTCGGTTCCAATACTCTTCTGCCAGATAATAGTCATGCAATTTCCATTCCTCTTACCATTTGCATTGAACTTTGTCATCAACTCGTCATACCAGACCTTTATGGAGGTTCTGATCCTTTGTGCATCCTTCAAGGATAACACAGTCAAAGAGTGGATTAAGACTGCAACCGTGGTAAGCCTCGTGGTTCTTGCAAGGTTCCTCCCCATGTTAGTTCATTGAGAATCTTGAGGAAATATGTTAAAATCAATAATGAAATTTTTGAAGGACCTCGTTAGATCACCAGTTGATCCTGAGAAGGCTTCACACACAAAGTTCTGGAGCAATATCGGCCTGGCATCTATGACCGCAGTATTCCTCTATTGGGGATTCAAAGGCACGTTGACAGAGTGGTATATGTGGGTATATGCACCCACTGTTGCTGCACCGCAACTTATCAGTAAACTCATCTCTCTTCGTTGGGGCGTAACAGAAGCCCAACGTGAAGAGCAAAAGTCAGACCAATAAGGAGACTCTTGTGGCAGATATGACTCAATTTGAACAGGCTGTTGATCAGGTCATCGAAGACTCTGAACGCCTGCACAAAGTTGTCAACGGTACTGCTTCTGAAACTGTTGTTACTGAAGATGGTAGCACCATCCCAACAGTTCGTAAAGCACTTCTGGACAACTTATTTTTCAAGACACCGCCTATTCCCTGGGTAGCCGGGTCTCAAGCGACGGTCTTTAACCAGCTTTACGCATTTAATGGCACCAATGGTGTTCAGTGGTGGTATGCTCCGGGTGCAACGGCAACTGCTCCTGTAACTCTCCCAGCAAACCCATCTACCAGCGTCAACTGGAGACTGTACAATGATGCAGCGGCGATGGCATCCATCTATGCTCCAATCAACAGCCCAATCCTGACAGGTAACCCGCAGGCCCCAACACCTGCTGCAAACAGCAACAGTACGACAATTGCAACAACCGCTTTCGTTACGACTGCGATTGCAAATGCTTTGTCCAGTATCTCTGGTGGTAGTGTTACCTTTGCGAACGTAACTGTTTCTGGTGCAACGACACTGAACAACTTGACTGTGAATGGTACAACCACTCTTAACGGCCCGGTCAACGCAGACAACTCCACCGGACGTTTCCAAAACCTGATTTTGACTAAGCAGGCTTCAAGCCTTACTTTCGTCTATACAGATGCAGGAAACCCAACATTCTTCAAGACCCGTCTTGATCCTTATGCGATCCAGACCCACAACCTGCAAACAGACATTATTGTCAACGGCACAGTTGCTGCTGATGACACAACAATGTCTCTGACAGGTGTTGGTAACAACGTCTTCGATTATGTGTATATCCGTGGTAATAACGCGAAGGATATCTCCGCTCCGCGTCTGAAAGTATCAGGAATGACAGAGGTTGAGAACCTCCATATCACAGGTTCTGTGACTGGTTTGAGCTTCAGTGTTAATGGCCTTGACATTCTGCCTAACTCTGTTACGACTACCGCAGGTGTAACTGTTGGTTCTGACCTGGTTGTTAACGGTTCTGCTACTCTCGGCAACACCACATTTTCAAGTCTTGAGGTGATTAACACCCTGAAGGTAGATGGGTCAACAACCCTTGTTGACTTCACTGCCTCAAGTGGTACAATCACAGGACCTTTCACTGTTGGTGGTCTGAGCAACCTTAACGGCGGTTTCACTACAGGTTCTGCTAATGGCGCAATCGGTGGTAATCTGTCTGTAACTGGTTCAACAGAGCTTCTTTCAGGCCTTAACGTAACTGGCGATGTAGCAATCACTGGTAACCTGTCTGCTACCGGGGATGTGACCCTGAATAACGGGTCTGGAACAACTACGGTTAATAACCTTGTTATCCAAGGGACTGTAACTGGACTGACAGTTGACCTTACCGGACAATCTGTTAGCGTTGCTTCTCTGACAGCTACAGGATCTGTTACGGCTGCTACTCTGACGGTACAAGATACCGCAGACCTTCCTAATGCTCGTGTTGGATTCCTGACTCTTGTTGCGGAAGATGTAGAAAGCTCAACGGCTAACTGGACACCGAGTGGTACATCCAACATCTACACTGTGCTGGTTGATGCTAACCTGACAATCGGTGCATGGCCTTCTCCACCAAACGCATTCTCTGCGATGATTTATCTGACTCAGGATGCCACCGGAGGTCATACTGTCACACTGGACCCTAACTATCTGGTTCTCAACAGCGAGACAATCAATCAGACTGCGGGTTCTGTAACCATCCTTCAGCTAACCTATAATGGCGTTGAAGATGGTGTGATCGACACCGTTATTGTTCGTCGTCCGTAATACCAAGGGCTGTCTTCGGACAGCCTTTTCTTTAGGAGGTTTTAATGTTTCCTATCCCAAGTCTCTTCCTGCTAATGGCGGGTGGTGGGACAACACCTCTGCCACCAGGCGGGGTAAAAAAGATTGCCTTCACAAGAGAGCAGACCACAGGTGTTAAAAGATCTATGGCTATCCTGCTGTCTGACGGAAGACTATACACCCAAGGTGATAACGCTTGGGGTGAATGTGCAGATGGAACAACCAGCCCATTTTACGATCACTGGAAGCTTGCTGCAAGTAATGTAGCAGATGTTTTTGGTGTTGGGAAGGCTTTTGTTGTAAAATATAATAGCGGTGGCTGGCAATATGCGGGTGACCAAGGTCAGTTCACAGGTACAACGGCTAACATGATGGCATGGACCAGTTTTCCATCTTCAATTACTGGCACTGTTAACCTGGCAAACCTTGTCAGTGTGGTTGGTGGTGGTGGTAACGCATTGTGGGTCATGAACAACGGAACTCTTTATGGCAGCGGATCTAATGCAAACGGATGTCTGGGATCAGGAAACTCAAACCCGATCTCTATCCCGCGAACAATTAGTTCTTCCTGTGTCCGTGCGTTTGGCCTGAATGCTTGTGTGACCTATCTTAACAACGTTGGTGTTCCTCGTGTATGTGGTTCTACTTACGGTATTAACGGGTCATTTACACCAATCACCAGCTTCGCCAGCGTAACATTCCCAGGGGCTACCGGGACCATCTACGCAAAAGAGTGGATGTGCAACGAAGACAACACGATTGCAATCGCCTCTACTGGTGCTTCAGATACCGACCATTATCTTTACACCCGTGGCATTACAACAAGTAACGGGGCCTATACAAAAGTTACTACGTTCGGTCCTTTTACGACTTTCCGTGTTCTTGATGGTGGACAATCAAGATTCTTCATCGCTGATGGTGTTCTATATGCCCTCGGTGATTCACAGAGAAACCTTGGACTGGGTAACACCACCACTGCTGTAACTGTGCCAACCATCATCCCTGTACCTACGGGGGCCGATTGGGACCTGAGTAAGCTGACCTTTGTTGCTGAGATAAAAGGAGACAACATGGCTCAGGGTGGTACACTGGGGCATTGGATGGTCTACGATGGTAACCTGTTCTACACTGGTAACCCTAAAGGATTTTTCGGATCAACGACTGTGGTTGGTAACTTCACAAACGTTCCTGAGAATTCCTTCGAAGGTATCCGTGCAGATTCCATCACGACAGGCGCTATCGGTGTTGCGATTGTTGGTGCTACGAAACAGCTTACGTGGTCTATCGACCCACCTGGGGCTGAAATCTATGACCTACAGTTTAGCTCAAGTCACCCAGAGTTTGCAACTGTTGATGCTAACGGATTAATGACGTTCGTTGCGGAAGGTGGATTTGATATCACCATGACGGCGAAGACAGGGACTAGTGCAACAACTCTGACAGATACCTCTGGTGGTTATGCCTCTACGATGGGAATGGCTACAGATAGTCTCTCTGCAATGACTGTTGGTGAGACCAAGCAATTGGTATACACTGTCACACCAGCGGGTGTAGAGAACCTTGACGGCTACTCAATCACCTTCTCAAGTGAAGACCCGACTGTCGCCACAGTAAGCTCCACAGGACTTATTACGGCAGTGGCTGACGGTGGAACACGTATCCATGCTACAGCAGCCCTACAGACTGTGACAGCAGATGATAGTTCTTATCTGTCGGTAAACGCTCCATAACAAAAAGGCTCCCAATCGGGAGCCTTTCTTATTTAGAACGGAATATCGTCGTCGAAGTCCAGAGGAGGGGTGTCATCGAAATCAACAGGCGGTGCAGATACTGTACCATTGCCTACCTGCGGCTCTGGGGCGCTCTGTGCTGGCTTCTGAGCCTCTTCCTGTGCAGTTGCACTGGCGTATGCATAGAACGTCGCTGCAAGGGCATACGCTTCGCGTGTTGCCTTCTCCAGTTCATCTGCGTCGATAACCTTGCCTTTAACAGCAATGTTTGTCACAGCAAACTTAACAGCGTTACCTACAGTCTGACCAACATCTTTTCCTTCAGTTTCGGAAAGTTCCTTGATCAGCTTGGTTGTCACATCATGAACAACCTTGCCTGCCGCCTCTACGTCACCCTTAAAGCCTGACAGCTTCAGGTTGACCAGTGCGTTCATGGCATGACCAGCAGATACACCCACAGGATCGTAAGGGGTACGCTTACCTTTCCCACCAGAACCACCACCTTGACCAACAGGGCCATAGGCCTTGAAGCTGTTGATGATGTTGCCTGTAGAAAGATCTACGAAAGCAGCCAGACGACCACCCACAGAAACCTCTGCTAGTTGATCGGCAGTCAGAACCACACGCCCCTCACCCTGCTTCTCATCGTTAACAACCGCAACGTTGCCGTCGATAGACAGGATCTCACCGTAGATCTTAGCACCCTTTGCACCGCCAGTTTGTGCCGGAGCACTTGATTGCTGTGGAGCCGCATCAGCAGGTGCATCTACCAGAATCTTGATGTTCTTACGCTTGCCTTGGTAAGAAACTTTGGTTTCACCATCTTTCTGATATTCCTGTTTCTCAACCGGGTAGATGGAGATCTCTGCACCGGGCAGCAAATCTTTATAGCCATCGTCGGTTTTAACTTGGAACTGGTTTTCGTACTTCAGGTTTTTAACTTCACCCTCACCGAAAGATACGAATTCATCAACACCCCCCGCTGTCAGCAGAATGGAATAACGGTGGGTCGCGGAAATAGATTTCCCTTTGTTTGGACCCTTGGTGATGTTGGTTACCTTAGGTGAACCATCGGCGTTGATACGCTTGATAAAGATACGTTTGATCACACCTTTAGCTTTCAGTGCAACAGAATCATCAGCCGGGTTCACTACTTCAGTAATTACGCTCATTCTCTCTCCTTTATTACTTGGTTTCTTCAGTCTGGGTTTCAGTACCAACACCCAGAAGTCTATCAACAATCAGGTCTTCAACCTGGCTCAACAGGTTCATCGCGAAGGATGACGCACCATTCAGTTGCAGCAGGTTGTTTCGGTGACCACGGACCCATGCCAAAGCCTCTTCAACAGTACCATATTGACCGCTGTTAATAACTTTGAGCATTTCTTCACGCATACGTTCTGAGCCAATGAATTGACTCATTTGAGCGCCAGCGCTTGAAAGGAATACCACCGTTCCGAATTGAGCCTCATCAAGGTCAAGGAAGTGCAGATCTTCGGGTTGTTTGTCGATAGGGGTTACAGCTTCAGTCATCAATCCTCCATTTTGTGAGTGAACGGGTATCTTACCCGTTTGCACTCTGTATGTCAATACTTATTTACCCTTTTTCTTCAGCTTTTCAAGGAGGCTTGAAACGCCAGCCACCCCGAACACACCAAGGATAAAGAGTACGATCACACCAACGACAAGCGCCAGACCGAAGTAAAGTGGCAGCAGAACTAACCACCATGACCATGCGATCACACCGCACAGTTTTAGTGTGATAAATACTAACGCCAATAACGCCATAAAACCTATTTTCATAATCTGTCCTTTTTCAAATTTAATGGTTCAAGTGGTGGAAGACCAATCCAAGAAGTGTTCGCACTGGAAGTGTTGACAACTCCCCCAATGGACGGCTCCGGCAAACGCTCTTCCGTATATGCACACAACCCACACATATCACAGGTAATCATTGAAATCTCCTTTTCTACAATGGCCCTGGTCACATGTGAGTATGCGCAGACAAAAGCCTTCTCTACTTTCAATCGCAACTCCCGCTAAAAGAAGAGCTAGAATCGCAGGAAGAATACGAGTCATGGCTGCTTGAGGAGTGGCTTGACGTATGATGAGTATACGTGTCGCTGATCGTCGTTGTGTTGATGAATGCAATGTCGTCGTTACGGCGACGATAACTATCATCATCAGACACTGCACGGCTTCGTGCTGGTTCTGGGCGAACAGACGCCCTGTTTCGTGATGCAGTGACCGCCCTTTTCAACTCTTCAGCCTTTAATGGTTTAGCGCTCGGACTGGGCGCTGTCTTCACAGGTTTTCGTTCCGCAGCGATAGCATTGGTAACGATCTTCTGTGCTGCTACATTTTCCACAGCTTTTGTCGCAATCTGAGAGATCTCTTCCTGTGTCAGGGGAGGGATCTTTGTTACCGTTGTGGTTGTTTGTGAAACAAACGTTGTGTTGCCGTTACCGACAGTAACCACCGTGTTTGACGAGAACAACCCGGCTAACCACTTGAAGAACTTACGCATTATTCTGCTCCCTCATTTGAAGAATTTCTGTGATCGAAGGCACTGCATGGACATTTACCTGTGCCAGTAAGTCTTTAAAGAATTTATAGATAAAAAGCCCTTCTTGACTTGTGTGATGCCACTGGTCAACGGCAAAGATTTTCTTGCCTTCATCGGACCACATAAACTCATAGCAAACACGCTTCGCCTCATTGCGATCAACGCCAAGGAGATCTGCAAAGACACCGTGCGGATCTTCCTGCGGTCTTCCATAGGCTCTCGTCCATGCTTCTAAGATATGACTGCTACGCATAAAATTCCTCCAGAACTTTCCAGATTGTATTCAATTCCCCGCCAGACATCAAACTCCAGATCACCATGTCCTGATAACCCTTACGACAAACATCTATCTGACGGAAAGCCCGATGAAACTCAGCAGGACTATCGTATTCAACTGGTAAGTTGTCAACATTGTCCTGGAAGTATTGCAGAACCAGTTTCTCCTCAAGGTTGGGGAGTTCCACACCCAACTCTAGGCTTTTTTCGTACATTCGTACAAAGTTCTCACCAGTCCGTTCTGATTTCATAACCATTCGCCAGTCTCCATTTGTTTTGGAGTCAGCGTTTTAACCTGATTGTCATCAACAGGGGCAAAGCCGACCACAGGCTTGAAGCAACGCTCTTTCTGTGCATCGAACACATAGAACGCCTCTACCGCAGCAGGTTTAGAACAAGTTGTCCAGTGACGTTTGTACATCCCGTATCCACCCTGATATGTCCCCAGATAAAACATAAGGAACCCAACAGCCCCCACAAACAGATAGGAAACTGTCTTGTGTTTCCAGGTGGAGAATCCAGATCCTAATGACCATCCCCAGAAGCCGAAGATAACAAGCAGAATAACACTAGACACCCAGTTATTGTGCATTGTGTACCATTCCCAAAATCCAATCATTCCTTATCCTCCAAAAGATGAGCGGCTGCTCACAGAGCTACCAAAACCACCACGAGAAGATGTGGTGCTACGAGAAACTGTTGTACGAGGAGACTGGATCGACGGTTTAGCCGCAGAGCTTGTCACCTTAAACGTTTGACCAGGACGTGCATTGTAGCTACGGAACTTATTATCCATATACTGACCCGAACGATCCTGATACAGTGGTGCTGAATGATAACCGGAATTCATGCTGTTACCCATCATGTATCCCATCATCAACGGCATCCACGAAGAACCACCATCTGAACTGCTTGGGTTGTGTCGGCACTGGTCACCGAACTCAGCGTAGCAGTCAGAGTAAGTAGCATAGCGTGGCGCAGTTTCATTTGCAACCTTTTCTGCTTCTTGTCTTGCTGCACGGCACTGATCCGGTTTGTGCGTATCCGCAATACACTCATCAACATTCTTATACATCTTCATGTCAATGTCTGCTTGCTCACAACCTGCAACTGTGATTGCCACCGCGAATGGCAGGGCATAGCGCCCTACCTTCCGGAAAGCATTTTTATTGATATGCTTTGTTCTTTTCACTTTTCACCCTATCTGTAGTCAGGCAGCGCTGCTGCCAGTAGCCCACCAACCACACCAACCATCATCCCTGTAGCCAGTATCCACCCAAACGCGTCGGTTCCAAACTTAGCCCCACCGCAGAATGCCACCGCTACCGAGCACATCACCAAACCAAAGAATACTGCCAAAAACATCATGATTCGAATTTTCATGCAACACCCGAACTTATGCCAAAAGCGGCCATGCCAAGAGGTAATCCCAGAGTACAACCAACTACGACGGATGTCTGTGTGTACTCACCAAAGCCGGGTGTTCCGAATACTTCCCCCGCGCTGATGCCAACATAGTAGCCAAGTGCGACGGATATTGCAAGAACAATAAAGAACACCGAGGCACTGATTGCTGCTGGGACGATCAAGTCACGCATATGCTGTTTCCTTTTCTGTTTTACGCCATTTGTAAGCGCCATACACAGAGTTTAACAGGAATGTTACCCACATTGCAAGGTTTGCTGCTCCAGCACCCTGGTGATGCAGTGTCAGGTTAACCCACATACCTACAGCCACGATGTTCACGATGATCCACACGTACCACTGTTCAGACAATCGAACAACCATCATCCACGTTGCAAGAACCGACAGGATAGCCGTTGCTGCATCAGGACCAGGTAAGGAACCTTTAAGCTCTTTGATGAACAGGGCGTAACACACAATGGCTGCTGCTGTGGCAAGACCCACCAACCAACGTTGTTTCGTCGTCAGATAGCGCTTGATAACGTCTGCACGTTCACCATCAGCAGAAACATTCAGCTTACGCGCCCAGATAATACCACCAATGACCTGCATCGGGGTAAACAAGACGGTGTACATGATCGTTTCACCGTAGAGTTTGTACGTGAACGACACATAAGCATACAGCACTGTGGCAATGAAGCCCCAATAGTAGCTGGAAAGTTTACCTTTCGCAACCAGAATCGCACCGACGATACCTGTGACGGAGGAGATAAACTCTACCATCGTACCCCCTGTGACGATAGAGACCGTTGCAATAGATGCAGAACAGATCAGAAGCCAGAGGTATTCGAGATTTGTCCAACCATAGAAGTCGGTCCACGCTGTCTTAATGTACAGATTTGTATTCATTTTATTCTCCCTGGTGATTGTTTACCGCGACCATGAGTTCTTCAACAGAAACTTCAAATCGCGCTATTGGTTGACCAGTTATCTTTGTGCCTACTAAGCGATAACCGCCATTATCATCAGCAATTACAAGAGAATTGCCGCCAGCAATATTCTTATACACCTCGATGTAGGTGTGATCTTTTTTAAGACTCATGATGTCTCCTGTGCCTAAGTTATAAGGTTACTTGCTCTAACGTTAAAGAGGTTAACCCATATTTTTCTGGTTGTCCAGAAAATTCTTCTTCTGTGTAAGAAAAAGACCAAGAACTACCGCGGGCATCGAACATATCGAACCGTGCAGTGTTCATGTCCGGTGCTTCGATGCAGACGTAGAAGTTGCCGAGGGACATACCATCCTTCGTCTGCTGATTCATTCCGAAGGTGAAGTAGTATTTATGCATGTCATCCCCTACTGGAAACGTTTGATAGTTCTTGCAACCTTATTATAGATTGCAAATGCATGACCATCTGTTTTTGCTGCATCGTTAAGGTACGGAAGAGAAAGCTCTAGAAGCTCCAACATTTCCGGCGATGCTGCAATAAGCCTCGCGTTGGCACGAGTCTCCTCGTACCCGACAAGACAACACTTTGCGATCTTTATTTCGTGCAGGATACCAGTGCCGACCTCTGTTCCATCATTTGACCAGGGACCCGGTGTGTGTTTAGACATTTTGACTCCTTTGTTTAGCCCATTCGATTGCCGCAAGTATCACATCACAGTGACACCTCTTTGGTGAACAGAAGCATACCAGATCTTTTCCGTCCAGGTCAATCAATTCTTTAAAGTGACCACCCTTCTCATGAAGTTTTTTCCACAACCACTGGCGATACTGTTCGATCACTTCATCACGGTTGGACCCGTCTTTGTTCAACGGGAAAGGATTAGCAAGCTTGTGACCCACCAATCCGTACTTCTTCATGGTACGGCCCACATAGACCGCACCTTCAGGGATCACTTTACCAATGTGGTAAAAGTTGAGCACCTTAGCCACTGTTCTGCACCCCATTAATAATCGCAGCACCACCCTTTGTCTTTATCTCCACCGTGTATAATCCTGGCGGTAGTTCAGGGTCAATATGCACCGGATTTATCCCTGTGGGGTGTAGCCGACGATACAACTCCTGAGTCAACTCGCGAATCCAGATAACAATAGGGACTTGCAGATAAGTATCCAGCAGGTCAGAGGGGTCATCTGTCCCAGGTTCTACCAGCAACCAGTTTATAGCGTTAACAATATGCTCATCAGACATGTGGCTAATTCGCATATCAAAACCCTCCTGGGTTTTCCAGACCAGAGTCGGCTTAGTTTGTTCCATCTTTATCACCTTTCAGGTACGCCACAATCCAGTCAGCCGCCTCTTCGTACTTCTCATAGCCGAAGAATTTACGACGATTGAAATAGGTATCATCCGTGGGGATGTTGGTTTGGAAATTGAAGTCGCGTGTTGACCCATAGTACACGGTGATCTGGTCACTGTTACGGCATTCCGAAAATGACACTTGGCGACAATTATCTTGTCCACCTGAGTAGTCCAACTTCATGATAGAGAAGCCCTGCTCACGGCAGTTCGCATAGGCCTGGAGACCTTGGCCTAAATCTGGAGCTTTTTCCAGGACGACCTTCAAGACACCAAAAGCCTGCTTCATGCTTGAGTTTGTCACGTTCATCTTATTCCCCATTGATATTCAGCAATTTACGGACAGATTCTTCGGCTTTCTGAGTACGTTCTTTGTAATCACTGCCGGAGATAACCACCACCCTGCTTGTATCGTAAGATGCCCTGATCATTGTGTCAAGCAAAGAATGTGTTTCTTTACGCTTTTCTGGTGTATCCTGCAAGCGAAGAGGATCAGCAACCCACGGAACCTCTGGTGTGAGGAACAGGAACAGGTCATAGAAGTTGTAGCTCTCTTCACGACTCAGTGTACGGAACAACAGATCTGAGTAGTCGATCTTGTCGGCACAAATACCAGAGAAATGAGTGATCAGGTTTGTGGTGTCAGAGAACATAACCCCACGATCACCCCAGCCAGCCAATTCCATCTCCTTCAGGCGGTGCTCCATAGCGATACGCAGGTAGTCTTCACGAGACATAGCGAACTCGCTGGAGTGGTATTCCCGCTCACAGATAAGCCTTCCGATCTCCGGAATCCAGCCAGCATTAAAGGTACGGGCCAAGTGCTGTGTCAGGGTGGTTTTACCCGTGCTCTCAACACCGACAATGGCAACCTTTTTCATGAAGCGTTTACGTGCAGGCCACGCCAGGTTGTAGAAGTTGTTGTACGGATCGTTACGGATCATTGTGGCAGAGATAGGCACTTCTTTACGCTCTGCGTCGATCACAACGTGCTTCGCTTCAGGGAAGAACTCGTTGAAGTAAGACTCATACTCCGGCTCTGAAGAGAAAGCAAAGTCGTATTTGACGAACGGTTGTTTTTCGCGGATCAGTTTTGCATAGGCAGCGCCACCTTCCGGATAACCTGGGATGTTCGACTCATCAACGTAATCTACCTTCACGTTGTCAAGTCCCTCATCGGCAATGACATCCAGCAGGTCACGATAACGGTCAGCAAGCCCCAGCTTTGGACGAATCCACTCTGGTTGTGCGTCAACGAATTTCTGGTCATAGGACAGGAACAGATACAGAGCACTAACCTGCTGTGCTGCCTGACGAATAAAGGCAATATGCCCGTTGGTCAGTGGTGCAAACTTACCGAAGATAAGGCCGCGAGTAATGGTCATGTTATTGATCCTTCTGACATTTGTAGACTTGCGATACGCGGGTCACCGACTTTTTGGTTGGGTTGATAGATGACCCCTGATACCAGCGAGACTCCTCGCTCAGGATATTCCCCACCTGTGCATCCTTTTTTGGAATCACTGTGTCGATGCAGGTCTCACCCATACTGTCCTTCATATGGGACCAGATGCTGAGGGAGAAGCGTTCGATTTTATTGCACACCTCAACCTTGCACATCGGCTCAGTTTGGAAATCATCATCTTCTGCATGAGCACCCGCAACAAAGGCCATAGTCAGTAGAGCAATCGTTAATTTTTTCATTTGAATCTCCTCTTGAGATTATTTAATCAAGGTTTAGTAGCGAGACCACTTCACGCGACCACCGTCGCAGATCAGTTTGTTCTCAACGACAACACCGTCTGCACTGTTTGCGAGGCGTTGTTCACCGTTAGGCTTACAATTATGGGTGACGGTATCTGTGATGTCAACAACAATAAACACTGCAACCACAATTATCCCGACAATCACCAAAGGTTTTATCCAAGGCATAAATCCACGCATTCTCTTCTCCTTACCAGTTAGACGCATCAACAATCATCCCGCCAAAAATAAGCAGGAAGAATTCAAGCATGAACATGCCAAGACCACCACCAAGGATATCGTTAGTTTGTTGTTGGTAGTCTGCTGTGTAGGCAAGACCTAATGTTGTAAGCATAGTCAGGGCCATAAGGCCTAACACTGCATAAATAAAATGTGAAAGCTTCATATCATCTCCGGAGTATTTAACTCCCATAACAATAAAGCCCCTCAACCGTGAAGTCAAGGGGCTTTTCAATTATTTTTTGAGGTTTTCGATATACTCTGAAACTCCAGAGATCATCTTAAAGAGGACCTCTTCCTCATCTGTCAAGGCACGGATATCCTCATCCTCACCAACATTGTTGTGGTAGTTCCAGTCGGCATCCACATGGACAAGAACCAGTTTACCATCGTATCGTCCATATCCCTTACGAACTGTACGGCTACCAGTAAATTTCGGTTCTAGACTATGTAAGAATTTGTGCAAAAGTTTTTCCTGAAGCGCTTTCGCCAGATAATCTATTTCCCGACTATACACAACAGTCTTGATTGCATCACCCCCCAGTTCCACATCCACGGTTTGCACCGTGGTCTGAGTGCCTTTTACCTTCATGCCTTATCTCCGAGCAGGCTTGGAGGAACAGGAAGATCCTGCCAGTGAGTTACGCCGTCAATGTTATCCAAATAATCACCATCGTCCCAGCGTCCATCCTCCGAGAGGAAGGCAATCCACATACCCTCACCTCTGGCAACTAAAACCAATTTACCTACCTGAGGCAGGGCATCTTTGCATGAAATCCAATCAGTTAACATAATTTTCTCCTCTAGGGGCCGAAGCCCCGTTGAATTAGTGGCATTCAGCCCAGTTCTTACCAGTCAGGTAAGCGCCCGTGATATGAACCGGAGAACCCATCATCTTAGCGGCTTTCTCGACACATTTCACAACCATCTCACCAACAGGGCAATACTGGATCTGAATCTTACCATCTTCACCAAAGATACCTTCGTAAACCGTGTTACCCTCAGCATCTTTGACTTTATCGCCATTCTCATCCTTGACCGCTTTTCTCCACTCGTGACCGTCGAATACACGGCCTTTTGCTTCCCACTCTTTGACAAAGGCGGTAGCCTCTTCAAGAGTGTCGAACTTCCATTTCTTCAGGTACTTTTCTGGAACCTGAAGCTGGTATTCATCGTGATAGTAGATGAGGCGGCGAACATCATCATCGTACCAACCACGTTTGATTAGTTCCCAGTGAAGCAGGATACCAACCAAGTCGAACAGGGAAGCACCACCATTCTGCTGGTAAGCATTCAGGAGTGAGTGCTTGGAGCGAGTCCAGATCTTACGTCCATCTAAGCCAGGGATATAACGTTTCCCGGTAGCTTCCCAGAAGTTTTCAAGCCATTCCTTACGACCCTTCAACCCAAAGTTGCTATCCCAGAAAGCGTCAATTACCGCCTGTGCTTTATCGAGGGAGATGTTAAGCATAGCAGCAATCTTTGCTGCCTGAGCACCATACATGATCCCGTATGTAACACCCTTACCACCGTTACGAGTAACGAGCGTTCCTGATGCTTTGGTGTATGCCTCTGCGTTTCGTGCGTGAGCATCTCCGCTCTCCATTATACGCAAATATTCGCCGCCGTCAAACTGATATGCACCCCATGCGGCGACCATCCCTTCGAGGTTAGAACCATCAATACCAACCTGGTAATAACCCTTTGTTACTCCCCAAAGTCCACGCATCTCTTTACCCAACAACACCTTCGGATCTGGTTTAGGCATGTTTGCACAAATGGTATGCTTGCATCGCCCGGTGTTGGTGATACCAGAGAATCGTGCAGGAAGTTTACCATCAATCGCCAGGCGAGGGTGGTTCAACAACCCGGTATCGTTCTTATCCTCGTCAATCGGGTCGAGAACAGAGCGACGGTTACGCAATGACAGCCACTTAACAATCTGTTTAGCCAAGTGAACATCAATACGTTCGAGGTTCGGACACAGCTTGCCGAAGTTATCCTTCAACTGCGGTGATGTTGGGAGCATACGCGCCTTGCGTCTGAACTTCTTAAAGACCTCCGCATACCCTTTCTCTGAGGCATGTCGATGATCAAACTTCCTTTCGGAGATATTGAACTTCTCATCCGAGTTGTTTAAGTGCTCTATAATCAGAGACTTATACTCAGACTCGCCCAATTCCTCAATGTACTTCCTGACCAAATCATCGATCTCAGGGTCAGTACGCGCCTTCTTGAACTGGTCTTTTGTAACATCCTTGACACGCCACAAGGTAGGCTTCCAGTCAGCATCGCGGATCAGGTATTTCTTGATGTCGTCCTGGTTCGAAATCTTCATCGGAACCATTAGGTCAGGCATCTTTCCGTTACGTAAATCCTCCTTGGCCTTCTCCATCAGGTCTGGAGGCAGAGGAACCAAGGTGTTTTCTTTCTGACGTTGTTCCCGGATGTAGTCACCAAACATAGCCGGATCTTCAATACCATTCTGAATGCAGTATCGTTCCCCTGCTGCACTCACCTCACCATTACCCTTAAATGCGGTTTTTGGTGGACCCTTGAATTCCAGTGCCTCACGATTGACCGGATAGCCAAGCTTGTACTGAAGCCAGTTCCACCCGTGGTGGGAAATATTCCCTGCCCCGTCGAACGGATTAGCCGGGAACTTAGGCTGTTGAGATTTCGTCATCTCTTTCAGTGGCAACAGCGGCTCAACCTCTTCCTCAATCTCCTTCATCATCACATCAATGCGATCACGAAGTTTCTCAGCCCCATGCTTGTTGAACGGTACACCCTGGATTTCTTGCTCAATCATCAGGTAGTCAGTAAGCATACGACGACGAAGAGCATTTTTCCAGTTAATCTGACGAAGACCTTCTGGCTTGTCTGTATACATGAACTGCTTGTCATCAGGCCAACGAGCACCAGTGGATTCATCGATCAATGCTTTCCACGTTAGTTCGTTGATCAGTACGTCTTCCCACACACGGTTAACGTATTCCCAGAGCGGTTGGTTACGCCAATCGTCAATCTGCACCTTCTTGTTGGCTACACGATAGCCCCATGCCATAAGGCCGTGAGGACCCACTCGGTCCCTTTTCCCAGTGACCGGGTTAAGTACAGAGTCCGGGCAACCATTAGGCAGTGGACGGTCTGGATAAAGAACACGACTCATTGATAAGGTGTCGTATAGGTTCACCTGGGCATCCCCAATTGTACCAAGACACTTAGGGTCTTTGAACATATCATATTCAATACCAGACAGCTTCTTCCAGAGGCGCAGGTCGTAACCAAACAGATTGTGACACGCAATGCCACGGCAAGTTTTCAGGAACGCCTCAAGCTCATCATATGAGCGGATCTTGAGATTGGCTTCCGTCTTGCTCTTCGCGAAAGTTACTGCACTCTCATACTCTGGGTGTGCTGGATCTAAAAACAGATTCCAGTTGTTAACACCGTATTCCTTCAAAAGGGTACAGTGGTACTTAGTTACTTCATCTAACAGACCATCGGCTTCGTTGTCCGTTATAAACAAACCTTTCATGTTCCTCCTATGCAAGGTGGGCTTGACTGTATCGTCGCCCACCTATCAGTTGGTCGAATGGATTAGAACGGGGTATCGTTATCAAAGTCCTGTGGATTAGGAAGTTGAACAGGAGCCTCAGCGACAGGTGCTGGTACATTGACCTTACCTACCGGGGTCTCAAGTTGCAGAGATTGAATCATACCCTCAGGGCGAAGCATAACCGCACCATCAAGTTTAAACATCCCATCTTCCCATACCCAACCAGACGCATCAGTGAATTGTCCGTTTTCGTCCATGATCATAGTGTCTGCGACACCAAGTTTTTTGTGTGGGCGGTTCTTCATTACAACCACACGCACACGTCCACGAGAGCGGTCTGGAAGTTCTTCTGGTTCAACACCCAATACAATCCAGGATAGCTGTTCCAGTGCGGCAGAACCACGGAGATCTTCTTTACGTACAGGATACCAGAAAGGCAACATGTTGCCGTCTTTGTCCTTCGGTAGTTGAAGTTCTTTACGCTTCATGTGACTAATGCTGAGAATGAACACATCGTACTGCTTACAGAATGCAGCAAGCTCGGTCATGATGTTGTCCAGATCTCGACGTTCGTTATCTGACTTAAGACCAGAAATCACCATGCTCAGGTGGTCGAGGATAATCCACTTACAACCATCAAGGAATACCATCTGCTTCAACTTCTGGATCAATTGATCCGTAGGGATGGAGCCGAAGTGATCGAAGATCTTGATCTTATCTTCCTTGATCCAGCGTTGGTGAATCTCAAGGTGCTGCTCTTCAGTCAAGAACTGCTCAGGGTCTGCAACGAATGCTTTCGGGTCAACCTTCAACTCTTCAGCATACAAGCTGTTAACAGACTCTTCCTCATCCTCTTCCAGACGAATGATCGCAACCTTCTCATGCTCCGTCCAACCATCAAGACGAGGAATGCTCATATCGCGAAGGTAGTTAACGATAGCATACTCGATCTTACGGGAGATGGTTGACTTACCACCACCAGAAGGACCTGTCAGAGTCCACAACTCCCCGGTACGAGGACCTTTGGTTAGCTCGTAAAGACGAGGCATACCCGGCAATGGAACACCATCTTTCTTCTTCTTACGAAGATTTTCGATGGTAATGTTGCTCAGGCTGATCAGCTTGTCAGGGACATAGCGGTCTTCTGCCTTGGAGAACATGTTCCAGATTTCACGTCCCTTCCCAGCATCATACATGTCACGGACATCTTTGACACCAGAGGGGTCGTTACGCTCGTTAGGGTAACGGGCTACGAAGATGTTGTCTGTCAGCAGAAACGCCGCTACATCATCTGTTGCTTCCTTACCTTTCTTGACCTTACGTTCCTTCTCAAGAGCCGTCGCTTCGTCGTTATCGAAACCGAGAACAACCTTTTCATATCCACGGATGAACTTCTCGTTGTTGGCAAATGTATCCACTGCGTTAGCTGTACCACAGTTTAATCCGACAAACGGCAATGTCGGAACACCTGCAACTTCTTCACCATTCTGGATAGAGGTGATCCCTTTCAGAACGCTTGTAGCCCAATCCTTAACACCCTTCGGTGCATTAGGGCTTGCTTGCAGAGCCTTTACAAACTCAAAACCTGCCTGCCAGCCAGCGGTAACATCCCCTTCACCCTCTACGACAAAGATCTGCTTACGACCTGCGCCCATAGCGGCTTCATGTTGACCAAAGAACTGGGAGGCGGCTTTTACCGTTCCCACCACAGAGAAGTGACCTTTCTTCTCTTTTGGCAAAGTCCAGTCACGTTTTTTGTATCCCGTGAGCTTACCGTACTTGTCATAATATGGCAAATAGGTTGCGGTGATCGTTACACCGTCGCTTGGGGACACAGACGAACGGATCTTAAAATATTTTGCTGCGTCGAGAGAGAGACTCATTTCAGGAACTGGCAGAATGCGGGTGCCATTGACTACAGATTCCAGGGTCTCTTCTTCACGTTGCTGATAACTCACTCTTCCTCCACGATTGCCTTTACTTCCAAAATTCTGTGCTTTCGGGTTCTCCTGTCCACCTTGTCGGTAAGCAGCCCAATCCGGACCATTTCCCATCATCTCTCCTTAGAATGGCTTAACTACAACAGCAACATACCAATTACCGTCAACGGTGATCCCACCACTAATGTGGTAACCCTTTTCAAAATAGGCATTCAGCCGATCTTCAAGATCCTTGATGTCACGGCACTGAAGGATTTGTACATTTTTCAACTACCCTCCTACTTATTTTCTTGATAGAAAGCCTCTGCGAAACCACGAGGCGTACAGCTACGGATGTTTTTAGTCTGGATAGACTTGCCACCACACTTTCTCCATCCGGGATTATCTTTGTGCAATTCCTTCACAGGAAGCTTTGTAGGCTGTTTTGCACCATTACCCATCCAAATGCATGTCTTCTTGTTGTACGCGTCCTGTGGAGGGTATACATGCGGATATAAAGGGTGTACGTCATCGGGAGGAAGATACCCGCCGTAATCCTTTGGATCAAACATGTAATCTGGTTTGCGATACATCGAGGAAAGAACACCTACTGGGTTCTCAAAAGCCCAAGGAACGCCGCATTCATTACCCAATTTCTCTACAAGCAGGCATAACTCCATTGCTTCCTTCTGGAAGTTTGGGTTAGCGGCGCGTTTTTTAGCCCAATGTCTTGAACCTGCATTGGTTAGGTGAGTACACTCTGGGAAGCCAAAGACGAGGTGAACACCTTCACCAACCATCTCTGCGATCTCTGATGCCTGCTCGTTGGTTTTGTCGTGGAAGAACCACATACCAACCTTAACCAGGTTACCCTCTCGGTGAATGCCGGGGGAATGTTGACCATCAAAAGTCCAGACTTCATAGCCAGCCCTTAACCAGGGCTGTGCCATTACCGAGGTGTAATCATAAAGAATTATGATCTTCTTTGTCAATCAACCTCCATCAATGAAGAACATTACCGCTGTTTACAGGAACAACAGCGCCGTTCTCAAGCTTGTATTTCTGCTGAGGTGATCGGGTTTGATGATCCGTTTCACCACCAATCAACATGTTGATATTGTGCGTGGTTCGCACCAGGGTGTAGTTCAAATACCCATCAGCTTCGTGCTGTGATGCAATGGTGAAACCCTCGTCCAGTAGATCAGCCAGTTCAGCTTCGATATCTGCCTTCTCCCGTTCGCTGATTTTGAATTCAACAAGACGGACGGTATTCTTTCCAGCCATTAAAAGCTCTCCTCTCGTTCGAAACAACCTTCAATTTCTGCATTACGCAGATGTTCACGTAGGTGATGGTACAGGACATTATTTGGAATGTCAACGTAGATCTGGGAGTTGCTTTTGAATACAGCATAATACTCTAACTCCTGAAAACCATTATAGTCCCAGTCGCTCTCTTTACTGTAGAAGTCTGGCTTCTGAACAGTATAAAGTGCTTCAACCACCACCGCGCCCTGATCAGGATGGTCGTATTCAAATTCAATCTCTACCTTCTGCGGTTTAATCATATTGCCATCTCCAGATCAGACTTCAGTTGTTCATTCTCTTCGATCAATGCCTTGATGAAGTAAATCATGTGAGTTGCTGCACTGTTGCAGCCATTACGGTTAAGCTCATCGCTTACACGGTCTTTAACCTCTTTACCGTAACCATCAAGCCCATCTTTCACATAAGAGCTAACAGACTTCCACGCATTGCTTTGGCTGACACGAGAATCTAACTCCTTCAGCAGGCGAAGAATGTTCTCAGGACAAGCTGTGGCGATGTATGTTGCATCAACATCGTTATTCCACTGAGACAGGTTTCCTGTGCTCGCATGGCGTACCGCTGGACCCATGTTCGGGTCGGTAATGAAGACAGTCTCCATGTTTTTATCGTCGGAGAACGCCACCATAGAATGACCGTGAGAGTCGATCCACCACTGTCCCTGAGTTGCATCCTTTGCGAGGCGCTCCAAGTCTTCGCGGAGCTTCTCAATTGAACGTTCTTTATGCATTTTCAGCACCCTCGTAACGGGACATTGTTAACTGCGTGATGCCAAGAGCAACAGGCTCGGTAGTATCTACCACAAAGGTAACTGTCAGGTCTTCTGTAGATTTAGAATCACTCAGATCGACAACGATAAAGTCACCAACTTCCGGCGCGTCAGCCCCCATGTCGAGGAAAACAACTGCCTCAGCATACTCACCATCCCCGATCACACGAAGGGTGATGTCATTACCAGGACCACGGGTGGTGAAGTCATATACACGAACACCCTGAGGGGATTCATCCTCTTTGGCAAATAGCCAATTAAACAGCTTTTTCAGCATTCTTCCGCTCCTTCAATTCATTCTCGATATCATTCAAACGATTCCATGCCTCAAGCTCTGCTTGCTGCATCTCGTCGTGATAGTCACGAGCCACATCACGCAGCTTTAGTAGTTTCTCTGTGGAAACCTTGCTCAGGTCAGTAAAGTCTTCAACCTGCATTTTATTCTCCTTCTTTGTTTACAAGACCATCGTCGAATGGAATACCGAAGTATTCATTGCTGAGGTCATCGCAGAATTCTACCCATTTCTTCTGGGATTTAATACCGCTTCCATCGTTGCCCCATTTCTTATCGCGCTGGATAGCAACCTGCTGGACAATGCGGTTAGTCAAGGCAAACGCCATACGATTGCTCATACGACGAAGTGGATTACCACGATAATCACCAGCGTTGTGCATATGCACTGCATCTTCCAGAGAGATGTTCACCGGGAGAGAGGTGATATCGTTGTTGAATGCACGGACGTAACCAAAGCGACCATCAGTGATGTTTGGATACTCAGGCAGTCGGCGCGGAACGTAACCAAAGGCAGACATCATCTCGTCAAGAGAGGCCATTTGGATATGAACGGTGTCCATTGCCTTTTCTGCCCGAAGACCGGACATTGAGTTCCAGTCGTCGATTTCCTTACGGAATTTTTTAGCTAACTCTAAACGAGAAAATGATGCCATGATTTTATCTCCTATTTACCAGGGAAAGTTCTTTCGTAGAAGTCTACAATACGTTGGTCAACAATGATATCTTTTTCTTTGACCTTACGCAATAGCCTCAAACCGTTTGCTGTTGTCGCACGACTGAATGCAACGTATGCCATTCCGGGTGCGAAAGCGCCATACCCAAAGTCTATATTAAGTAGCGGCAATGTCAAGCCCTGAGCCTTATGAATTGTCACAGCCCATCCCAAACGGATAGGAAGAGCACGATACTCACCAATAGTGATCTTCTCTAACTCTTCAGTGACAGTCCCATCAGGATTACGAACCTTGATGGGGTTGTATTCAACATTCTCCCATACATGCGGTTCAACATCAACAACTTTACCACATTCAAGACGGACTTTGATTCCCTCTTTCCCAAGTTCGATTACCTCACCGCGAGAACCATTGACATACTCTGGTTCTTCAAACCCCTTCGGGTCATTCACAGTGATCATCACCTTAGCACCTTCCTTGAGATACAACTCCTCAGGTACAGGTTTTTGGGTAAAGTCACCATTCTTTTTCGCAGTGTAAAGGACCGGGAGGCCGGGAATTTCTTCAAAGCGCTTCCTGTTGACCTTTTCTGCTGCCGCATTCGTAGACGTAATTGTGATTGCATCGGGTATTGCCTCACCACCACGATAGCAGACACCGTTCAGTTCTCTTACGATCTCCGGAATACGCTGACCACGACGAAGGAGGTTCAGAATATCTGAAAAGCGACGGCTGTTCTGACGATAAATCTTCTCAAGAAGCACCGGGTAAGGATTAAGTTCTTGCCAGGTATCAGAGAAACAACACAATTCCGTTGGGTGGAACTGGAAGTACATCTCTTTCTCTGTCTCTGTGAGTACAGGCGGGTTCTGGAAGAAGTCACCAAACATGCAGATCTGCAAACCACCGAAGGGTTTGTTTGGCTGTCTACGTGCAGCACGGCACTTCATATCCATTTCCCACAGCTTGTCAGCACGGAACATACTGATCTCATCAATGATGATGATCTTTAATGCTTTGCTTTTCAACAGTCTTTTTACTTTTGGCTTGAGTTCTTCAGCATCTTTCTGAGTAGCGACACCCATTGATAATCTAAACGCACGGTGAGCCGTCATCCCATCCACGTTAATGGCAGCAGCCCCCGTGGGGGCTACAGTTAGAACGGAACCAGCGTAAAGAGATTGGATGGTCTTAATGGTGTAGCTTTTGCCACTACCTCCGGGACCCGTAACGAATACGTTGTCACCGGACATGATAGCACCAAGGGCTGCTTCAACGCCCACACCAAAATCAGACATCAATCCTCCTTAGTTTCTTCTTCCAGATAGATTTGCTCCAGGATTTCACCTGCTGCACCGATTACCAGAATATCCGGTGCGCCTACTGGCTTGTCAACCCCCGTAAGCACTTCATAGCGACAGCAACGGCACTTCTGCTGGTTGTAGTCGTAAGGGACGCTAACCACGTCTGCCGGGTTAACAGCAACCTCGATCAGGCTATTACCACCAAACCCACCTGCATATTCCAAAGAGGCAATGTGCAGGCCCTGGCTACAAGAGACACTTGGATTATCTTCAACCATGTTTCGTGGCATAGAAATAATCTGGCCTTTGTAGTTTGGAACCTTCTTGGTTCGGGTATCACGAGGACCATCACCTGTGTTGGTGATCTTCTTATACGCCTTAACGTCACCATTTTCAAGGATCTCAAGGTCGTTGTGCTGAATAAAGTCATACAGCATCTGCACAGAAGCGTAGGACGGGTTGTGCATCAGCTTTTGCATGAACTTAACGTATCGCTCATCGAAAGTGCCATTTTCGATATCATTCAGGATACGTTTTGCAAGAGTTGTCTCCTGCTTCTGTCCGTGCCAGTACAGAATTCCGTCCAGTAGTTTCAGATCAGGTCCGAGATCAACAACCTTCTCTGCTTTAGCTTCCTTACCTGCCTCGATCAGGGCGATAGCACCATCAATGTCGCCCTCAATCAGTAGGAGACCGACATCCGGGAAGATCTCGTTGTCACGGTTGATCGTGTGCTGAGTACCATCAGGCATAGAGATGCAGACATTACCGGGGGTCATGATAACCACAGGATCTTTCTTCTCAACAGTCTCTTCGTCGAAGTACGTCTTTGGTTCGGACTCTTCAACAACCACAGTCACAGGGACCTTGCGTGGTTCAGGCAACAGTGTGACAGTGGCTTCGATATGCAGGTCGGTAACCTCAAAAGTCACTTCCCAACGCTTACCTTGCTTACCAAGATCTTTAACCGCACCGTAGTTTACCCCGCGAGGACCCTGAGCATGATCGATAATCTTTGCATTCTTTTTGCCCCTTGCAAAGTCACGGGCTTCACCACGACTCGCAAAGAACATAGAAGACTGAGCAGGAACGGCTTCAGAGGTGAAGCTCATGTCAACCTCAGGGGGCTTTGAAGCCCCTTGGCTGTCTTTTGGAACAACCATCCAACGACCAGTTGCCAGTACCGCCGGGGATACCCCGCGATCCACAACCTTCATGCCATTTTCTGCTGCAAACTTACGGGCAGCGCTGCGCGATACAAATAGTTGGCTCATTTAGTTTCTCCTTTGCTATCAATAAGTTGTCGATACTCAATCATCTCTGGTGTGTTGAAGTGTTTAAGGTCAACATACTTGAGTAAAGGATATCGAGATTTTTTAATCTCCAGAAGTTTTCTGCCAATACGCATACGGGCATTGACAAGTCGTTTCGCCTTCCGGTCAAGCTCGTAATACCCTTCAACGTTAGAAAGGGAGTACGACATATTAACCTTTGGCTTGTATTCTGGATCACTTACAACCTTAACACCAAAGATTCCAAGCTCTTTCACCAATTGGCGATATGTTGAAGAGCAGTTGGTGTACTGGTTCAGATGATATTCCATGAGGTTTGTTTTTGCAAGCTCATACAAATCATCGCGACCAATGATACGGGTCTCATCCGGTAGCCAGCCTGAGCGATTCAATGGTACAATGTACAGTTTTCCAGTGATTCCAAGCTCTTTCAGGAAAGTATCAGACTGAGTACGTCTACGGGTTAACCCATCAACATTACCAAGCGCACACTCGCCTTTAACCTGACCACCACTATAGATCATAGCGGCATCTATATCGTCAAAATCTGCACGAGAAATCCTTGTTTTTTGGACTGAACCGTCTTGTTCGATAATCCAAACAGCGTGACCAGGCTCATACAGACTGTAGCCACCATACTTCTTCTCACCCTTAACAACAGGCCGCTTTTCTAGCTCGGAAAGCTTGAATACCATCCCAACAAAGAACGGATCGTTGAGAATATCTAAGGCCTCAGGACATTCTGTGACGTAGACGCGTTTGAAACGCTTCTCAGAGAGCCAGTTACATTTGGTGCGAATGCACTTATCGTCATCGTTATAAACCAACGGAGAGCCGTTCATCAGATCTGAATAGCTATATTCTCGTTTTGTCTCGCGACGAGTGCCTTTTTCACCATAGGACACGCAGTTTTCAATTTTGAATGCCCCAAGATGATCTTTAAACTTATCCGCAATGAAGCCTGAGCCGTATCGGTTGGCGAAGTAACCACCGACACGTTTCATATACTCCTGCACTTCGTTCAGCGTCGGGAGTTTCTTAAGCTCCTCAACAACTTCACTACCGCGCTTTTCAATAGCATCGGTGACGAATTTCTCCAGACGGTCACGGAAACCACGGTCATTCTTCCCTTCAATTGTCCACTCACGACCTGGGTTAACATCACAGTCGCCAATAGGAATGGAAACCATCATCATCGGCCAGGATTTATTGCTTGACAGGAAGTTTGACAGATAAGGCTGTTGCCCCATCACCACAACACTGTCTGAGTTCTTGGACACAGAACCGTACATCTCCAGCATCCATCCGGTGTCTTTATCTTCATAACGGTACTGCACCGGGTAAGTGCGGTCGTTAATTTCTGAAGTCACGAACGGATCATTGATCTCATACGGGAACTTCGCATAACGCAAGCACTTGACAATAGCTTGACGGTACTTTGAAGTCTCAGAAGGATCTACGTTGAATTTGATTTCAACGCCATTTTCCTCTTCAGTTTTAGACTCGTGCAGAGGAACAACCTCTGGGATGCCCTCGTTCTTATGGACTGAGTACACGGTCTTAATGCCGTCTTTAATAGACGTGACCGTAAACATGTCTGTCACAGTAAACGGAGCCTTAGATCCGATACCCTTAGCACCGATCAGTTCGTTGGACTCACGTTTGGTGGAAGACCCCAACATCATAAATGTCTGGGTTACCATGTTGAAATCCATACCCAACCCACTGTCACGGACTGAGTACCAAGGTTCCAGGTCGGTTGGAGAGTGGATGATAATCGCCTTTTCACGGCATCCAGCCTCTGTGTGTGAGTCTACAGCGTTGAACAGGGGTTCACGCACTGCCGCCAGAACTTTATCGTTATAAATACCGTCGATAAGAATGCTGAATGTCTCAGCATTAATTGCGATCCCCGCCTGGTAACGTTGTACGCTACCAGATACCTGGACCTTTTCTTCGGCACGTTGGATTATCAT